TTATTTTATTATTTTATTATTTTATTATTTTATTATTTTATTATTTTATTATTTTATTATTTTATTATTTTATTATTTTATTATTTTATTATTTTATTATTTTATTTTTTCATTCAACAAAAGTCTTTCAATAAAAGCAGTTTCATCATTTTTATGCATCAAATATAAGTTTATTATCTCAGCAGGAGAATAAAAGTATGGTGTTACCTTATTTAATAAATTTGCATCAATTGGTTTTTCATACAAATGTTCATACATTTCTTCAATAATTTTATGTGAGGCATCTCTCATTTCAATAGATATATCTATTCTTCCTGGTCGTGTAATGGCTGGGTCTAAGTCACCATAATGATTACTACTAATAACTAAAATTCTTCCAACGGTTTCCTCTAATCCATCCCATAAATTTAGTATGTCATCAAGTGTGATTGGTTCGTCATCATTTGGTTTCATCATTACAGTAGATACTAAAGATTTTTCATTTAATTTTTCGTTGTCCATTATTGTTTTAATCAACTCACCAACATTTGTTTTTTCAGTAATATTATCGTAATTTATTTTTGGTATGTTTTTTTTCTTAGACCGGTCTAGTACGATATCGCCTTGCGCATCAATATCTTCTATTACGATTATTTTTTTATCAAACCCTATGTTTTTTTTTTTATTATTTTCATTATATTTTTCTTCATAAAAAAATTCTTGCAATTGCCTTCTTGTTTTAATTAATTTTAATGATAATATAATAATATGACGATTTGTAAATTCTGCCAAGCTTTTTATAAAAGAGGTTTTTCCTGTTCCAGGTGGTCCGTGTAAGCCAAATCCAAGTGTATATGGAATTCCTTTTTTATAATACCACTCTGTATTGTTTAAAAAAAACTTTAATTTTTCAATTACATCATTTTTCTGTTCAAAAAACATATTATCAAAATTACGAGTTGTTTTAAATATGCTTTCTTTCCAACACTCGGATTTACTTTCTTCAAATTTTGTTTTTACTAGTGTGTATATATATTGCTTATTGTTTCTGTTTTTTTCAATATTATTCAAGTATTCTTCAGTTATTGTATCAATATATTTTTTCATTTTAGATAATGAACATTCATATGAATATAAAATGATTTCAATATTTTCTATTTTGGATGTACTCTTATCTTTTTCACTCTTAGTTTCTTCAGAATAAATGTTTGTTGTTGCAAATATTTTAAGGTCTTTATTAAAAACAAATGGTTTTTTTTGTGATACTATAAATACTTCATTTTTATTATTCTCAATATTTTTGTTTTCATTATTTATAATTGTTAAAAAATCTTTTATTTCATAAATAGTTTCATTATTTTCAATATTATTTATTATGTTACACCAAACTGCATTAAATGAATCACCAAATGTTGAGCTTACAACGGATGCACAATTCCAATTAAGGGAAGAACATTTTTTACCGTTTAATTTAATGACATTTTTTTTTAAAAAAACATATTTTAAATTACTATAAATATCAATTTCTTGTAAATTTAAAAAAGAATTATTACAAGAAGTTGTTTCATATAAAAGTTTCGTTAAATAACTAATAAATGTTAAAATAATGGTGCTGATAATAGTATCCAAAAAAATATTGTTGGTTTTTATTTTTGAAAATAAAGACATTCTAATAGAATCATTTGATAATTTATTAATAGTTTCTATAAAAGGAAATGATATCATATTTAAATATATAAAAAATTTTTAAATACGATTTTTATAATATATATTATAAAAATTATATATAAATTTACAATACAAAATTAAAATTTACTAAAATGTGTCATAATCTTAAAAAGAAAATAATAAATAAGACCAAATAACACGCTTGTAAAAACATATCCATAAATATTTATATTTCCATCTTTAAAAAAAAGAATAGGAAAATAATTAAATAAAAATTTTTTAAAAATAGGTAATTGAAATAAAAAATATAAAATTGCAATTAATAAGGGAATTTGTATTTCATCATACAAACTATCTAAGCTATTATGTGAATCCATTTTATAGTTATATGAATTAACAATATCGTCTCTTTGTGTATTTTCATATTCTTTTATATAATCGTTATTTGATGACGGAGGAATATAATTGGGTTGAATATAAGCATCTTGCGTATATCCTTGTGTATTTTGTGGTATATCGCGAGATTGCAATTGAGTTGCTCCTGCGGAACTGGCTTGCTGTAATCCTGATATTAATTGGCTAATTGTTGATTGGTCCAAACCTAACGCATTAATATTTGGGGATTCATTTGTATTCATTTTAATTTCATTAGCAGAAAAATTGACATTTCCACTAATTCCGTTTGCAGGATTAACCGGCAATTCATTTATGTTAGTTGTATCTGTCATATAATTATTATAAAGCACAATTCTTTTTAATAATTACGCAAAATTTATTTTATTGCAAAATATTTTATTATATTTTTACAATTTTTTTATTTGAACTACATTTTGTTGATTCATTTTTAAAAGTGTAACATTTATTGTCTTGTTTATATATTTTATTTTCAATTTCATCTAAAGGGGGTGCATGAAATATAATGCAGTTTTTATCTTTACATACTGTTCTAAATAATGTTGCAAGTCCAAACCCCAATATTATTGACATTACATATTTTCCTGTTTTTGTATGAACAAATTTTGATAAATACATTTTTATAATATTATTATATTTTATTTATTTATAATAGAGTTATCTGAAGATTGAACTGGTATTGTATTTATTAAACTTTCATCAGAAGGGCACTCTACTTCTTTTGCTTTATAATAAAAACAATTGTTAGCACTATCTTTATATTGAATTTTGATGCTATTATCAGGAGTAGGATATACAATTATAGTTTTCATATCAGGACCTAAAATATAAACAAAAAATAAACCAACTGCTAAACTAATAAGAAAAACCGGAATTGAAATATACTGAAGCATGCTTTATAATAATTATAAATATTATTTTCCAGCTGTAACTTTATATATTTCATTTGTTTGAGGATTACTTGTAATTAGTTCTCCTTTAACTAATTCTATTTTATATTTTAATCTATTTGCTTCACTAGCAGCAATAGTACCATCAGGAAGTAATTTTGGATAAATTATGATTTTTGGTAATGGTGCTTCCTCTTCATATTCTTCTCCCTCTTCTCTTTTTAAATTTTCTTCCTCTTCACCTTCTCTTTGTAGATTCTTTATTTCTTCTTCCTCTTCATAATCATCTTTAATTGTGCTATCTAATTCATTTTCTATATTTTCTAGTTCATTTCTTTCCTTATCTTCTTGTTCATTATCTTCCTCTTCCTCTTCCTCTTCCTCTTCTTCTTTATCTCCATCATTTTCAACTATTTCATATGGTTCTGATTCTGATTCTGATTTAGATTTTTTTCTATTTTTCTTTGTTTGTTTTTTTGGAACTTTTATTTTAAATTCTTCTTCAGATGTAGATGTATTTTTCATAGTTTTTGAATGTGATTTTTTTTCTTTTATTTGATTACCTATTTTTAAAGAAACAACTCCATGCTCATTTGCCGCTATATCAAATTCAAAGTTATCAATTAATACAGGCAATTGCACTAAATGAAATGTATTATCATCTTTATTAAAATCAATTTCTGAAATTAAATATTTTTTGTTTCGTAATTCTTTTAATCTAGGAATTATTTCTTTTACAAACATTTCAATAGCATCATTTATAAATTGTTTATTTTGACTTTTTTCATAACTATTAATTAAAATTTTATAATTATCTATCATTAGTTGAATATCTGCTTGTAATCTATCAGTTTCTTCTTTTTTTTCTTTGTTATGAATAATATCATTAAGTATTTTTAAATAAAATTCATAATTATCAATTGTCGATGCGTATTCTTTTTTAATTTTATCAAATTTATTAATTGCTTCTGTCGATGTAATATAACCGAAAAGTAAATCATTTTTATCTATTATTATTTCCTTTTTTGTTTTTTCTATTGTTTTTTCATCATTTGCTAATTCAAATTGTAAATTAATAATATAACCTAAATTAATAACAATATTTAATGGACAAGGATTTATTTTATCCCCACATTTAGCAACAAGTTGCCTTTCTTCTTTTTCAACATGTGTATAAAACATGGAGCCTACATGCCTTCCACAATTTATACATTGGGGTTTCAATTGCATAAAATCTTTTCGTCTTTCTTTCCAACTTAAATTTTTTAATTTAATTATTTGATTTTTTTCTTTTTTGTAATTATCTTCATAAGATTGTTTTAATTTATAATATGTATTTAATGCATTTATAAACTCTTCTTTTTTTTCTGAATCGTGGTCCATTTATAATTTTATAATATAATATTCTTTTTTATTTTTTTACTATTTTTATTTTCATTGTTATATTATTGTATTTTACGATGAACAATATCATATTCTGTATCCCATTGAGGAAGTCCTGTAATTAATTCTTGTTGAGCTATTTGTTTAGCATTTTGATAATTTTTTATTTTAGTCAATATATATTGTTGTTTTTCTCTATTCTTCATTTCTTTCTCAGAAGGTGTTAATTTTCCTTTATATTTAATTATTAACAACACTCCTAAAATAATAAAAAACCCAACAAAAAGTGAAATATTAAAAACAATATTATAGTAATTATTTTTAAATTCTTGACATTGTTTTAATGTTTCATTTAAGAAACTTTTAACACCTGGTTCAATTAAAATAGGTTTAGTAAAATTATCAAAATTCATATTAATTATTACTTTTATAATATCAAAATAAATTATACCAATATCTATATTATGGACCCAACATATCTCTCGTTATTTATTTTTACAATAATCAGCATTTTATACTATTTATTTAAACCTAAATTAACAATAGATATACTTTATTCACAAGGGAATGTTCAACCGGTCCCTTATGAAAATTTAGAGCCTACGGCACCACCTGCTGATGTTTTACCACAGCCTATAAACCCAATCCAAATGATAGGAGGACAAGCGCAAGAAAACAATGAAGAATATGCAAATTATACCAAAAAAAGTTATTTATATTTAGTCATTTATGTTTTAACAGTAATTGTTTCCCAATTTTTTGTAAATGTAAGCGTAATTGTTGAAAAATGTGGTGGAAGCTTAAAAGATAATTTTGCTGCAGGTGCATTAATGACATTCATACCTTGGGTATTTATTTTTGGTTCTGTTTCACTAATACTTATTATCTTTCCTGGTTTTAAATCCGCATTTTCAAATGTTATAGGATACTTTACAGTTTCGGGACAGGCAAGTGATATTTTGAATAAGTTATTAGTAAATGCAAACATGCAAGAAGCAATAAACAGTGATAACACTACTCCAGAACAAAAAGCAAAACTACAAAAATCAGCGGAAGCAATAATTAAATTATGTGGAAATACATCTATTATGATAAATCAAATTGTTCCTGAAAACTTTAAGGATTATTGGTCTATTTTAATACCCTTAATGAAAGATGAATATCAACAAAATCAAAATTCAGCGGATTTAAAAACATTACAAGAAAATCTATTAGGTCTTGTAATAACAAGAGATAATATAGGAGAAGCGTTGTGGTATTTTTACACAGCGATATTATTAATATCAGTAGTTCAATATAATTTAACAAAACGAGGTTGTATTTCAGACCCTGAGTTGATGGTAGAAAAACACAAACAATTTGTGCAAGAGGAAGAAAATAAATTAAAACAACCAGGTAAAAATCAAATATATGCAGGAAGTTAAATTTTAAATCTAAAATAATGTTACTTTAGATAAATAAAAACGAACAAACAAATAAGATAAAATTCCCAAAACAATAGATAAAAGCCATACCGGTAATATAGTTTTATTTCTATATCCTATTCCGAAATGTCGTAAGCTGCCATCTTTATTATAAAGAAATCCAGGTTTTATTAATTGAAAAATAACAAATAAAGTAATAAAAAGAATAATACTTACTAAAATAGGATTATTTCGAATAAAAGTCGGATTCATAATTATATAAAATATAATTTATTTTATTATTATAAACAATGTTTTCAGAAATAATAACTATATTATTAGGAATATTTACAGGATTATATGCGTCATTTGTAGGGACAGCAGGGGGGGCTGCGATAATGATTTATGTACTTCAATATTTAAACATTATAAAAACCGATACAATGATTGCAGGAACAATGTTATTTGTGAGCGCAATACCAATAAGTTTGCTAGGATTAACAAATTATTTTAAACATAAAGAAATAAATTTTTATATTGGTTCATTAATAATAATCGGTTTGGCAATAGGAATATTTATTGGTTCTAAATATGCGTTTATTGTAAATGACAAATTTGGAGAGAAATACGGAGATAAAATTAAAAATACTATAACAGCTCTAATATATGCCGTATTAGCGTCACTATATTTTTATAGAACAATTAATGATTAAAACTTTTGATTAAGTTTTTGACTCATTTTTCTTTTCGGTGTCTCTAATAAAAGTGTTCAGCCATTTCATTATCATCATTTTCACCTTGATATTCACCATCCATATACTGTTCATCCATATTATCTTCATCTAAATAAGCAATATCACTTTCTTCTCTATCAATTAAATCTTCGGTTTCTTTTTCTTCCAGAAAGTCATCAAGAAACTGGGATGCATTACGGTCGGTAACACTTTTGTTTTTCATAACCTTTCTTTCGATTTGTGCCAATTCTTCCATGTAATCTCTTTCTTCATCATAATTTTCTTTAACATAACTAGTTAGTCCTTTTTGCAAACCTTTGCTCCATTCACCTAATTTATTAATTTTTAGTAAGGTATCCACATTTCTCTCTTCGTCTGTTTTATCTTTTAATCTATCTGTAAATGTATCTTTTTCTTTTTCCCTTGTTTTAAAAACCAAGTCCATAATACGGCCATATGAAAAATCTATAGTATTCTTATGGTCACTCATAATATTTAAATAACATAATATTAACTCTGCTGTTTTTTCTTTTAAATCCTTAAGATTACCAATTTGAACTGAAAGTGTTGACCTATCTAATAAACTATACCCAGTCCCAGTAAATCCTAATCTTTGTTCCATGTCTTCATCATTATCAAGAGATTGAGCATCAATAATTGCATCTTCCCTTACAGGAGCTTCTCTTACTAACATGCTTTCGTCACTTGATAATCTAATATATTCCATAATAGCTTGTAAAAAATAATTTTCAAATAACAACAAACTTGTTTTACGGTCAAAAATAGATTTTTGTATTCTGTCTTTGTATTTTATATCTGTAAAAGCAGGGGTATTTATTGATAATAATAATAATTTTTCACAATGAGGTTGAATATTTGTTAGCACATTCAACATTAATTTATTTTTATAAAATGGGCTTAAAGAATCATAATATTTAGCTACAAAACCTTTAATATCCTTAGTATGTTTTGCAGATAATCCCAAATAACTGGGAACCCAAACATTTTTATAATCTACTGAATTTAAAATTATGTTTGGGAATATTTTTAAAATATTTTGTAAATAAGTTTTGAAAAAATCAATTATATTATACAATGCATTGTCTGTAATAGATTGTTCATCATTATCATGTATGTTTACAGTGGTCGTGTCATGTATATTCAAGTCTTCCCATATAATTAATTGTTCTAAAAATTTTTTGGTTTTCTCTCTATCTTTTTTTGTTAGCTTCCCATATTTAATTAAAAAATCCATTATTTCTTTTTTTAATTCTCCATTTGAACGAGCCAAATAATTTTTTAATGACCGCATTTCTTCTGTATCTTCGTCTACTGCAATATCAAATGTATCTAAAATTGTATCAATATTTTGTATTAATGAAGCAGGAACAACACCATCATCGTGTGCATTTCTGATATATTCAATTGTTCCTTTTATTTTTTGCACAGGTGTAACAGTATCATCATACAATGATATAGGAATTATGTTTTTTCGCGCGACTATTTGTAATAGTCTTAACAATGATTCATCATCATAAATACGACCATCGTGCTTTAATTTTCGTATTTTTTCACTGATAGAATCAGAAATATTCAAAAAATTAGGTTTATCTGTGCATATTGCAATCAAATCTTCGTCTAAAGATATTAATGAGTTAAACCTGCAATAAGTAATAAAGGCTCTATAAATTGTTTCTTCATTAAAATCATCACCTAATATTGGATAAATATTTTTTGTGTTTTCATTAGAAAATAAATAAGGTGCTTCGGTAATGTGATTTATATCATATATAATATTTGATAATTGTTGAACAATTTCATTAAATTGTTTAATATCAGACTCTTCTTTTTCAAAATACGATAATGCATTTGTTTCATTTCTATCATTATTACAGCAAGCATTTTCTATAAATGGTTCATTTATTGAATTATTTAATAATAAATGTTTCTTTGAAACGACCTTTTGAATTTTTTCTTGAATTGCTAGAGAGAAAAAAATAATTTTTGATTCGATTATAAGCATTTTCTCTCTTTGTTCTCTAGACCCTGAATTTAAATCTCTTAAAAATGAGCCTTTAAATTGCGGTGATATATTTTCAAATGGTTTTAATTTAAATGGTACAATCGGAGGTAAAAAATTCAACCATTTACTTAAATCATGCTCAGTTGGTATATCTTCATTTGGATTTGTCAATAAATAATCTGTTTTTTCTTTGAATTTTTGTATTACATCAACATTATTTAAGTAATATGTTTCTATTGTTTCTTTTATTTTGGTAGAAATTGTAGTTTCTTTAACACCAGAAAATCCAGACCACGGATCATCCCCTGCTTTTCTAATTTTATAGGCAATGCATGCCAAATAATTTAATGAAGAAAAGTCTCCAGCTCCGTCAAATGGAAAACCAATAAAAGACCGAACACATCCTGGAAATGTTTTTCTTGTTTTTACAGAAGGTATGCTTGTTTGAATTCCTATTAATAAAGCTCCCAATGACAAATACAAAATGGTAACATTATAAATTTTTTTATATTCCGGTAAATTTTTACCTCGCTTAGCTGCTTCTGAAGCTCTTTTAGCATATTCAGATTCATTTGGCAATGCTAATCCTAAGGAATTATTAAATATTTTTAATATAAACTCTTTTTGTTCTTCAATATTTATTCCCATATTTACAGCCATTGCAGTAATAACATTGAATGCCATTTGTGTTTCAACGCTTTGATATTTTACCTTTTTATTTTCTACACTTCCTAATAACACAGCATCACCTGCGTCTTGTTCCATAATTTCTCTCGAAGATATTTTAAATCCATCATCATAACCTTCATCTACATCATAATCAATTAACCGAATTACATATCCGCTAAATTTATCAACCCATGCATCTCCATCATCACTTATTGTGCCATTTGTTTTAATAATTTCATCCATTTTTTTTGTGTAATTTGAGCTGTCTTTAATAAATTGAGATGCTAATATGTATAAAAAGTTAGGTAAAAGTTTTGTATTCGTTTCAAAACAATAATACCAATGTTCATCTTCACTAGCGACAGGTTCCCTTGTAAAACGCTGGGTAAAACGAACAATATCATATTGTTTTTTAATAAAATCGGTTTGACCTAATATCATATCTCTTAATTTAAAATAGGGTGAATATTTTACTTGGTCTGAAGAAGCAGTTGAATCTTCTAAACTAGCTCCAAGTTTATATTGTTTTTCATTATATTTATACAAGTTTGTACTTTGAATTTCTTTTAATTTTACAACAATGCTAAAGTAATAGTCAAACCGTTGATTTATTTTTATTTTCAAATCTTCTTGTGAAGTTTGATAACTTTTATCAAATTCATCAACAATAGATTTCATTGTTTTTTGCTGTAATTCTTTTTTGTTCAAGTCATAAGATTCACATTGTGCTGCGCCAAATTTTTCTTCAACCTCAATGCAATTATTTTGAAAATTACAAAGTAAATTGTTATTATTTGCATTTGAATTTAACACCTCTTCATTTATTGTTTCATCTAATTCCCAGCGATTATTTATTCTACGATAATAATTATTTTTTTCTCCAATAAAATCATAAATAATTGCAATATTACCATTTACAACTTGTTTAACCCCATTAATAAGAGTATCCGCCATATATTCCGCATCTTTTGGATTATATTTATGTTTGGATTGAAGTTTATCAATTAAAAAATCTTTAAATTCATCTGGGTCCATTTTTATTTGGTCCTTTTCATAATTTTCTAGTAAACTATAAACAGTATCATCATATTTTCTGTCAAAATATATGGTTTTTCCATTGTCAGCATTTAATTCATCAACATTTGAGTATTGTTTTGCGGTAGTAAATGTAATGCATTTATTATTTTCTTTCATGTTTTCAACGCCTATATCTGTAATTTTTTGTTGTCTTTCAATAAAAGACGAAACATCCTGTGATAACAATAAATCTATGTTGTCTAATGAAATAGAATTATAAAAAACATTACCAAAATCAAATTTTGTAATATTAGTAATAGCCTCAGAATTAGTAATTTCAGAATTATTTATATTATAGCAATTATCAAAAACATCATTTTTCAATCTAGAATCAACTAATAAATTCAAAATATTATTATCATTTGGTTTATTTGAAATCGCATCTATTTTTTTTAAAATACTAAATGCCTTGCTTTTTTCAGTAAATTTTTTATTATATTCAGAAACTTTTACATCTAAAAATTTACTAATTTCTTTAAATTGCATATAAGTCAAATCATCTGTATAAATAAGAAAAGGTTCTAAATAACCAACAATATCATAGACTGATAATTTACCATTAATATATTTTTTTATCAAATTAAAAAGAATTCGTGTTTTTGGAATAATAACATTTAAATATTTATCATAAATTTCTTTTTTTTTCATATAACTATAATCTTCTCTAAGCAGTAAATTATATGATTTAATATTATTTACGAAATTATTTTCATCAAATTGTAATTCATTTTCGATATCATCTATAGTAATGCTTTGAACATTAGTTCTCTGTTTTAATAATTGCCAATAATTTAAAAAAAATGTATTTAAATTTGCTTTTTGCATAATGCTTGAGCCGGGTAGATTTATATTTGAAAATCGTATAGTTGGTTCAGGTAATGTCATAATGGATTTTAATTCTAATCTATCAGAATTTCCAATTTTAACACGATGTGCAACCATTTTTGAAGCAGTAAGTTGTGTAGCTTCCAAACGAGATAAAGATGTATTGTATTTTTGAATAACAAATTTTCGGGTTTTTATAGATTCGTTTTGAGCAACAGAAGAGTAAAAATCGCCTAAATTATCTACAATCGCGTTTAATTCGGTAACAACATTGAAGCTATATAAAATATCATTACTTAATTCAGGATTTACTTCTTCAAATGGTGTAAAAAAAGGATTAATATCATTAATAAAATTAGCGTATTTATTTTGTTGAGATTGTAAATTATTTGATTCATAATTTTGTATTGTTTCTTCCATTTTTTGAATGTCATCTGAAGTAATAAAGGGTATAACATCAGGATATTCTGTTTCTTCTTTGGAATTTATGTTATAAACTTTTTTAATATTTTTAACAACTGGGAGTATCCAAAAGAGAAGCATTCTCATTTTAAGTAAATTATTAACAAGTGGTTTCCAATCTGCACCTTTAATTAATGCAGATGTAACATTACCATAATCATCAAATTCCGAAAAGTTCAATCTTAGTTGTTTAAATCTTTCAATCATAATATGAATATTATTTAATACTTTTGCAGTTCGTTGTGAATTTGGTATTTTTGAAAGTAATTCATCTAATAAGTCGTTAGTTTGTGCTTCAATTGTATATCTTTGTTGTGAAGACCCTACATCAACAAATTGGGTAATAGGAGCTAATTCACGGCCAAAATGAACTTCGTCTGCGCGAATAATAATTTCTTTTAATTGATTTTTAACATTTGTAGGTGATATTTTAAATTCTTCGTTATCATCATCAAAAAATGGTTGAAGTTCAGAACCGTATTCATCGAGTGAATCAATATCAGCACTAGCAAGCAGCGCTTCTTTTGATTTTGTTTTTGCCTTTTCTGGAGGTTTTCTTATTTCAATTGTTTCAATGGGTAAATCTAAAGGAATACCTTTGTAGCCGAAATTAATGTAAAGAACATCATTGTCAGGATAAACCGTTATTTCAATCATATCTTCTTCAATGTTTGTAATTTTACCAGTTATTACAACAGGTGTGTCTCCTCCAAAATATACATTTATCCATGTTTCTGGTAATAAATTATTTTGTCTAGCATAACCTTGTGCTTCATTTCTGTATAATAAATCAATACTTGTAATGGTTCCTGCACCGATAATACCTCCAGGATTTATTTTTAATTGAATAGCACTTAATTCGTCTACATTTATAAGTTTAATAATATTTGTATCAATGTAATCAATAATAAATGTATTATTATTTAAAATATCATCTTGAGGGTCTTCAAATTTAATAACATCACCTAACTGTAGTGAAATAACAATATTTTCAGATTCATTTGGAGGAGTAAATGAAATTGAAGTAGAATTTGAAGATGTATTTGAATCTTCTGAAATTTCACCAGATTCTTTTTCTTTATCTTTTTGCAATCCAAATGGGTTTTTTGTTTTTTTTGATGACATTACTTTATAATTATAGTAGAAATTTATATCATTTACGAAAAATCTTTTATTTTGTATTTTATTGTTTTTTATTGTTTTTTATGTTTTTATTAATATATGTGAATGATTTAAAGATATAATAATAAAATAATTATACAATGTTTCCATATATGCAATCCGCAATTTACAAAATAGGTGAAATACCAGGTTTTAAAAGTTTATTAAATGATAATATAGAAAACACAAATACAGAATTAAACACGCTTAAACTTTGTAAAACAAGTGTAGTTACTCGAAATAATCAAAAATACAAAGTAATTCGTTACGATAAAACTTTTTTATCTGTTGATTTAATACCTCAAAATGGACTACTTCGTTCAGTAATAATAAATGGAAATAATAAAATGGTTAGTTTTGCACCACCTAAATCATATTCATTTGAAAGTTTTATATTAAATAATCCATATAAAACAGAATTTATTGAAGCGCAAGAATTTGTGGAAGGAACAATGATAAATATTTTTTGGGATTCAACAGCTGGATTATCTGGTGCTTGGGAATTAGCTACTAGAAATAGTGTAGGAGGTGAAGTTTCATTTTATAAAAAAGAAAACTCAATAACATTTCGAGTGATGTTTTTGGAAGCTGCTGAAAAAAACAATTTTGAATTGAATATGTTGAATCCGAATTATTGTTATAGTTTTGTATTACAGCATCCGGAAAATAGAATTGTAGTTCCTTTTTATGAGCCTAAATTATTTTTAGTTGAAGTTTTTGAAATATGTCATACAGAAGGTGGTATTGTAAATGTGCATTCTCTAGATATGACCTACATAAAAAATTTAGATATGTGGTCTCAAACAACTATTCGTTTCCCTGAAATATACAATGATTGGGAAAATTATGATGAGTTGAAAAATCGTTTTGCGAGTTTAAATACACCTTATGAAATATTAGGGGTTGTTGTGCGCAATAAGCAAACAGGTATTAGAACAAAAATTAGAAATCCAACATATGAAACGGTTCGTCAATTAAGAGGAAATCAACCGAAATTACAATTTCAGTATTTGTTTTTAAGAAAAAGCGGAAGTGTTGGTGAATTTTTAAAATATTATCCAGAGCATAAAAAAGACTTTGCTTTTTTTAGAAAGGGGTTGCATGATTTTACAAATAATTTATTTCAAAATTATATTTCTTGTTATATCAAAAAAGAAAAACCATTAATAGAATACCCAATTAATTATAGGACACATATGTTTAATTTGCATAAAAAGTATATTGATGAATTAAACCCGGTTAAATTATATGTAACAAATCGTGTTGTGATGAGTTATGTAAATGAGTTACCAAATACACTTCAAATGTTTTCAATAAATTACAGTATGCGAAAAAGAAATTTAGATTTTTGTAAAGAAAACCAAAACTAAGAATAAGAATAAGAATAATAAAATTAAAATTTATCAGAAATTTTTCTAAACACAATGTTTGCATCAGTAATGCATAATTTTAAATGTTGTTTTACAATATTTTTATCTGTTAATTCTTTATAAGCAACTCGTATTATGCTGAAAGTATCATGTGGATGCATTTTTTTAAAACCGCAAAATGATAATATTTTTAAATCTTCGAAAAATTTAAAATGTAAAATAAATTCTAAAACTTTTCCAATAGTGTAATCCTCATTTTCAAGTATAATATCAAATGAAAATGGGATTGTGCTTTGAGATGGATTAATTTGTAATTCATCTTTATCAATAAGTAAATCTATATCAGTTAATTTTTTTATTAAAATTTCACAAGCTTTATGAACAATTTCATTATTCTTAAAAACACCAACTGATTCAATAATAAAATCAAAACTATCTTTTTTAACTATTCTTTGTCCCTCTAATAATTTCCAATTTTTACTTTCAAATTCAATGCTTTCTTTATTTAATCCTTGTTCTTTCCAATTTTTTATTTTTTTACCCAATTCCACTTTTAAATTATCATCATCAACAGTATAACCATATGCGCATGTGGAAACACAGTTATACATAGCATTTTCTTTAGCAGTACCAATTGAAAATTCACAAGTAAAGTGTAATTTTTCACCAGGTATTTCATCAGAAATTTTTGGCCGCAAACGAGCAAAATCAATATAATATCCAAAATCATCAGGTGGAAAAATTTCTTTATTATCTTTTTCACTTAAAAATGTATTTATTGTTAAATTTTTAATTTTAAAATCCTCTGTGGTTACAAAAATGATAGAATCTGTTAGATTTTCAACATTTACTTCTAATATATAATTTTGAAGAGGAATTTCTAAATCAGTAATATGAATTGGGACGCAACTAAGCCGTTGTTTTAAAATTTCATTATTAAGGCGAGTAGTGTTGATTAAGAAATTGGCTTTATTTTCTTCATAAGGGGTAGTTTTAAATACAACGGTAGGAATATTAGATAAAATAGTTCGGCGAACAGCGTTAGCAAAACTTACATTTACACCGTCTAATGTAAAAGTAAGAATATCATTATCATTTTGAACATTTTGAATATGTGGATTCATATTATTTATATTAATTAAATATTAAATATTTAATATTGTTTGAATCAATTTTTAATAATTTAATAAATTAATTATTAAAAATATGTAAAATATGTTAAAAAATATGTAAAATATAAATGAGTTAAAAAAACATTCGAATTAGCTAAGTATAATTCAATGAGTTCAATATTATATTATTCGAATTTTTGTGAACATTCAAAAAAATTATTGCAAATGTTATCAAAAACACAAGTAAATAAAGATGTTCATTTTATGTGTATAGATAAAAGAGTAAAAGAAAAAGACGGCAAAATTTATATTATTTTAGAAAATGGTCAAAAAATAGTAATGCCTGAAAATGTAACGAAAGTACCGGCTTTACTTTTATTAAATAAAAATTACAATGTTTTATATGGTGATAATATTTATGATTTTTTTAAACCAAAACAAGAAATAGTTACGAGAGAAGCAACAAGTAATAACATGGAACCAATGGCTTTTTCTTTAAAAGATTTTGGAGGGGCTATTTTTGGTGGAGTTGTTTCAGATAATTTTAGTTTTCTTGACCAAGGTGCAGAAGATTTAAATGCAAAAGGTAACGGTGGATTAAGGCAAATGCATAGTTATTTTGGGTTGAATCAATCTGATAATATAGAAACCCCAAACGATGAGTATGATTATAAGCAAAATAAAAATTCAAATAATTTAACTCTAGAACAATTACAACAACAAAGAGAACAAGAATTAAATACAATAACTCAGAAAAAATAAATATTTAAAACTGAAAAAACTTAAAAAAAGCATAATATAAATTGTATGTCAAATCCTTCTACAATTTTAACAGCGTTTAATAATCATTTTATAGAGTTTTTAGATGATATAATATCGGTTTTTCCAAATGATAGTGATATTTTAGCATCAAAAAATAGTGTTTTATTAATCAAAAAAATGAATCCAAAATTAATTATCCAAATATGGAATAATCATCTTGTAGAAAAATATAAATCATCCATAGAAGCAGGTGATATTAATTTTTTTATAAATAAAGATTATGCTGAGGATTTAGCGAATGCAGAAAACTCTTCAAAAGTGTTAAAGGTAATTGATAGATTAAGAAATCCTATTAAAATGATGAATAAAGAAGACCAAGCAAAAACAATGAAATATATTCAAAATTTAACAAAATTATCGACATTATATGTTTCATTTTAGTAATTACACATTAAAAATATATGTAAATGCAAATTTTATATAAAATAAAATAAGTTTTTATAATTATTTAAATAGTTTAATTTAAAAAGTTTTTATTATAAGAAAATATAATATGTCTATAGAAAAACTTCCAGAGGAATTTCAAAAAATAATTAAAGATTTTATTTCGGATATTTTAATTACATTTCCAGAATATGAACCAATAGTGATGAAATGGTGGGATAAAAATTTTTCAGAATTATCTAGTGAAAAGCAAGATGATAAAATGAAATTTATATTTAATTACTGTTTAAAAATTTATCCTGAGAGATTTTTTGATATTTTATACCAAAATAATGATATATTTTTAGATTCCTCATCATCAAATACGGATTTTTTACCTGGTATAAGTTTTAAATATTTATGGAAATGTGAAATAAGTGATAAAACAAGGGATACAATATGGAAATATTTGCAATTGATTTTATTGACATTAGTTGGTTCAATGAAAAATAAAGAAGAGTTTGGTGATGCAGCAAAATTATTTGAGAATATTAATGAAGATGATTTTAAAAAAAAAATGGAGGAAACATTGGAAAATATGCAAAATATATTTGAAAATATGAAAACAAATAATTCAGAAGGTGAAAATAGCGAAGAAAAAAGCGAAATAAATATGGATAATTTACCGAATGCAGATGAAATACATGAACATATTAGTAGTATATTGGGCGGTAAATTAGGTGAATTAGCGAAAGAAATAGCAGAGGAAACAGCACATGAATTAAATATGGATATGGATAATGTTACTGATGCGAAAGGTGTGTTTCAAAATTTATTTAAAAATCCTGGAAAATTAATGGGATTAGTAAAAAATGTAGGAAACAAACTAGATGAGAGAATCAAATCAGGTGATATAAAAGAGAGTGAGTTATATTCAGAGGCAACAGATATAATGAATAAAATGAAAAATATGCCAGGAATGGAAAATATACAAGATTTTTTAAAACAAATGGGTTTAAATGGAGATATACCGAATATGGGAAAAAACACAAAAGTAGATGTGAATGCTACACAAGAAAAAATTAATAGATTAGAGAAGAGTGCAAAGTTAAAAGAAAATTTGAAAAAAAAGGCAGAAATGAAACATGCTCAAAAATTAGCAGAACAATTTGCGGAGAAGGCTGCAATGGAAGCTAGGTTAGAACAACAAAAAAACGCATTGAGTGAAGAAGAATTAATAGCATATATGAATAAAGATACAAAAAAAACTAATAATAATTCAGAAAAAAGGACAAAGGAAAGGGTAAAAAAGGACAAAAGAAAGGGTAAATAATTTTATTTTTGTTGGCGTTAAAATATTTTTATAATTATTATATATGAAACAAAAATATTATTATTTATTTACAATAATTATTGTAATTATTGTTTTAGCAGTTTTATATTATTATTTTATTGGTAATAATCAAAGTAGCATGTTTGATTTAAATTCGAATAATTTAGATAACTCAAATTATAAATGGATAACGCAGGGCACTTGTGCTTCAAATAAAATGCAAGATTTAACAAAAACAGATTGTTCAAGTTATTTACAAAGTTCAAATTATAATGTAACTGGTGCTGACCATGGTCCTCCTGGTTGTTGGTTAGTTTTAGGAAATTCGTTGAATGGTGTATTAAGAGACAATCCTCAATTCGCTGGAAAAGGTTTTGCTTGCTGGTCGGATGTACAGACAGATGGAAAACAATGTTCTCCAGATTTTCCGTGTATATGTAAATAAAAGTGTAAATAAAAGTGTAAATAAAATATTAGTATTTAATTTAAGAAAATTAATGTTAAATTAAATGTAAAAAGTAAAAGGTTGCAAATAAGTTTATGTAAAAAAATAAGTAAAACTATATATATAATGACAACAGCAATTCCATTTTGGTCTAATGATTTAACAATTTTAATGAATAAAAATAATATTTTAGAGTTATGGCCTAATCCAAAAATGAATTTTGAGCAAAAGTTAAATGCCATTAGTAGATTGGTAATCATTTTAACAATTTTAGGATTTATATTTACAATGTCAGTAAAAATAATATTTATAGGAATTATTACTCTGTTTGTAATTTTTTTATTATACAATTATCGAAACAATAAAGTAACAAAAGAAATGTTTCAAAATGAAAATAATAATGCTCCGGATTCAAATAAACAAGATAATAAAAATAATCTGAAAAAAATGACTAAAGAAGCAGTTAATAATATGTCATCAAAAAATGAAAAAATAATAAATCCTCAAACATTAGAAGAATTAATTAAGAGTGATTTTCAAGAAAATACAAAAATAAATCCGTTTTCAAATGTTTTGCTAACTGATATTGCAGATAATCCGAATAGAAAAGCAGCACCTCCTGCTTTTAATCCTGAAATTTATGAAGATATTACAAATTCAACAAAAAAAATGGTTCAAAAATTAAACCCTGAAATTAAAAATACAAACAAACAATTATTTGGAGATTTAGGAGAAAAATTTTATTTAGACCAATCTAATCGTATTTTTTATTCTACAGCTAACACGAGAGTAACTAACGACCAAACCGCCTTTGCAAATTATTTGTATGGTCTCATGCCTAGTTCCAAAGAAGCTAATGTCTTGGGTGCAGTTGAGCGTGTTAAGGATTCTTATAGATATACACTATATTAAATTAGATTAAATTGCATTTTTTATTTTTTATTTTTTATTATTAAAAAAAAATAGTATATAATATAAATGGCATTTGTTACTGATTTTACATTTGATAATATGAGCCGTATAGGTTCTGATATTTGTTACCAAGACCAAGAAACAATTCAAAACATTCAGGCATGTAATTACACTTTGCAAAATTATTTTGCAGATGACTGTTCAATGATAAAACCTATTAGTTTAGCAACTAGTCAACCTGGTGTAATGTATAATGGTCCAAGTTGTGTTGGTTCTGGAGGTTGTGTAGTAGATACATCTTCAAAATTATTATTAGGTTCGCTTGTAACACACCCTAGATGTAAAATAGATTTATTTCAGAGGCCTTTTGTGACTGTTCCATTTTTAGGTCGTGGTTCAGTTAACCCAATTTTAGAATCACAAATTCAACAAGGCGAATTGCTAACAAATAAACGCAGTATTACAAATCTTCCTGAAAAATGCTACATGAAGTATACATCAACACCATTATTATCTGACATTAAAGACCGAGTTACAAATCCAGCTTATTGTGTTGAAGGTGTTGCATCTGAAGGATGGATAAGAGGAGGCATTCCTTCGCGTGAATTAACGCGCGACCGTGAATCAATGAAACATAACAATGACCAGTATATGTAATACTTTACTAATATATAGATATTATTTGACATTAAAATAATATTTATTGTAAAACAATTTAAAGAAAAAAAAACAGCTTTTATTATATGTATAATTCAACATTTATTTGCACATACAATTATTATGATATTTCGATAGCAATAATGAACCCGCTTTCAAAAAAATTACTCGAAGACATACCTAATTTGCATGATGAATCAAAAGAAGAACTATTAGAAATGGCACACATGTTGTATCAAAACGAATTATTGTCGGCTTTTAATCTAACAAGTTTTGATGAAAAAGTAATAAATATTAAAATTAATGAATTATTTGAGGTGGTTTTTAAAAATAAAAATGAAAATAACAACATTTTACAATTGGAAGAAATTATTAAATCTTTAACAAAAAAAATGTTAGTTGAAGATTTAGAGACTGGATTTATAATGCTATTTTCATATAGTTATTTTCATTTAACGCATTTATGTTTATGTGAATATTTTAATATTGGTAAAATTAGTCAAGAAAAGATAAATGCACTCAAAAATTGTTTATGAGCAAAAATAAAAAAATGAACAAATTATAATATAATTATATTATAACTATAATATAATGGCTTCTACACGAAATAAAAATACGCAAGGTAATTATGTTTTAGAACAAAAACAGTATATGCAAAATGCACAATATAATTTATATAAAAATTCACAATATGGTGAAGCATATGACACAAAACTACCAGGTAATGGATTATTACCAGGACAACTACCATTGAATAAATTATCTCATAATCCTATTCAAATAGAATCTTTTTTATTTGGTATTAATTCTACAAATTTAGTTAATCCTGAACCAGTTCTTGTTCCAGAATTAAAATGTTTAGAAACAGCGAATATTTATAGAAAACAAGCTACTATAATGCCTGCACCATTAGTAATTGAAAGAAACCGACCTTTCCCTTGTCCATAAACAAAAATCTTTAAATTAACTTTAAACATTTTTAACTATTCTTAATTAGTTTTTATCAGAATACTTTTTGTAATTCGTATGAAGAAAATAAAAACCATTGTTTTTTGCATCTTCAAAATTTGAATATTTTTCACTTATTTTTAATTTATCTAATTCAGGTATTTTGTATAATAATTTTTTGTTTTCGATTTTATTAAATAATGATGTTAATACAATCTCTTCAGGAAATATAGATAAAAAAGGTAAGCCAAGTTCAACCATATCATAATAATCAGCAATTATTTTTTGTATATTTTCATGTTTTGTATTTAGTCCAAATACAATAGTTTCTATATATTCGGCAGTATGAATATCATTATTATTAGTTGAATTAAGTATATCAATAGTTTGCGTAAAGCACATTGCGTCATAATTGTTATTACCTGATGGTATTGTTTTAATTATGGTTTCTTGTGTGTCTAATATGTCAAATAATCTTTGAGGATTGTTTGTAGCATAACATCCTGAATCTATCCAAATAACTTTTTCAAATCCTCTTTTTTTTGCTTCAAGAAACATAAATATTTTAAAACAATAAGGCACACCTGCATATTTCATTTCAGTACCTGTTGGATTTGGAAATCCTCCATTAAATAAATATAAGTATCCGTTGAACCCTACATCTTTTAATGATTTGATAATATTTTGTGACGCAATATACCTACTTTGCCCTTCATTAACATGATTTTCAAATTCATTTAAATCATGTGAAAATGGTGTACAACAAATTATGCAACTATTATTGTCTCCACCATCTCCAAATTTATACAAATTTTTTACAGGCAATCTACCGGTTTCAACATCTACAAATTTTTGTTTTAATGATTTTGTGCAACGATATTTAAAATCCCACAATTGATAAAAATTATTTTTTGGAGGATAATAATCTGAAATAATATTATTAATAATTTCAACCTTATAATTCATTTGGTCTTGTATATCTAAGTATTCTTGTAAGTTGTATTCGTTTTTATCTTCAATATCTTCTAACAAAAAAGGGTTTTCCATTTATATTAGTAATTAATAACTAATAATTAGTTATATATTTAAACTGTTTAAAAATTAAAATAATTATGGTATATATTTAATTTTTTATGTGTATTTAACAATAGAATCAATGTATTTTTTATCATAAATTGCGAGCTTGGTAGTTCTGTCCCAAGTGCTATACGGAATAATTACTCTGTCATCTTCAACAATTAAACCAATTGAATACTCAATGCATTCGCCCTCAAATTTAAATGGCGCAGAATACCTCAATAATTTCATTGATTTATCAAAAACAACAAGCGCATGATAATAATGTCTAGGCTGCTCATATGATACTATGTGTGTTGTAAACCACAATTCATCTTTATATTCAGCAGCACTTGATGAACCACGCATTTGCTTGAAAAATCTAGGCATATTTTCTATTTTACTAACTAATTCTAAATTATTGGTTGCAGTATTTATTTTACATATTTGCAATGGAGACCATCCATAAATAACATGCAATTCATCATTTAAATTTACATAAACCCAATTTTTTTCACATTCTGAATTTGTAAAATTTGGTTTTAATTCAACCGATTCCATATAATTTTTATTTTTATCGTAATTTCCAGAGCAAACACCAATATTACCATTTTTCAATAATCCAGTTCCCATAAATACAAGATTATCTTTATTTTTATAAATACGCACATCTTCAATACCTATAAATCTTCTATTATCAAAAACTGAATCTATTAATTTTTCATTAATTATTTTAAAATCTTTTGATAATTCAACATATTTATTAACCGTAACAATAAAATCTTCACATTCACTATAATAACCATTCGGCTTTATATAATAATTAACATATCTCATATTCATTAAATAACCATTATTATAAGGTATAATACTAGTAGATGATGAATTCATATTTCTCTTTTTATTCGCTATATCATGTTCAAAAGAGCTAGAGTAATTAATTACAGCTAAAGGCTTTAAAATATCCTTGTAAAATTTCATATTTGATAATGTATTATTAATAGTGCCTTGTGCATTACAATGATTAAAAATAGTAACTGCCTGGTCATTAATATTAGAAATACCAATATAACAAGATAATATAGACAACTCATATTCTAATTTGTATGTATAAACATCATTACTTAAAAATAAATATGTGTCCTTATCAGTAGCTTTTAATAATGATTCTTTAGCCATTTTATAAAAAGCATGTGCTACTTTACATTTACCAACAATTCGATAATGTTGAATAATCTCATATAAATTTTCAATACGATTTGGAAAATAATTGTAACCTTCTAACCAAGTAAAAATTGCTTGCTCCATTTTACCCATATTTTTATATGCTAATCCTATTTTGTAGTAACTAAACCATACTTCTTGAACCCAACCGCCTAATTTTATTCGTTTATTATAATTTTCTATAGCATCATCATATTTACCTATATCAAAATAGGTATTTGCTAAGTAAAAATGATACCTATCACTATTTGGATTGTCCTCAATACCTTTCTTTAGCAAACGAATGTCTCTTTCAGATTTATCTGATTTAGCGCCACCATCACCTACATCATTAATAAATAATATATTTTTTTCAATATTAAAACTGGTATTTGTCGAAGGTGTAGAAATATATTCGTGAGTTACACCAATGTATAAATATAATGAATTATTTCTTACTATTCGCATATTATTATAGTAAAAATTTTCATTTCCTTGTAATATCAAAAATGAATCATAGTTTTTTAATATTTTTTTATTAAAAGCTGGTTTAATCTCTAAAATCATATCAGCATCTAGTAATAAAACATAATCAGACATTCCGAAACAGCTTTGTAGAGCAAAATTACGATTATGTGCAAAATCAACAAATGGTTCCTCTACAATTTTTCCAGGTATGCCTTTGCTTTCAAAATATTCTGAAATCAATTCCTTTGTATTATCGGTTGAACCTGTATCACAAATGCAATAACAATCAATAATTGGTAACACTGAATCAAACAACCTTGTAATAATTTTACCTTCATTTTTCACAATCATATTTAAGCATAAAGTTGGTGCAGAATCTATTTCTGAAATAACAATATCCATTTTAATTAAATAATAATATTGTTTTAAGTGATTATTAATTAAAATTATATTATTTAAATAATATAAAAAATGGCAGAAACTAGATTTAACAGTGACCCTTGCAGAATTTCGAAAAAATTACAGCAAATGACCGACCAAGGTAGATATATATTAAATATGCCGGGAAATGGTGAGCACCCTGCATATGTCGCAGACCCCCAAATCATTATTCAAAAATGGGGGGGTAATTTAAGAACAAATTCTGTTAATTTAGAAAGCGAATTACTCGGTGTTAACAGACCATTAAATAAAGATTGTTTAGGAAAAGATGAGTATTACAAGTATGATTTTAAATCACGACCTATACAATATCCAGTTTGCACAGTTTTGACTACAGAACAATCAAGAGCAATTATGCCTGCTTGGACAGCTCGTGATTTAGAACAAGTAAATTGGTATTATCCTCAATTAAATCCACAAGAAAACACTTGTTTGCCTTTTCAAAATAATTTAAATACGCGAATTTTAGAAAAAGATTACTTTGTATCAAAAATTCCGTGTAATTTATCAAATGATTATTCACCTTTACCTACAAATTTTACAAAAGGAGGTTTTAATACTTGCGCTCAAACATTATCATGTTCAAAAATATAAAATATAAAAATATAATACTTTATATATATTATCAATGGAAGCAATTATACCAATGATAGCATTAGCAGGAATGTATGTAATATCAAATCAAACACAAACCAATAATTCAGCTGCACAAAAATATAGATTAGAAAATGGATTAAAAAGAATACAACAAGAAGAATTTGTTAATATGGGTGTTAATAAGGTAAATAAAGATAGTTTAAGCTATAAAAAATTACCAAATATTGATGTACCACCTAATAATTATCCTGTTACAGATTTACAAAATTTACTTGATACTGAAGAAAGATATCCTAATCCAAATGCAGCAACTGATAAGTATTTTGACCAAAATTATTACGAACAACAAGTAAATTCAGGAAAAAAAGTGGATAATACTATTCAAGAAATTTATTCTTTAACTGGTAATTATTTAGATAGCAAAGAATTTAAACACAATAACATGGTTCCGTTTTACGGTGGAAAATTCAAGGGACAAGTTTATGGTGTTAATATGGCTGAAACAATTTTAGATAATGCTGTAGGGTCAGGTTCACAAGTTATAAAAAAAATAGAGCAAGCACCATTATTTAAACCACAGATAAACATGCAATGGGCAAATGGTGCTCCTAATATGAGTGATTTTTATCAGTCAAGAGTAAATCCAGGTATGAAAAATAGTAATGTAAAACCATTTGAATCAGAATATGTTGGACCTGGTTTAGATAAAGGATATACGACACAAGGTAGTAATGGTTACAATTCTGGAATGGAAGCGAGAGATGCTTGGTTACCAAAAACAGTTGATGAATTGCGTGTTGCTACAAATCCAAAACTAGAATATTCTTTGGAAAATCATCAAGGACCATCTAATGCTTATGTCAAAAATTTAGGAATTTTAGGAAAGGTTGAAAAATATCACCCTGATACATTTTTTGTAAATAGCCAGGACCGTTGGTTAACTACAACCGGACAAGAAAAAGGTCAAGCATTGCGACCAATTCAAGAAATTCATACAACTACTAGAAATGCTACTACACAGTCATATGCTGGTGTTGCAGGTGGAGATAAAAATGCTAGTTATGTACCTAGTAGTTATACAATACCTAAAAGAGCTGAATTGGGTGTTTTGGATGTTACAGCATCAGCAGCAATGGGTCGTGGTCCAAGTAATGACGGTGATAATTTTATTAAAAGTCATACAAATTATGAAAACAATCGCTCAACTGTAAGACAACCTGATACTTATAGAAGTTCTTTTAATGGTGCGATTGGTGCGGTAATTGCTCCTATTATGGATATGTTTAAACCTACTCGAAAAGAAGAATATAGTGATAATATTCGAATATATGGTGATGCTGTATCTATTGTTAAGCAAAATTATACACTAAGTCCTGGTGATGTTCCTGCAACAACAACGAAAGAAACAACATTATATAGTCCAGACTCTTATATTGGTAACCAATCTAGCGTTGGATATGTTTTACATAATCAACAAGCAATAGCAAATCAACGGGATACTACCTCGTGTGGATATATAGGAAATGTAGGAGGTGAAGGAGCCGCACGACAAGGACGGGTTATAGTGGATGCTGCATACCGTCAAAACAATAATGATAGATTAGAGCCAATGCAAGTTAGTTATACTCCACAAGGAAATACACAAATATATAATCAACAAATGAATGTGAATATATCTAAAATAGATACAGATAGAGATAATCCAAGAATGTGGGTTCCTAATGCTTCAACCGTTTCACAATTACCTGCTGGTAAAGAGCAATATGGTGAAATGAGAGGAAAACAGAATTATGATGAATATAAAATAGGGGTGGGACGCATTGAACCTAATATATTAGACCAATTTAGAGCAAATCCTTACACTCAATCTTTACATTCATGGGTTAACTTTTAATTTCACAATAAAACAATAAAAAATATAATTTAAAAATTTGTTTATATATTTAAATTATGTTGTCAAAATCACAATTTATATATCCAAAATGTTTTCACTCATTGAAATTATGGTTAGAAAAATCAAAAAAAAAAATGGAAATATACAATAAAATTAACCCACAGTTGTTTGATGTTACATTAAGGGATGGACTACAAACTGTTTCAAAAGATTTATCGCATATTTGGACAACTCAAGAGAAAAAAAATATGTATTATAAAATTTTATTTAATCACAAACCTCAAAAATGTGAAATTGGTTCATTAACTAACCCAAAAATATTACCAATATTTAATGATTCATTAGAATTATTAAAAGAATTAAACCAAAATTTAATTATAGATTTGAATAATCCTAAAAATAATAAATACATATTAATTCCCAATTTTAAAATGTTTAAAAAAGCATTAGAAGCTGATGTAAATAATTTTTCATTTATTACATCAGTTTCTAATGAATTTCAAAAAAAAAATACAAATATGACAATTCACGAAACCAAAGAGGGAATACATGATATGATAAATTTATTAAGCACTAAAGATTCTATAAACACAAAAGATTCTATAATTTTAAAAAATTATAATATAAAATTGTATATTTCGTGCATAAGTGAATGTCCATTAATGGGACAAATAGATATTAATTTTATTATTAGTGAAATATTATATTATAACAATTTTGATACAATAAATGAATTATGTTTATCAGATACATGTGGAACATTAAAATTTGACGATTTTAAATATATAATTGAAAGGTGCATTCATTTTGGATTACCTTTAATTAAATTATCATTACATTTACATTGTTCTGATGAAAATATGGAAAATACTAAAAAAATTTTGAATTATTCATTAGATAAAAAAATAAATAAATTTGATGTTTCAATGTTAAATAGCGGTGGTTGTACAGTAACAATGTCTAATGAAAAATGTAATAATAATTTGTCTTATGATACTTTTTATAAAATATTAGTAGATTATATTGAAAATAATGTTGATAAATAATAAAAATAAAATAGGTTAATTTTGATATTAAAAAATCAACAATTAATATAATAAAAATAATATGACCTTATTAAATATACATTCAAATATAATCGACAAATTAAATTATTTTCACAAAATGCATAAAATTCCAAACATAATTTTTCATGGTTCATCAGGATGTGGTAAAAGATTTATTGTAAATAATTTTATAAATATGATTTATAAAAATGATAAAGAAATGATAAAAAATTATGTAATGTATGTTAATTGTGCTCATGGTAAAGGCATTAAATTTATTAGAGATGAATTAAAATTCTTTGCAAAAACAAATATTCACTCAAATGGTGGTGATATATTTAAAAGCATAGTATTATTAAATGCAGATAAATTAACTATAGATGCACAATCTGCTCTTAGAAGATGCATTGAATTATTTAGTCATACTACAAGATTTTTTATTATTGTAGAAGATAAATATAAATTATTAAAACCTATTTTATCACGATTTTGTGAAATATATATACCAGAGCCTGAATACAACGGTGTAAATATTAATTTACATAAATATAATTTAAATGAGACATTTAATTTAAAAGATATAAATGCAAAAAGAATGGAATGGTTAAAAAAAGAATTACAAAAAAATTTTTTAAAAAATAATAAAGATTTTAAAAATTATGATTTAATTGTTATTTCTGAAAAAATATACGAAAAAGGATATAGTGGTTTAGATATTATTCAATTGTTAGAGACCAATTATCAGTTTTTTAAATTAACGGTTGAAAAAAAGAATGAACTGTTATTCACATTTAACAAAGTAAAAAAAGAATTTAAAAATGAGAAATTATTAATTATGTTTATGTTGAATTTTTTATTTATAAGTTTAGATTTTAATTTAGAAAATATTAGCTTCATATAAATGGATGATTTTAATGTTTCTAGTTTGCATGAATCCAAAAATGAATGGGGGACGAGATTATTATCAATATTAACACCTTTAATAATTGAAGGATTAAAATCGATATTTGACGAAGCAAGAGAATTATGCAAAACAAATAATGAAATGGATAAATATCTAATGACATTTCAAAATTTTATTACTCGCATTCCAAAATGGAACCCATCAATTATAGAAATGGAAAAGCAAAGAATTATAGAAAAAAGTGGTTGTGGATATTTAGAAGATTTAGTAACTTGTGTTCATATTATTCAATTGAAATTACTCACTGCTATTCGAGTAGGCCAAAAACAAAAAAAAATAGATATTAACATACCAAAAATAGAAAATTTCATACATAAAATTTATATTAATGTTGCTAGAAAAATTTATAAAAATGTATATTTATTTGAATTATATATTCCCCCACTACAGATTCAAAAGAATCATCGTGAATTAGAAATAATTATTCAAGAATGTGTTTTGAATACTATTAGAGAAAGTATACCAGTAGAATCAATATTGCGTGCTTATATGGATGAAACGATAGAAGAAGATGTAATAGAAGAGATTAAAGAAGAAATAATTGAAAATACGAAAGAAACAAAAAATAAAGAGGAAAAACTTCCTCCTTATATAATTTCGGAGCAAAATAAGAATGACGGTTCAGGTAATGTAAATAAGAGTTTAGAATCTAATGGTTTAGAATTAAATGGTTTAGAATTAAATGGTTTAGAATCTAATGGTTTAGAATTAAATAATAATAATGAGATTGATTTTCCGGATTTATCAGAAGATAATGGTAAAATTACATTTAGCAATATGAATAGTGTTAGGGATTCTGATAATAATGATGAATTTGTAAATGCATCAAATCCAATTAGTCATTTTAATTCTGATGAAAATATCAACTATAACTCTGATGATGATAGTGATAGTGGTTTTGGAAATATTAAATTAAACATTTTAGAACAACCTGTTAATTTAGAAAATTTTGATGTTCATGTTTTAGACCAGCCTGAATTAAGCTTAAATGATAATTTATTATTAGACGATATTGAAATATTAGCTTAAATTTTTATATTTTATAGAATGTTTAGCAATAAAAAATAAAAATATGCGTAAAAAAAAATTTTAGATATTAATAATCTAAATTAAATGCAAAATATTTTTCTAGTAGCAGGAGTGATATCTGTCATTTTTTTTATAGTTAAATTCATTGAAATGCGATTTATAGATAAGGAAAGCAAACCATTAAAATTTTTAATTCGTGACACACTTGTAGTATATTTTAGTGTTATTGTAGGAAATTTTATTATAGAACAATTAAAGCCAGTCATTCAAGAAGGAGGGGGAACAGGTGTATCTAATCCGGTAGTTTTTACAGATAATCCAGGTTTTTAGTTTTTAATCTTCCTCATCAGATTCATGATAATACCCATCATTATGAGCATCGAGATAACAATCATACTCGTAATAACCATCGTTATAATCGTCACTAACATAACCATCAACCATTAATGACGCTTCATATGGCTCCATTCTTTCGTGTTTTTTATCAATGTCTGTTTCATAACCATATTCAAATACAATGCCCCTACCCCAAATTACCATTGTTTTCATAGCTAAATCGCCATTTGATTTGTGAAAATAAATAACAGGTTGATATTCAACTGAAGGCTTAATATACGCAGATGTTTTATCGTTGAAAGGATATTCGCAAATTTGATGCCGAAATTCGTTAAACATGGGATGTATTTGCCCCTTTATAGAAGCATAAGCTCGATAAAATTCAAGACCACAACAATCCTCATCGTCGAAATCTTCAACTGTTTCTACAAATGCACAATCATAACCACCTTCACCATCTTCAAAATAATAATAAACATATTGTATGTCTTTTTCTGGTAGTCTTTCTCTTCCCTTTCCAGTGTCATAAATTCTTTTTTTTGGTAACATGTGCTTGATACCCCATCGTAATTCCCCTACAAATTTGTCAACAACCTCTACAGCTCGTTCACTGTCATAACCCATCAAATTTCTAGTTTCAGGTAACGCAGGAGATATGAAGAACAATGAAACTTGCGGTTTATTATCAAGTGATAACTTATGCCTAATGCAATTGCGTAAATTATTAAATATTTTATTTTTAACATCAATTTTTCCAATAACGCGCTTCTCACTCACTCCCACTACCTCAACTTGTCCATGTCTCTGACCCTGACCGAATTGTGTTTCTTGCATTTGTTGCATATTACTGACGGATATCTTGAATAAATTATAAAATTGGTTAAGTATTTTAAAATAGGCTTGTTGGGTATTTGTGAATTGAAATAGTTTTCAAAAAATAAAACTACTTCAATTTTTTTTTAAATTAAATAATTAAATACTTAAAACAAAATTTTTACCTACCTGTCCATACTTTAATCAAAGGTTTATTTGATTTTTTATATTTTTGCATATCTTCACAATAATTCTTCCATGAGTAACCCCATTGACAATATGAAGTGATGTTTCCCATTAATGATTTTATTTTAATTAAATCAGGAAATTCATTAAAAAAAATTACTCCAAATATTCTCTCTAAACAACATCTATCATTCCTATTTTTAACTGCATTTAATAAATTAAATAAATTATATTTGTTTTGTATTTTAACTAAAAAGTTATAATTTATATAACTTTGCAATCCAAAACATCCACACCATTCACTATTTGTATTATTTAATGAAAGTATTTCATATTTATTACTATTGTATAACTTTCTTTGAATTAAATAATTATTTTTTAAAAAACTAGATAATTTAATGCTGTTTGTGACATTTTCTAATTTCTCTTCAGTAAAATGCCATAATGGTAAAATAGGTGCCAATATTTTTGTAAATTTTATTTTTTTATGAAAAAAAACACTATCGTGAATGATTACTGCATTATCAAAAAAATGGTTTTTATAAAAATAATAATAAGGCAATAATTCTCCTCTACCAATAAATTCAGATTGTATATATTGAATGTTTTTATATTCAAAATCTTCTTTCAAAAATTCTTTATTACTATTATCATCAATTACAATAATTTTATATTTTTCTGGCGAATAAAATCTTCTAATACATTGAATACAATGGTTCCAATACTTATTTGTAGTTTCTGAATTTACATGCCGCGTAATAATAAATCCATATGACATTTTTATATACAATTATTTTATATTTTATAAATTATTCGCTAAAATTGGCATGTCATCTATATTTATTATTTTGTCTTTCAAGCTTGTATTTATATCTTTGTTTTGAATTAAAAAATATTTAAATTCTTTTCTTTCTAACTGCATTTGTGGTGTATGATTATGAACGCACCTGGCTATCATTTTATATAATTTAAAATCGGGATACCTTTCCATTCCGTTATTTTTATATAATATATTAATTCCATTATCATCAAGACACCATTCATAAATTAATCGCACTACAGGAGTGCATTTCTTTAAATCGCTAATTTCATCTAAATCATCAATAACATAATCAAAAATAGAGCACGCTAAACGACACAAATCAAAACTATAATTTGGTTCTAAACGAGGTTTTTTATCATTAAAATAAGGTTCAGTATTGTATTGAGTTGCTGCATCAGCTCCTGGCTGAAAACTATCACTACAAAATAATTTTCCATTAAATTTATAAATACTTCTTCCAAAATCAATAATTTTAAATAATCTTCCAAATGTGGGAACCTTGTAATATTTCTTATTAAAACAATAATAAATATGTTTTTTATCTGTTTTGTTAAACATAATATTATTTGTATGTAAATCATTATGTGTAAATGAAAAACATTTTTGATAAGTAATTAAAATCATAATAATTTGCATAAATGCCGAAAACCATTCTTCTTGAGTCAAATCTTCATTTGCGATTAAATCATCAAATGTATTATTACAATATTCCATGCAAATTACATTAACTGGGAATTTTGAAATAGTTGCTTCAATAACTGGTTCTTCTGATTCAGTGCTTGAAGATAAATTAGAATCATTTGAGCTTTCTGAATCATCAGAATATTCTAAATCGCTTGATTCGCTTGAAACAAAACCATTTTTATTCTCATTATTATTTTCATTCTCTTCTTCATTTTCACTATCAGAAGTATGTGATGTTCTTGATGAACAGGTAGAACCTGATTTAATAGTAGCGGTTTTAGTGTCATTAAAGGTTAAAAATTCTTTTGAATGAGTAATATCTTGTAAATCGAAATCATTACTTTGAGTATGGTCTTTTAAGTTTTTAATTGTTAAAGATTGTGAATCAATTGAATCAAATAAATCTTCAAACAAATTATCATTAATAGAATTAACAGATATTTGGGATTTATTAGAAGAAGAGTGGTCTATTTTAATTGGCGCCAATTTTGATTTATAATTTTCATTTTCATTTTCATTTAATAAAAAACTATAATCATCAACTTGAAATGCAACATTTTTATTTTTATTAAAAAAATCTGATTGTACTAAATATTCAATATCATCAATAATATTTATTTTTAAATTATTTTTTATTCCTATAAATGAACCATAAAAATCTATTCCATTAATAAAATTATTATTATGTTTTAATTTACTGGATAAAAATGAAAAAAATGCATCAACATATGATGAATTATTTTCATCTAATAATTTAGGATGAACACTTGATAATGAATTATTTAATTTTGGTAATGTATATAAAGATGAATCATCTATATTATATTTACCAATTAAAAATTTAAATGGGTCAATAATAGGTGCAAATTTAAAAAAAATATCTTTTTCTAAAACTTTATTATCATTATCAATATTTTTAATTAAACATTTATATAAATTATTTATATTTTCTGATTTATTTTTAATATCATAAATGTAATATTTTTGATTTAAATTAATAGAATTAAAATTGCTAGTATTTAATGAAAAGAATTTATTATATATAGGGCTATAATTTTGAATAGAAGAGAATAAAAGGTCATTATTATCTTTAAATTTTTGAAAAAGCTCATTATTTTTGCGCTTTTCATAATCAATTAAATTATGTTTTGTTGTCATTAGCTAAATAATATATAAATTATATATAATTTTAACTTATAATTTTATTTATTATTTATTATTTAGTAAAAGATTTCATTGTTACTAAATTAAATTGCATAAAAATGCTAAAATGTTGCGTATTTTTTTTTATTGTAATTATCTAAACAAATTCTAAATGACATTAGAATTGAGAAAGTTTGATATGAAAACAATTAGTTTTAAACCTAATGAAAGTAAAGGACCTGTTGTTGTTTTAATTGGTCGTCGTGATACTGGCAAATCTTATCTTGTAAGGGATTTACTTTTTTATCATCAGGATATACCTATTGGTGTTGTTATTGCAGGAACGGAAGAAGGTAATGGTTTTTACGGCAAATTAGTTCCTAAATTATTTATTCACAATGAATACAATACTGCAATTATTGAAAATATATTAAAGCGTCAAAAATCTGTATTAAAACAAATAAAAAAAGAAATGGAGAGTTTTAAAAAAAGTACGATAGACCCTCGCGCTTTTGTTATTTTAGATGATTGTCTTTATGACGCAACATGGGCTCGCGATAAAATGATGAAACTTTTGTTCATGAATGGTCGTCATTGGAAAATAATGTTAATCATTACAATGCAATATCCATTAGGTATTCCACCATCTCTTAGAACAAATATTGATTATGTTTTCATTTTGAGAGAACCATACATTGCGAATCGCAAGCGAATTTATGAAAATTATGCAGGAATGTTTCCAACATTTGAGTCGTTTTGTCAGGTAATGGACCAATGCACAGAAAATTATGAATGTTTGGTGATTAATAATAATGCAAAATCAAATAAATTACATGAACAGGTTTTTTGGTATAAAGCGGACTCACATAATGACTTCAAATTAGGCTCAAAAGAGTTTTGGGACCTTAGTAAGGATATTAATTCAGATGATGAAGAAGAAAAATACGACCCAAACAATGCAAAAAAACGCGGTCAAGGTCCTAAAATCAGCGTTAGAAAAACAAAATGGTAATTTATATGTAAACCATAAATGTTAGGTATTTTAACTACTTGTAATTACAGGTGAAGAATGTGTAGCATGCCATTTTTCTATTCTTGAATAAACTTCTCTCAAATATGGATTTTTGGAAAAGGTTTCTGGTTTAAAACCATCTGTTTCATACCCACACAAAATATTTTTTTCCTTTAATTGTGGAATGAATTGTTTAGCCACCTTATAAAAATTATATCTTGAATATGGTCCAATTTCAGAATCATTCAATTTTTGCCAATTACATGCAGCTAGTGGATTATTTGTTAATATAAAAACTTTAACATTTTTTTTATGTAAATAATAAAACATTTTTCTTAGCATATTAAGCCGTGTTTTTGTTCCAGCACAATAAATTGCCATATCCAAATAAGTTATTCCCTTTTTCATCATTTCTAAAGTGGTTTCTTTAGTTGGAGTTAATATTAAACCTTCTAAAACAGAAAGTGTACCGTCCCAATCAAAAACCACTGCTTTTGTTTTAATATTAGGATTAGAAGCCCACCTACACAAATTTTTTGCATCATCTATTGAAAATGCTATATTGGATTCAAACTCCTCATTTTTTATAGAAAGCAAATATTGAGCGAATTTATTTTCAGGATTTTTTTTTAAAAATTCAGTTGTGTATGAAGACGCATTTGAATTACCATTCATTACTTCCTTGTTTGAATTATTAGAAACTAATATAGAATCAACATATTTTTTGTGTTTTTTAAATTGGGATATCATTTCCGCCATATTATCATAAAATCGTATAGCATAACTTAAATTATTTTCTCCGAAATTATTTTTAATTGTAAATAATTTATTAAGATTTTTATGTGTTTTATTATTTTTTTTATTACCTTTTTTCAATTTATTCGGTGTTTTTAACATATATATAATTTATTATTTAATTAATTATATATTTTTACATATTTTTATAAAAATCATTTTTTAATAGCAAATGGACCACTTATCAATTCGCTTTGTCCATAATCTGTTTTTCCAGTTACTATATTTTCACCTTCAAAAAGTTCTGCTCGAATATCAGCTGTGGTAATAACATCATTATTTTTAAGCAACTGAGATTCTTGAGTATTCATATTGCTGACACCAATTAAATTGCCATTTTCATCAATATTTTGCGTCAATGCAGCTCCTGTTTTTTCTGCAATTGTAATATTTTCATCAATAGCCTTTTTCTTAGATTCTTTTACTCTTTGCTCAAATGCCGATTTAGCAAAAGATTCATTTTTAGTTTTCTCGTGCATTAATTGATTTAATTCATCCTCCATGTATTCAACCCGACCTGTTTTATAAGCTTCAGGGTCCCAAGGCATCCATAATCCAACTGGTCCAACAAATACATCATGATTTGGGTCAATTTCTCTCAACATTTTACATCTTAATTCAGCTTCTTCAATTGTAGGATAAACACCTCGTATTTTTAACCCACGAGTTGAAGTTTGAAAATTGTATTTAACATTAAAAGTGTTTTCTAATTCTTCCTCATTTTTGTCTAAAAATGACTTATAATCATCTTCCATATTTGATTTCAACAAATTTTCCTGCTCCTCTTGAATAAAATCCTGAAAATCTTTAGTAATGTCTTCAAAAGTGAGCTTGTATTTATAACTTAAAAAATTTAAAAATTGCACAAATTTTTCCATGCTCTTTGTAAAGTCCCATTTTTTTAAAAATTCTTGAAAAAAAAACACATCTTTTTGCTTTAAAATTTTATCAGGCGATACAAAAGAAACGCATACGAATTTTTGACCAGATATAGGCTTATCTTCTTCTAATAAATCTACATATTTACTATTATTTGTACCATCTTTATTTTTTCGTTTTTCATATTTTGAATTAGTTTTTTTTCCTGATTTCATTTTATATTAATTATTAAGCATAATATTTAAGTTTTTTATCGCATAATATATTTTTAATTATAAATATTTTTTTTTCTTATTATTTATTATAATAATGTTTGATATTGCTGAACTTGTTAAAAGAGTTATAAAATACCTCGTTGAAGGTCTTATGGTTGCTATAGCTGCATATGCAATTCCTAAAAGGTCACTCAATTTAGAAGAAATTGCATTAATAGCTTTAACTGCTGCCGCCACATTTAGTATTTTAGACACATATATTCCTAGTATAGGTGTAACTGCTCGTTCAGGTGCAGGATTTGGTATAGGTGCAAATCTTGTTGGGTTTCCAGGTGGTCTATAAATATTAATTATACACTGAAAAATAAAAAATTTATAAAAATAAAAATACGGAAAAATAATACAATAATTATATTATATTATTTTATTATTATGACAAAAACAATGAAACGAAAAACTTCTAAAAATCAAGTTCGTTATAAAAAAATGACAAAAAAAGCTTACAAAAAAAGAAAAGTTAGAGTTGTAAATAAAAATGAAATCAGTAATAAAATTGAAGCAAAAAATAAAACAGACGCACGGTTAAAAACAAAAGAAGATTCAGAAGATGAATCAGAAAAAGAAGTAACAGAAAAAGAAAAAGAAAATGAAAAAGAAAAAGATTTTTATTTTTTTTAAACTGTAGGAATAAATTCCCAATCTAATTCTTCACATATGCATTTCCAAATAGTATCTTGTTCAATCAATTTTTCACGGTCTTTTAACATAGGTATTTCTTCTAAATAATGTTCTTCCCCTAGTAATTCAAATAATTTATATAAAACATAATAATAATGTAAAAAATTAACTCTATAATCAGGGCAGTGCTTTGCATATGGATATTGAATTTCCATAAAAAAATTACAAAGTGTTTCTTCTAAATCTTGAGTTATAATGGGTGGTTTTAAACCTAATTTATCTTTAATAAAATTAATATGTTCGTAATATTTATTGTATCCTAGTTTTTTTAGAAGGGTTTTAGTTTCGTAATAAGTTAATTTATTTATATCTATTCTTTCCTTTTTAATTTGTTGTTTTAAATTTTCAATAACATGTGTTGGTATTTGTGTTGTTTCTTTTCCTTGAAATTGTGCTAAAATTTCTTTAAAATGATTTATTTTTTTATAAGCATAAAAGCAAACTTCTTTAGGCGGTTCCTTATATGAAGGTTTTTCATTTTCAATTAAATATTGAACATTGCTTGAACAATTATTGCAAATTAAAACACCTTCATCATCCATTGGTATTAACTCACCTTTAAAACAAACCTTACAAATATCTGTTGGCATTACAAACCTGTTTATATCTAAAAAAGTTTCATCAATATTACTTAAATATTTTGAAAATATACTATTATTTTTGCTTTCAATACCATTAATAGTATCTGCATCATTTTTTTTAATTTTAAAAAATGAATTTATTAATTTGTTTTTATTATTATTATTATTATTATTATTATTATTATTATTATTATTATTATTTGTATCATTACAGTTTGAAATATTTTTTTTATTTTCAAAATAATCAAATATATATTTTGAATTATCAAGAAAATACTCTAATTTTTTGTTTTTTAAATTTTTGATATTTTCATTAATTTCTTCGATTCGGTCTTTATATTCCATTATTTGTTCAATTGTAAATAGTTTAGTATTATTTAATTCCAGTTGTAAATTGTGTTCATCTAATTTTAAACGCAATTCTTTTCTTTCTTTTTTTAAATTAGGTATTTTATCTATTTCATCTTTATTAAATTCATTAATAAATTCACGATGTTTTCCATCTAAAGTTGTAGAGCTTTTTTTATTTACTTTTATTTTTTTAATTGTTTTTGGCTTAAAAGGCATTTACTTAATATAATTTTACATATTTTATTTAATTAATAATTTAATTAAATACATTAATTAAAATACATTAATTAAATAATAAATATTTTTTATTATATTAAGAACAAGTTTAAACAAATGAATACTTTTCTATAAAATTTATAATAGAAATATGAAAATAAAGATAAATATAGAAGATAGTAATGGTACAGAAAGTGATATAACAATGGATTCAATCAAGTTTCAAAAGATGGTTCTTTTATTTAATGCATTGAATGATGGTTGGAGTATTAAGAAACAAAATGAATCTTATATTTTTAAAAAAAATCATGAAGGTAAAAAAGAAATATTACATGACTCTTATTTGCTAACATTTATGAAAGGTAATTTTGACATTAACCGGTTAATTTCATAATATATAAAAAATATAAATTTAATTTAAATTAATTTAATTTAAATTAATTAAATTAAATTTAATTAAATTTAATTTACAAAAATTATTTTCTTTAGCAATATTATAATCATGGGAGGCGGATTAATGCAACTGGTTGCCTATGGCGCTCAAGATGTTTACCTTACAGGTAATCCTCAAATTACTTTTTGGAAAGTGACATACCGTAGATACACAAATTTTTCAATTGAATCTATTGAACAAACATTTAATGGACAGGCTGATTTCGGTCGCCGTGTTACATGCATTATTAGCAGAAACGGTGACCTTGCTTACCGTACATATCTTCAAATAACACTTCCTGAAATCAATCAATACATGGGAAATACAACAGCCTTAGCTAGTGGAGCTCAGTCTGTTTATGCTCGTTGGTTAGATTTCCCCGGTGAGCAGCTCATTGCTCAGGTTGAGGTTGAAATTGGTGGCCAACGCATTGACCGTCAATATGGTGATTGGATGCACATTTGGAATCAGCTCACAATCACAACTGAGCAAATCAGAGGCTATTTCAAAATGATTGGTAACACAACACAACTCACATTCATTACTGACCCATCCTTTTCAGATGTTGATGGTCCTTGCGACTCTTTAGCACCTCGTCAAGTTTGCGCTCCCCGTAATGCTCTTCCTGAGACAACACTTTACATCCCACTTCAATTTTGGTTTTGCACAAATCCCGGTTTGGCATTGCCTTTGATTGCTTTACAATATCACGAAGTCAAAATCAATCTTGACCTTCGTCCTATTGATGAGTGCTTGTGGGCTGTTACATCATTAAGCTGCAACAGTGCAGGTAATGGTGCTAATTCTACGCAGCTCACTGTTGGTCAAACAGTTGCTGCTACAATTGCTTACAATCAATCTATCGTTGCTGCTTCCCTCTATGTTGACTATGTCTTCTTAGATACTGATGAACGCCGAAGATTTGCCCAAAATCCTCACGAGTATCTCATCACACAGCTTCAATTCACTGGTGATGAGTCTGTTGGTTCTTCATCCAACAAGATTAAACTCAACTTCAACCACCCTGTTAAGGAGTTGATTTGGGTTGTGCAACCTGACCAGAATGTTGATTATTGTTCATCCCTTCTTTGTGATGCTCTTCTCTTCAAAGTTCTTGGTGCTCAACCTTTCAACTACACTGATGCCATTGATGCTTTGCCCAATGCCATTCATGCATTTGGTGGTCCCGCTGAAGTTACAGCTGGCAACTACATTGATGCTCGCGGCCTTTTCGATGATGCTGGTGCTGAAGATGCCTACATTCCTTCCACATTCACCGGATACTGGAACGGACCCAATGATGTTTACAACGAGCCCAATTTCGGTGGCCCACCTATAGGTGTTTATCCTGGACAAAATATTAATGACGCCCTTGCTGCTATTGGTGTTGATAATGTTGCTCAATTAACTGGGTCAACCAATTATTACACAGGACAACCTTCTTCAGGACACAACAACAATTCATCTGTCTCTGATGCCGGCACTTTCGTGCTTTCTGAGACATCCATTGACATGCATTGCTGGGGCCAAAACCCCGTCGTTGTTGCCAAACTTCAACTTAACGGACAGGACCGCTTCTCTGAGCGCGAAGGTTCCTACTTCTCTTGGGTTCAACCTTACCAATCTCATACACGCAACCCTGATGAGGGTATTAATGTGTATTCATTCGCTCTTCGCCCAGAAGAGCATCAACCCTCTGGTACATGCAATTTCTCAAGAATTGATAATGCCACATTGCAATTGGTCTTATCTAACGCAACAGTTGAGGGAACAAAGACTGCAAAAGTTCGCGTTTACGCCACAAATTACAATGTTTTAAGAATTATGTCGGGTATGGGTGGTTTGGCATATTCCAATTAAGCATAATTGTTACCATTTATGGTGTCATATTTATATTCATATTTTAATAATTAAATTATTGGTTTTTAATTATTAAAGCAAAAAACAGTGTTTGCTCCCGAAATAGCGGGAGCAAAGTGATAATATATATTATACAAAAAATAATTTAAATAGGTTGTAATAATAGATTATACAACCATGGATATCGTAAGAGCTTTTAATGCAAATGAATTACACACTGAAATTGTTATAAAAGGTGATGCAAATAACCCTTTATTTCGTGCCAGTGATATAGGAAATGTATTAGATATTTCAAATATAAGAACATCTATAAATGATTTTAATGAAACGGAAAAGGTCGTCCATACTATGGACACCCCTGGTGGAACACAACAAGTAACATTTCTTACCGAAAAAGGATTATATAAAGTATTATTTAAATCAAGAAAACCTATTGCTGAAAAATTTCAAAATTGGGTGTGTGAAGTAATTAAAGAAATTAGGTTAAATGGTATATATAATTTACAAAAAGAATTAGAAAAACAACAATTTAAAATAAATCAATTAGAAACCACAAAAAATAAAGAACTAGAAGAAAAATTAATTCAACAAAAAGTTATAGAAAAAGAAAAAATATTGTTAAAAGAATATGCACATTCAGGGTCATTAGTCTATATTATAAAGGTTAAAACATATGAAAACGGGCATTATGTAGTAAAAATAGGTCATAGTTCAAAAGGTGTTCAAGGTAGATATACAGAGCATAAAAGTAAGTATGAAGAATGTTTATTGTTGGATTGTTTTTTTGTCGATAAAAGCAAAGATTTTGAAAGTTTTTTACACAACCATGAAACTATTAGAGTAAACAAATTTAATAAATTAAAAGGTCATGAAAACGAAAACGAATTGTTTTTAGTTGGAACTAATTTATCGTATCAAATGATTATAAAGTTAATTGACAGTAGTATTAAAAATTATAATTACAGCGTTAATGAATTATTGAGAGAAAATGAAATGTTACAATTTAAGTTGCAAAATAATCAAAATAATATTAATAATGAATTATTAACAGAACTTTTACAAACAATTAATTTATTATCAAGTAAAATAGATACTCTTGAAAAAACAAATCAAGAAATTTTAACTAAATTTAACTCTCAACAAACAAAAGTTACGACTGGTTTCCAAGAGCCTTTATCAACACTTGGACCAAGATTACAAAAAATACAACCTGAAAATCTACAACTTGTAAAAGTATATGAATCTGTTACAGAAGCAATGAAGGAAAATTCAAATATAAAAAGACCAAGTATTAACAAGGCCATTGTAGAAAATACTATTTATTGCGGATTTCGTTGGCTTTTTGTGGATAGAAACTCAGACCCAAATGTTATTCATCACATCAATCCAACAAAACAAACAAAAAATCAAAGTTTCGGCTATATAGCTCAGTTAAATAGTGACAAAACTAAAATTATAAATATATATTTAGATAGAAAAACAGCTGCACATTTTAATGGATACGAATCAAGTTCTGCACTAGATAATCCAGTTAAAAATTTTACTTTGGCAAAGGGATTTTATTATAAATTATATGATGAGTGTGACATATTATTGAGAGAAAATTTTGAAGAAATTACAAGTGGGGAACCTTTATTATATAAAAATGGTGTAGGTCAATTTGACGCACAAAATAATTTAATACGCGAGTTTTCATGCAAATATGATTGTATCAAGTCTCTCTCAATGAGTGATAAAACATTGGCAAAAGCACTTGAAAAAAATATTTCTTATAACGGTTTTTATTTTAAGGAAATCGGCTCTAAGTTAAAAATCATATAAACATTCACAATTTTCAAATATAAAGAGAAAACATTTGCATATTGTTACTACATCTAAATGAATTTAAATAACTTTTTACCATAACTATTGGTAAATTTAACGGAGAGTATCCTTTAAATGTAAATGTATTGTACATACCAATTAATAACCTTTTAAAATACCAATTAAAATAAATAGTTGGATTTTCTATATATGAAATTGCAGTTGGTTGTAACGCCCAAAGCCCATTTGCTTCTAATATTTTAAAATTACCATTTTTAAAATCTTCTATATTTTTTATTAAAATATCATATCTACCAACATTAAAATCTTTTATATTTTTTGAAATATTATTAAATATTTTATTTAATTTATCATTTATTAAATAATTATAACTTTTAATATCGGTTGTTTCTTTATAATCGAATTTTTTTTTATCTTTTTTATAATTTTCTCTTTCACTTATTTGTGGTTGTTTTGATATTTCAATTATTTTTCCCTCTTTTTCCCAAGGTAATTTTTCCCATAAAACACCTAATTCAATTTTATAATCATATAAATAATTTTGAACCATGTAATTTTTTGTATCTTTTGTTTTTTTAAAAAAATCTTGCAACTCTTTTTTATTCTTAACAATCTTTACATCTTTTCCTTGTCCAGAACATACAGTCGGCTTAATAATAATTGGATAATTAAAATGAGTTCTGTTTATTTCATTTAAAGGAAATTGAACTTCGGGTCTATATTTTATTGGAACTAATTCCATTATAGCTAGTTTATTGTTTTGTGAAAGAGGATACGGATTTGTATTTAATAAAAATATCCATTGTATAATAAATCCAATAAAAAAGCCTAATAATGTTATCTTTTTATAAATAATAAATGAAAATAATAATGGAAATAAAGCCACAAATAAATTTAATAATGTTCCAAATATAAAGAAAAATAAAAAACCTTCAACATCACGCATGTCCCAATAAGTTGATTTATCATCAGAAACACTATCTGTATCACTATCTGAGTCACTATCTGTATCACTATCTGAGTCATTGCCAAAATTACTATCAGAATCATCGCTATTTGATTTTTTAAATAAACCTAAAATCGTGTAATAAATACTTTTAAAATAACTAAAAATAAAAAATTTAAATAAAAAAAATATTATTAATAAATATGCTATATTTTTAAAAATCAATTTTGTATTTTTATTCATATATATTATTAAATAAAATAATAAAATAATAAAATAATAATTTTAGTTATATTATTATTTAAATAATAACAATATAATATTAATAATGACTTCAAATATTCTTTGTTTTGTAAAACCCGTTTTTCTTGTTTTTGGTTCAAATGGTTGGATTGGTAATAAAGTATGCAATTATTTAGAAGATAATAACATTAAATTTTATAAAGCCAGTTCTCGTGCAAATGATGTTGATGGTGTTCGTAATGAACTATCAATCCATCCAAATATTACTAATGTAATCAGTTTAATTGGGCGAACTCATGGCACATATAATGGTGAAAAAATAACAACTATTGATTATTTAGAAAAGCCAGGTAAATTAGTTGAAAATATTAGGGATAATTTATATTCACCCCTTTCTCTAGCAATACTGTGTAAAGAAAAGGAAATTCACTTTACTTATTTAGGAACAGGATGTATTTTTGATTATGATGAAAAGCATCCATTTGGACAAGAAATCAATGGGTTTCATGAAAATAGCAAACCCAATTTTTTTGGGTCATCTTATTCCATTGTTAAAGGTTTTACCGATGAACTAATGCATTTATTTAAGGATACTACATTAAATATTCGCATTAGGATGCCTATTACACATGAATTTAATGAAAGAAATTTTGTAACAAAAATTTCAAATTATAAAAAAATTTGTTCTATTCCAAATTCTATGACAGTATTAAATGAATTGATTCCTATCATGATAGATTTAGCATCGAAATGGCGAACTGGAACAATAAATCTAACAAATCCTGGTCTTATATCTCATAATGAAATTTTAGAAATGTATAAGGAAATAGTAGACCCTGATTTTAATTGGGAAAACTTCAATATTGAAGAACAAAATCAAATTCTTTTGTCCAAACGCTCAAATAATTTTTTAGACACAACAGAATTAGAGATATTGTATCCAAATGTTAAAAATATTCGTGAATCAGTAAAAGACATGTTGGTTTTAATGAAAAATAACAAAAATTAATTGTAATTGAGTTAATAAATATAAAAATATTATTAGTATTTAAAAATTTAATTAGTAATAATAAAATGAAAGCAATAATATTTGGTGCAAAAGGGTCAATTGGAAATTATATTTTAAATGAATTTTTAAATGAAAAAATAAACATAATTGGAACAACAAGTAATATTGAAAAGATATCTGAAAATATTATTTTTGTTAAAAGTGATAATTTAGATAATTTAAAATTTATTGAGCCAGTTGATATTGTTATATGGGCAAATGGGGATAATTGTAATGATAATATAAATACATATAACAATGATACTTTTAATAAAATTATAAATGCAAATGTTACTTTCATTTTAAACACAATGCATAATTTATTACAAAATAAAAAAATTAACTGTAATTGTAAAATGGTAATAATTAGTTCAATTTGGGAAGATAATACAAAAGAAAATAAACTATCATATTCAATATCAAAATCCTCATTAAACGCGCTTGTTAAAAATGTTTCATATGACTTATCCGAATATAATATTTTAATTAACAATGTTTTACCTGGAGTTATAGATAATGAAATGTCTCGTAAAACATTAACTAACGAGCAATTTGAATATATAAAAAATTATATGAAATTTGGAAGATTAATAAATCTATCAGATGTGTATAAAATTGTTAAATTTTTAGCAATAGATAATACTGGAATAACAGGTCAATCTATAAAGGTAGATTTAGGTTTTACAAATATGAAAAAATTTAATTAAATATTATATTTTTAAAGCAAAAAAAATGTGATAAATTTAAAGTAATTTTAATTATATAAATATAAAGGTTTATAGTAAATAATTTATAAAATGAATTTTAATGTTAATTCTGTAGATTTTTATTCAGAAATGAATTTAAATAATGCAATTTCTATAAAATCTTTTAAAAAGGATTATCATGTTATATATAGCAGTAAAAATATTGAACAACTAGTAAACGAAAATTATATTGAAGGCGACTTTATTTTTATCGATAAAAATGTTTTTAATTTAAGCCCTGAAACTTTTATAAATATAAAAAATATATTATTATTTAATGCTATTGAGGAAAATAAAAATATAGAAAATGTATTAATTTTGATAGATAAATTATATAATCTTAATTTTAATAAAAAAAATAAATTAATAGTAATTGGTGGTGGCATTACTCAAGATGTTGGTGGTTTTGCATCGGCTATTTATAAAAGAGGTATAAATTGGATATTAATACCTACAACAATATTATCTATGACAGATAGTTGTATAGGCAGTAAAGTGTCAATAAATAGAAAAAGCAAAAATATGCTTGGTATGTTTTCAGCACCAAATAAAATATTTATATCTGATTTTTTTTTAAGTACTTTATCAAATGATGATATAATTTCTGGTATTGGAGAGTCTTTTAAATTATCATTGATAGGTGGTGAAAAATCTTACAAATATTTTCTTGAACAATATTCTCAAAAAAATTACATTAATATTATTAAAATTTCTTCATTAATTAAAAAACAGTTAATAGAATATGATGAATTTGACGAAAATGAAAGACGCGTTTTAAATTATGGTCACACAATAGGTCATGCTATAGAATGCACTACAAATTATTTTATTCCACATGGTATCGCTGTATTAATAGGTATGTACATAAAAAATTTGTTATTTTATAAAAACAAACATCAAGAAATTAATGATTTAATAATAAAAATGGTAGATATAAAATATTTTAAAATAAATTTTAATTATGATGAATTTATTAAACACTTATTATCTGATAAAAAAAATAATGGTGACCAAATTTGTTTTATTTTATTAGAAGATTTAGGAAAAAGCATATTTATATTTAAAACAATAAATGAAATAAATGATTCTTTAAAAGAAATAATTTTTAATTTATTTAGCCAACATAACCCTTAATTTTTATAATTATTTAACTAATTTATTATAAAAATTAGTTAAATAATTATAAAAATTAACTAATCAAATTACATGAACAAATTAAAAGAAATATTAACAAGTTTAAAACATTTAGGTTGTTCGGGAATTAAAATATCATATGAAGATGAAGGAGCATTATTAAATGAAGTAATATCAATGAGATACTTAACATCAAATATTGGAATTGATTTATCAATTAAAATCGGTGGATGTGAAGCAAAAAGAGATATAGTTGATTGTTTGAACATTAATTGTGATTCTATAGTTGCTCCAATGATTGAAAGTAGATTTGCATTAACCAAATTTATAAATTCATTAAACCAATATAATTATACTGGCAAGAAAGGTTTTAATCTTGAAACTATAAATGCATATAATAAATTAGATGATATTTCTAAAGAATTTTCTAATATAGATTATGTAACATTTGGAAGAGTTGATTTTGTAAATTCATTAAATAAAAATCGTAGTTATGTTAATGATAAAGATATGTATGATATAGTTGAAAATGTTTTTAAAAAAACTAAAGAACAAAATAAAAAATGTTATTTAGGAGGAGCAATAAGCATTAATTCAAATGATTTTATTAAAAAACTTATTGAAAATAATTTATTGGATTATTTTGAAACAAGATATATAATATTTGATACTAAAAAAATAAATTTTGATAATTTTGATAATTTACTTTACTATGCAAATTTATTTGAAGTTGAATGGTTAACTTTTATAAGTAATAGATATGGTGAATTATTTAATAAAGATAAAGAAAGAATTAAAATGATTGAAGAAAGAATAAATATTATAAATAAATAAATTTAAAATTAATAATAATAATAATAATAATAATAATAATATGAATAATATGAAAATCAAAGTTAGTGATTATATTGTTGAGTTTTTCAATAAAAACGGTTTAAATACATTATTTACAATAACTGGTGGGTTTGCAATGCATTTAAATGATTCGTTTGGTAATAATAAAAATTATAAAATTTATTATCAACATCATGAGCAATCTTGTGGGTATTCAGCCGTTGGATATTCAAAAACCAATTCAAAACCATGCATAGTATGCACAACAGCAGGAGTTGCAGCAACAAATGCAATTTCTCCTTGCTTAGTTGCACATCAAGACAGTCTGCCTATTTTATTTATTTCAGGGCAAGTTAAAAGTACAGAAACAATTCAAAAAATAAATACTGAAAATATGAAACTAAGACATTATGCCGGAGCAGATTGTGATATTATTTCAATAGTAACTCCTATAACAAAATATGCAAGAGAAATTTCAAATGTTTTAGAAATAAACGAAGTATTGATTGAAGCTTTCAAAAATCTTATAAATGGACGTCCTGGCCCTGTTTGGTTATCTATTCCAGTAGATATACAGGGTATGCTAATCGACAATGTAAATATTCCTTTAATAGAAAAAAATATCAACCAAAACACAATTATAAATAAAAATGAATTAGATAAAATTTATGAATTATTAAAAATTGCTGAAAGGCCTCTAATTATTGCAGGAAATGGAATAAAACTAGGTAATTGTAATGATAAATTTACAGATTATTTAAATAAATATAATATTCCTGTTGTTGTTACCATGTTAGCTACAGATGTTATTGAAAATAATAATAATTTATATTGCGGTAAAATTGGATTAATTGGAGATAGGTCTGGTAATTTTACACTTCAAAATTGTGATTTATTAATTTCACTTGGGTGTAGAATGGCTCAAGGAATTGTTGGTTATAGAGATGACTGGTTTGCAAGAGAAGCTAAAATAATTTATATTGATAATGACCAAAATGAAATAGAAAAAAATAATATTAAATATACTTTAAAATTAAACATGGACTTAAATTTATTTTTTGATAATTACAATTATGAACCAATTAATTATTCCAATTGGTTAAAAAAATGTTTATATTGGAAAAACAAATGGTATTTTGAAACACCGAATTTTAATGATAATAGTATCAATCCATACTATGTTTTAAAAACTTTTTTTAAAATAGCTCCTGAAAATAAAATAACCATTGCTTCTTCGGGTTCTATTGTAACAAGTGTATGGCATATGGTAAATATCAAAAAGGGTGACAAATTTTTAATAAGTAGTCAAGGTGATATGGGATTTGAATTAACATCATCCATTGGAGCTCAGATTGCCGAACCTAATAAAATGGTTATACCAATTTTAGGCGAAGGTTCTTTTCAATTAAATATACAAGAACTACAAACAATTATTCATTATAAACTTCCAATAAAAATTTTATTATTTAATAATGGGTCATATGGTGCAATCCAAATTACACAGACAAATTTTTTTAAAAATAAATTTGGTGTCGATTATGAAAGTGGGTTATCTTTCCCGGATACAGAAAAAATATCATATGCGTATGGAATAAAATATTTGTCAGCAAAAAATAACAATGAGATTGAAGAAAAAATACAAGAATTTATTGATTATAAAGAAACAATTATATTTGAAGTATTTTCTTGTATTCAAGGAAGATATCCAAGACTAAATGCAATTAAAAATGATGACGGAACATTTACAAATAGACCATTTGAAGATATGGACCCATTTTTACCAAGAGAAGAATTTAAAAATGAAATGATAGTTAAAATTGTTTGATTATTTAACACTTTCTTTATTACAAATATTACATAATAATATTTTTATTTACATAACAAAAATATTAAAATATAGAATTTAGATTATTTTGTAAATCATTAATAGTTATTATTAATATATTTTTATTTATTTTTTTTATGTTATTTTTTAAATTAGTATCATGAATTATAGAAGTTAATAAAACAACATCATTATCATCAGCTATTTTATTATATAAATCACAGTTAATAATATTTATATTTTTTATGCATTTATTTAGATAACAAGGATTATCATCTATTATGCTTATAATATTTGTACATTTTGTAATATTATTTAATATTTTAAATAAAAATTGACCACAACCATAAATATAAATATTTTTATATTGGATTAATTTTTTAAAATCAATATTACTAATTACATTATTTCCAATATCAATATATTTTTTAAAAGATTCATTTTTTTTATTTTTTTTAAAAATACCTCTAATAACATAATATTTACTATTTTTAATTGAAAAATAATCATCATCTAAATAAATAGGAAAAAAATCGTGATTTGTTAATAATTTATTTAAAGCATATTTTGAAAAAAAATTTATGTGTTCAATATTTATTTCCTGCAAAGGACAAATATCACTAATTTTATCATAATATTCTGCATTTGGGACTTCTATATACAATAATCCTGATTCCACTATATTATTTTTAATTTTTTTTATAAAATCATTTATATCATAAATATGTTCTAATACATGTGATAATAATAAACAATCATATTCTTTATAATTTTCATCCATCCCAATATCATAATTATCTATATTATATGTGTCTCCCAATAATTCTTTTATTTTACAATTTCCTGAACCATAATCTATAATATTTTTGATATTTTTATTTTTTAAAAAATTTTTCAAAAAAAAACTGCATTTTTCATCTTTATCAGAATAAATCACTAAATTTTTATAATTGTTAAATGTTTTATAATAATTATCATAATCAATTTGAACATTTTTTGAATTTGAATAATAAAAATTACAATTTTCACAATAGTAAATTGAAATATTATTATCTAAATTTATATCGTTAACAATTAACATTTCAACTGAAAAAATTATATTATTATTTTCTTTATTGCAACAATTACAACTTCTCATATCTTATATTATTAATAATTATATTATTAATAATAAAATTAAACTAATGCGAAAAACTCCTTTATTTTTGAGCAAACATAATCTACATCTTCAACCGTCATTCCGTGATGTGCTCCCAACAAAAAACCTTCTGCCATTATTCTATCTGAATTAGGAAAAACTTCTAAATATTCCCTGTAAACAGGATGCCTTGTAACATTTCCTGCAAAACATACTCTTGTTTGCACATTATTATTTTCTAAATATGTTAACAATTCTAACCGCTTTTTTGACATAAATGGAATTGCTAACCAATCACTATTAAAAGTATTTATTGGTAAAACTATGTCTTCCACATCTTTTAAATTTTCCAAATACCTATTAAATACACTTCGTCGTTTTTCTCTTATTTCCTCAATTCTATCTAATTGAACCAGTCCAAATGCAGCATTTACTTCTGATGATTTCATATTGTATCCAACTGCACCATATAAAAATTTATAATCATAAGGAATACCATCTATATTATATCCAAATCTTTCACTCATATCTTCTGAATTATCTCCAATACGACCCCAGTCCCTAAACATTGTTGCTCTTTTCAGTAATTTTTCATCATTAAACATTACCATTCCTCCAGAACCACATGCAGTAATTAAATGACTAGAATAAAAACTTGTTATTGAAATATCTGTTTCAGGTGTTAATGTAACAGTATCAGCAGAGTCTTCAAATAGAACTAAATCTGTCCTTTTGCGAATTTCAGCCCAATCTGGTTTTGAACCTACCAAATTCGGAATTAAAATTACTTTTGTTTTATCGGTTATTTTTTCACAGACTTGGTCGGGAGTAGGAACATAAGTTCCGATTTCAACATCACAAAAAACAGGTTTTAATCCACATTGAAGAATTGGTGCTAAGGTTGTTGAAAATGTACATGCAGGTGTAATCACTTCTGCACCCGGCTCTAAATTAAGAGCATTTAATCCTAACAAAATTGCTGAAGAGCCACTATTTACAAATAAGCCGTGCTTTTTTCCAAATAATTCTGATACACGCCTTTCAAATTGAATAGTTCTTGGACCAAAACCAGCTAACCATCCATCATGCAAACATTCTATAACTGCGTTAATTTCTGCATCACCATATGCTTCTTTTTTATTAGGTGCATACCAAATTTTTTTATTCATTATATTAATATAATAAACATATTTATTTAATATATTTAATATTTATAATATTTATAATATTTACAATATATAAATTAATCTTCAAAAAAATTATGATAAACATTATTTTCCATATATTCAAAATCTTGTATGTCATTTATAAAAGGAATGATTGTGTTTTCTATATTAAATTTTAAAATTTCATCCCATTGCTCTTTTACTAAATATAATGTTGCTTCTGCAAAAGGAATATCCTCTTCACCGTAAGCAATTCCATATAGGTTATCCATATTATTTTTCAATAAATATTCAGACGCTGGAGTTTTTTTAATCCAATCCGATTTTGATAATCCGTTTACTTTATAAACAATGCTAATACACCCACATAATGCTGCCATAATCGTTAAAAAAGTATTGGAATCATAACTATAAAAATATTTATATTTATTAAAAAATTCAATGCATTGTTGTTGCGTTCCGCCAATTATTTCAAATGAGTCTTGTGGATGAATTAAAAAAAAACCATCCCTATGAATAACAAATGCTTTTCTAAATGTAAAGCATGAACCTTCTCTTTTTTCAAAATTTATTTGTTTTATTTCAGGGTCAACATAAACATTACTTAACATTTTATAAATATGTTTTTTTTCAGGATACAATGAAAATTTTTGTTCGCTATTAAAGTGATAAACTAACTCATTTTTACCCCATGTATCCGCACATGAATGTGGAACATTTTGCCCCAATACACTTAACATCCAACGAACTACATTAGGTGCATTTAATGGATTTCCTAAAATACCCTCGCAATATATTACTACAGAATTTTCATCTAATGGAAATTCATTATCATAAAATTTATTAAATATGCAATTATTTTCAGTCCCCAAATGGGGGTGCATTCTAACCATAACTCCTAACTCATCTAATATTTTAGCCAAATAATACTGAACTACCACACCTCCATTTTGATAATCAAATGCGTAATGCGGAAATATTAAAATATTTTTATTATTAGCAGTTTTTTCACTTAATAAATGTAAATCTGTCATGAATACTTATAATATGTAAACTTTAAATATAAATATAACAAAATAATATAAAAATAACAAAACAATATAATAAAATGAAAATACTTTTAACAGGTGGAAATGGTAATATAGCAAAAACTATAAAAAAAAATATGTCAAATTATTATGATATTACTAGCCCATCCCGAAATGAATTAAATATTTTAAATTTTGAAGAAATAAAAATATTTTTAAATAATAATGATTATGATATTTTGATTCATACTGCTATTGAAGGTGGTCGGAGAACTAAAGAAGATGAAAAAAATATTGTAAAAAATAATTTACTAATGTTTGAAAATATTTTGTATTTTGTAAATAGATTTAAAATGATAATTAATCTTGATTCAGGCGCAATATATGACCGTTCAACTGATATATTAAATAGAAAAGAAGACGATATTTCAACAATTCCAACGGATTATTATGGTTTTTCAAAATACATTATTTACAAAAGGTCATTGCAATATTATAATATTTATAATTTTCGAATTTTTAATATTTTTCATACAAATGAGGAACCTGATAGATTTATAAAAAGTTGTTTTTTATCAAAAAAAAACAAAACTCCTATAACTATTTATGAAGATAAATATTTTGATTTTGTTTATGAGGACGATTTTATTAAAATTATTAAATATTATGCTGACAATTTTACAAAACAGGAAATCCTTGAAAAAACTATAAATATTTGTTATGAACAAAAATATAAATTATCTGATATTGCAAAATTAATTTTAAAAGATGAAAATAGTAAGTTAATACAAATATTAAATAATAATTTTAACAAAAATTATAGTGGCGATTGTTCAAAACTTTATAAATTTAATTTACCATTAATTGGATTAAGTAAAAGTTTAGATTTATACGAAAAACTAGTTTAAAATAATAAAATAATTTCATTTAATAAATAAATGAATTTATTAGTTACAGGAGGTTGTGGATTTATTGGGTCCAATTTTGTGAATTATTATTTTCATAAAAATCCCAATGTTAAAATCATAAATTTAGACGCATTGTATTATTGTGCGAGTGTAGAAAATGTAAAACCAGAAATTCGCAATTCTGATAGATATATTTTTATTCAAGGAAATTTATGTTCAATGGATTTATTAAAACATATTTTAGAAAGTTACAAAATTGATACGGTTGTTCATTTTGCTGCTCAATCCCATGTTCAAAATTCTTTTGATGATTCCCTTCAATATACAAATGATAATGTTTTAGGAACTCATACTTTATTGGAATCTGTTAAAAAATATGGTAACCTCAAAAAATTCATTCATATTTCAACAGATGAAGTATATGGAGAATCTATGTTAGAAGAAACTGAAGCAAAAAAAAATGAAAATTCTGTGCTTTGTCCAACCAATCCATATGCAGCCACAAAAGCTGCCGCTGAATTAATAGCAAAATCCTATTATTTTTCATTCAAAATGCCTATTATTATTACACGCGGTAATAATGTATACGGGCCAAATCAATATCCTGAAAAATTAATACCTCGTTTTATTAAATTATTAAAAGAAAATCAAAAAGTAACTATACAAGGTGACGGCAGCAATGTAAGGGCTTTTCTTCATGTAAATGATGTATGCAGTGCATTAGAATTAATACTTGAAAAAGGTCAAATAGGCGAAATATATAATATAGGTAGTGATGACCATCATGAATACTCTGTTACTGAAATCGCAAATATGTTAATTAAAAAATTAAAAAATACTGAAGATTATACTAACTGGGTAACTTATATTGAAGATAGACCTTTTAATGATAAGAGATATTACATCAGCAATGATAAATTAAAACAGCTTGGTTGGGAAATCAAAAAAGATTTTGATGAAGGGTTGAATGAATTACTATAAACATTAAATAAAACATTAAATAAAAGATAAAATATTTTATGGATTTTAACTTAAAAATATATTATATTATTGTATTATAAATGCAAGTATTCATAAAAACATTGACTGGTAAAACTATTACTATTGAGGTTGAACCAAATGATACTATTGAGACAGTTAAAGATAAAATTCAAACAAAGGAAGGAATTCCACCAGACCAACAACGCCTTATTTTTGCTGGAAAGCAATTAGAAGACGGACGAACTATTGCTGATTATAATATTCAAAAAGAATCTACACTTCATTTAGTTTTGAGACTTCGTTAAAATAAATTATATTTTTACACTAAATTATAAAAAAATTGAAATAAAATACATTTAAAAATCAACAAAATAGAATACTTATAACTCAAAATGAATCAAAATTCCGACGACAATAACCTATATGTTTGCATTTATGTTAAAATAGCATATCAAATAACATGTGCAAATTACTATTTATCTCGAAATTTAACACTAAATCAAATGTTAGAATTTTTAAAAGCGAGCATATTAAGCGAATTTAATGTAAGTGAAAGCCAATATGAGCTGGTTGAAGCAGGTCAAAATCTGCCTGAAGGTGTTCCATCAGAAGAAGGAAATGCATTTTTAATTTCGTCAAATATTCCATCCTACACGACAATTCACAATTATTTTAATAAAAACCATGTAGCGTTTTATATTCGTATGTTTCAAAATAATTCTTTAGATGATGAATCAACCGAATTAAACACAGCATCTAGTAGCGATAATGATGACCCAATTTGCATGGTATGTCACGAAAGTGAAGAGACCTTAACAACTTATTTTGGTTGCAGCCATTATATTTGTGATGCGTGTTGTGCTGGTTGCATTAACGCTGGGATAAATTGTTGCGGTGTTTGTCGTCATGAAAGATAATAAATTTTTAAATTTAAAAATATGATATATAAATAAATATTTATATAAATAAATATTTATATAAATAAATATTTATATAAATAAATATTTATATAAATAAATATATAAGTATATAAATGGTAAAAATGTCTCACAATTATTGTTATCGTTCTCGTTTAGAAAATTTACTTATTGGTGTGCTTTCTCTAAAAAAAATGCTTTTTTACAATTCAGAGTATAAAAAAAAAGAAAATTTAACTTCAACACTTATTATTCCTGGTGAATCCTTCTAAATTTTTTATATTTTTTTATAATTTTTATAAAAATATAATTACATCAAGTATATTTTTATATTCAATAAATTTTAATAAATTTTAAACAATTTCAATAAATTCTGTTCCATTCCATTTAATATTCCGTGTATTAAATAATATATTCATATTTATTACTTCCGGTTTATTTTCTTCATGATAAAACAATTTTTCTATTTGTGCGTCATCACGAAAACGAGCTGTATACTCCTGTTGTATATTATTTCTACCAATTCTGCCTAGCGATTGAATTATTTTTTCTTGAGTTAAAGTCAAATCCTTACTTAAATAACCATGACAAAATTGATAATTTGTTCCATAAATATAATCACTTGAAGCTATAATAATATATAATTTCTGTTGGTCTGCTAATTTTTTCATTATTTCAGTGTATGCAATACTAGGATGGTTCGCAATTACTCCTATACCCATTAAAAGCAAAATCTTCCAACTTTCATCAATGTCATTTAAAGACATTATATCAATAATATAACCTTCGTCTATATCACTTGTGAACGCATTTTTTAAATCATTCGCGTCTGTCCATTTTTCAATATGAGCTGATTTATTTGGAACAAATACCTCATTTAGTTGTGCCGACTTTATCATACCTCTTAAATCCTCTATTCCTTGTTCTAACCTGTCTGTAATATTGTTTCTACTATTATCTCCTATCGGTGTTTTATCTTTTTTGCTTTTTTCTTTACCCTTACCTTTACTTTTATCAGTGCCTTTCAATTTATCATTTTCTTCAATACCTGATAATTTTTCTGTTTCATCTTCTAATTGTTTTTCCAATAAACTAATTTGCTCATTTATTTTATTATTACTTGTTATTTTTTCCATAATATTTTCCATTACTTTCACAGGAATGTTTGCTTGTTGAATACAAAATTTAGCTATTTTTCCAACATCATTTGCTAAAAATATTGTTGGACCATCTGTTAGCGTATATGCATCTTTTGTTGTAATGTAAATTGCACATTGCTCTTCTTCTTTTGTTGCTTTTGAAATGCTTAACGGTTGTTCGCTTTTTAAACGACTAATAGGTTGACCAGAAAGCGAATTTTCAGAAACTAAAACACCCGGTCCAATACTTATAGATTTTTTTATTTTGTTTCCTTTTGTATCTATTGCATTATTTGAAGCAATTCGTTTATCTCTATTTGTAATTAAATGTTGATACACAATTTGCCAAACATTCGCCTTTATTTTACTGAGTAATCGTAAATAGTGGAGCTTTATATTTTGCATATTTATATCATCAATGCTTGCAAAATACCTATTTGCCTTAGCACTTCCACTCACATAGTCATTTGTTTCTACAAAACGAATAAATTCTACAACCCCCTTTAAATCGAAATACCTCAACAATGTTAAATTTTTTTGACAATGTTCTGTGATTTTAAGGATTTGTGCATAATCGTCACTCATATGATGAGGCAAAACTACATACCCATTTTTATTAATAATAGGTATTGATTTTTTACAATCATGACTAACAATATTGAAAATTTGTGCGCCTAAAAATTTTGTTTTAAAATCAGCGATAGTTTCTGTTAATTCATGCAATTTAGGTAAAGTTGCAGATGATAATATCATGTTGGGAATTATATTTTCCTTCCAATTTTTTTTTATTGTTTCATGCAATTCATGATTATTATAATCCATGGTTATTGTTGGTTCATCCCAATAAACAATAATTTTTTCCCTAGTATTAAATGCAGCCATATAAAACATTGCAGGTAAATAAGATTTAATATCACATATCATAATTTCAACTTTTTCACCCACGCTATTATCTACTTTTCCTATACCACCACTTTTTCTGTGTTTTGTATATTCTTTCGCCGCAAAATAATGTAAACGAATATCATCTGCACTTGAACAACCAAAACCGAATGCAATCTTTTTATTCACTGAAATTGCTGCTTTTGCCAAAGCCAACCCTACATGTCTTGCTGCACATACGAAAATAATGCGATAATTTTCAGATAATCCTATAGGCGTAAGTGTTTTTCCTGTGCCTGTTGGTGCAATATAAAGCGCCAATTTAGGTCCTCGGTTTTTCATTAAAGTGAAAATTTCTTTTTGATGTTCATATAAAATGCTATCGGAATATTTAAGCAAAAGTTTATTTTTTTCTATAAATTCCACAGCATTAAATATAAAATTAGACATATTTATTTCATCCTCCAATTTTGTTAAAATGTTTTCAACTATTTTTTGAACATGAGAGTTTATATTAAATATGGAAACTTTTGTTAATTTAAATAATGTAAAATATTCAATCACCCAATTTGTATTGCCTTGACTTTTTGATAATAAAATTTTATTAACTATTTCCAATAATAAATATTCAAAAATATTATCAATATTTATCTTTTCTAGTGAATTTTTTTCTAAACGAATCAAATCCGCTTTTTTTATTTGCGGATTTGCATTAACATTAATTGATAACTCCGGAATTACAAATTTCTCTTTCATTTTTTTAACTTTATCCGAAAAATATTTATTGTATAAGTAATCTTCCATTATTTCACTTTTTGTTATTTTTAAATACTCAATAAGTGATTTGTGCTTATTGAATTTAATATTTACATCGTGAAAACCCTGAATAATTAATTCTAATATGTATTTTTCATTTTCGTCTACAGGAATCTCAATTCCCTGCCATTCTGATTTAGTTAATTTGCGTTGATTTAAATCCATTTTCGTTGATTTGTGTTGTGTTGTTTTATTTTTATATTTTAACTTTATATACTAATCAATTTTTATTTTATTTACTTTAATTATTTACTTGTATTTTTATTATTCGTATACATTTTTTTATCTTTTAACGACGATTCTATTTCATACATTAGAAAATAACTTATTGTTAGTTTTAGTAAAGAAACTCCCATTACAATTATAAGTTGTTTATATGATTTTATATAAAATAATTTAAGTATTTCTACTGCTAATATAAACGATAAAGATATTGAAATCGCTTGACCTATATGTAATCTTGTATCTTCATAAGCTAACATTGGATTACTAAATTCTTTTATGTATATTATAAATGACCATATTATGTTAATAGATATAATTATAATTGATAACGAATAGCATAAAATATCTATTAATGAAATTATTTTTTTTAATAAATTTTCATATTTAATCAATGTATACATATATATATATATATATATTTGATAAAAAAATTGAATAATAAAATCTGCAATTTATACATAAAAAATAACGCATATCTTTATATTTCACATTTCAATATGACAACAAATAAAATACTCACAATTGAAGGTAATATTGGTGGTGGTAAATCAACGCTATTGGAAGCGCTTAAAAAAAAATATGAAAACAATCCAATTATTCTATTTTTAGATGAACCGGTTAAAGATTGGGAATCCATAAAAGATAAAAATAATATAACCATGCTAGAAAAATTTTATTCCAACCAAGAGAAATATTCTTTTCCTTTTCAAATGTTGGCATATATATCTCGTCTGGCTTTATTAAAAAGTGCCATGAAAAATACTGATAAAGTTATTATTACGGAAAGGAGCTTATTTACCGATAAATTTGTTTTCGCAAAAATGTTGCATGATATGGGAAAAATCGAAGATGTTAATTATCAGATTTATTGCAAATGGTTTGATACTTTTTCAGGAGATTATTTTATCCATAAGTGCATATATGTAAAAACTACGCCTGAAACTTGTCATGAAAGAATTTTTAAGCGTTCAAGGTCTGGTGAGAATTGCATCCCATTAGATTATCTAATTCAATGTGATAAATATCATGATGAAATGATTCCAAATATTCAATCAATGTTTGCAAATCCGGATGATGACATTATTGTATTAGATGGTAATACTGATATTTATTCAAATCCTCAGGAGCTAGAAACATGGATTGAAAAAATTAATGAGTTAATTTTTGAATAATTCAAATAATAAGCTTTATTCCAAAAGATATTAAACAAATAAATCAAAATATATGTAATAATGGATTCACAATCAATAATAAAAACAAATGAAGAAATACTTTTACAATTTAAAAATACTGCTATTCGTAGTAGATTAAAAAGAGAGATTACTAATATGTATGCTTTATTTAACACAATTATTTTAAATATTAATGAAAAAAATGAATTAATAGTTACAATTAGTGAAGTAATTAATGATAAAAAACAAAAATATAAATTTATTATTAGTAATCATTACCCTTTTTCATGTCCTCAAATTTTTTTTCAAAACAAACCTTATCGTGATTTTTTAACATTTAATTATTTAAAAGAACAATCTGTTTTATTTAAAAAAATCACAGGGAAAGGATGTTTTTGTTGTCATTCATTTATTTGTAACAATAACTGGAGCCCTGCTATTACATTAAATTTAATTATTAGAGAAATAAATGATATTAAAAAACAGAGGCGCAACTTTATAAATAAAATATTAACTGATAAAATAAAATTTAAATATTTGATAGATGATATTGACATTGAATCATGGTTGTTTTAATTTACATTTTATTTTATACATAGAATATTATAATATACAATATAATATTATAATATACAATATAATATAGTATAATATAATATAAAATGCAAAATTCTGATATTGTAAATGAATTGGATGAAGCTATTATTTGCCCTCACTGTCTAGACCCGGTTTTAATTGAAAAATTAAATTGTTGTATTTTTAGACACGGTATCATGAAAGATTCAATGAAACAAATGAACCCACATGCTTCAAAAGAAGAATGCGATAGTCTTTTCTCTCAAGGGTTAATTTTTGGTTGTGGGAAACCATTTAAAATTATAAAAACTGGCAATCATATTTGTGTTGAAGTATGTGATTATATATAAAGCATATAAAAATATATTTGCATTAATATATATATATATGCAAAAACAAAGCCTAATTACCGCTTTATTTACTAAAAAATCACCAAAAATATATCCTATAGAAAATAAAAATACATGTGAATATGTATTAAAATTTGACGGATGCAGTAAAGGCAATCCTGGTCCATCTGGTGCAGGTGCGGTTTTATATCATAATGAAAACGAAATATGGTCAGATAATCAATATATTGGTAATAAAAAAACAAATAATTATGCTGAATACTATGGACTAATACTTGGATTAAAAGAAGCAAATAGGCAAAATATTCAAACGCTTCATGTTTGCGGTGATAGCTTGCTCGTTATCAAACAAATGAATGGTGAATATAAATTAAAATCAGAAAATTTATATCAACTGTATAATGAAGCGAAAAAATTAGAAGAAACATTTGTAAATATTACTTATGAGCATATTTACAGGCAATATAATAAAAGAGCAGATGAACTAGCAAATCTTGCTTTAGAAAATGAATTATTTCTTGATGAATTTAAGAGTGGGTTTTGAATCCTGTATATGGGTTTATCGATATTCCAATAATCCAACATTCAATTTTTGACTAGGTTTATATTTTAAAATATCCAATTCTTTTGTTGTGGTTGGAAATTCATCAAAACCGTAAATATCTTGTAACATAAGCCATTCAAATATACCACCTAAATAAATAAATATATTATAAAACCCTAATTGTAAAAGTTGCTGATATTTTTTATATATTTTTTCATCATTGCAATTTCTACCATAAACAATTATTTGAATGTTTTTGCCGACACTTCCGCGCAAGTGTTTATTAATTATTGCCTCTTCTTGTTGAGCATTAATGGTGCCAATAATAAGACATGTTTGTTCTGTTTCATTCAGCGTATTAATTAGTAAATAAATTTCGGGATTTTTACATACTGTTTGCATATCCTCGAAATTTATTTTTTGCATTGATGATTGAGAATTACCCATAATTTAAGTATTTTATATATTTAAATTATAATTTAAACACAATTTTAGACACAATATTGCGCATAATTTCTTAAAGCAATTCCATATTGGAAAGCTCTTTCAAATATCTCTTGGAGCATGTTTCCACCAAAAGTCCGTTGGCATACACCCCATAATTCATGTAATAATCTTCATTCTCTAGAGCAAAATGGTAGATGTTGTAAGAACCTGCTTTTTCATAAACAGTTGTTTTGTCATCAACGCAAGCAGGCAAACGATATTTACGGTCAGTAACATAAGCAGCTCCATTTACCTGGATAGTTTTTTCTCTCTGTGCTTGAGAAGTGAAGTTATCCACAAGAATAGAATGGCACCCAGTAATGACTAAATCTTCAGTTAGCTCAGGATATTTATCCTTAGAGCACTTGTAAAGCTGGTCTTTAATGCGCGATTCAGATGCGACATGTTGGATTCTTCTTTTGCCAACAGCATGAACAGGAACAAATCCATTTTTAGATGTTTTCACTAAATCACCATTTCTCAAATTTTGCACAGCGACATATCCATTGTTAGTTAAAATTTTGGAATCTTCTTTGAAGCAAACAAGCTCAGCTTGCACTTGTATTTTAAAATTTGCTACTTGTACAGAAGAAGTAGCATTAGAATACACCCAAGCACCAAGATAATATGTTCCTGGTTCTAAAGTAAAAGGAGAAGGGTACTGGCTATTAGTTAATACTGTGCCAATTGGTGGTAAATAAAAATTTGTAGAAACCAAGCCAGTAGCTTGGTCAACAGTTAAATTACCACCAGTATAAGTATATGTTGTTGGATCAGTAAAACTACCTGTGCCACCTGTATCAGATATATTTACATTACCATCATCTGCATTCGCATAACCTAATGTAAACCATTGTGCAATATAATCTGATAATGGAAATTGATTCAAATTATAAGTAAATGAAATTGTATTATTGCTGTTTGAATACAATGTAGTGACGCCACTTCCGGTGCCACTGCTTCCTGAATAAATTATCAAATCTGTCACTCCACCACCAAATAATGATGATAAAGTAACTGTGACACCTGAACCATTAGGTATGGCATTTAAATTTGTTACACTATCATTATGCTGAGCTTTTGTACCAGTTGAAAAACCAGTTAAAAAAGCATTCAAATCAATTTCAGGCAATTCAGTAACATGCTTAAATGAAACATACTCTAAATTTGTGCAACCTTCAAATGCACCACTACCAATTTTTATAACAGAACTTGGGACAAGAATATTAGTTACAGTTGTATCGTCTAAAAATGCGCCAGCGTTTATCTCTACAACATTATAAATTGTTGATGTACCAGGGTCTGTCGCAGTTGGTTTGAATAAATAGGTTGCGCTTGGTGCAACAGCACTATCTAATCTAGCAGTGGTTGAATCTAAAATAGTATAAACAAAATTTCCGTCATTAAAGGTTGTTGCACCAACTGCTGATGCACCATTAACAAAATAAAAAGAAATATTATGTGTACTTCCATCTTGGTCAAGAATACTGTTATCATTTGCATTTGTAACACTAGAATTATATATACCTCTTGCTACTGTTGAGCCTCCATTAAAGGCATTGCTGTATATAGTAGTTGGCAATAATGTGGTAGCACTAAATGTAACTGTTGTTAGACTGGAACAATCTCCAAATGCGTACTCGCCTACAAATTTAACTGTACTTGGAATAGTTACACTAGTTAAAGAGGTGCAACCATTAAACCCGCTCCAACCTGTAAAAAGATTATTTACATCTGCTAATGTTACTAATCCTTCTTCTAATATTAAACTAGTTAAACTAGTACAATATGCAAATGATAGTGCAAAAAATGAAGTAATATTAGATTTAACGGTAATAGAAGTTAATGATGCAACATTGAATGCATTTCTACTAACAGCAGTTACATTCCAAACCTTTGAATCAGTGTCTGTAGCTGTTTCAGGAACAACTAATGTAGTGACACCAGTTGAGTCAACAAATCCATCAACTGAAACATAAGAATTATTAAGAGGGGTAAATTTAAAATTATTATGAACAAATTGTGGAGGCGCGGTATAAGTGAAAAGTTCATAAAAAAAATAATGAATATCACTTGCACTATTAGCACCAAAAAATGAAATATAATAATTATTACCATTAACAAGGTTAAAAGGGTTAGTATTTCCTTCATTAGTTACATAGCTATTTGGTAAATAAAAATTTATGGTTGCTTTATTATCAACTGGTGATACAACATTTTGATAATTACTATCATCATAGACATAAAGCGATGGATTTTGCAATGATGCAATTCCATTGTGAACACCTATTACTATATTATTATTATTTAAATTTTCTGCAATTGTAAAAAAATAAATGTTATAATTATATCCAGTAACATCAACTGATAAGTTGTATGATTGACAACCAGTTAAACCGGATGATAAACTACCTGAGCCATTAACAACGATAGACATTTATAATATTATAAAATATTATTTTTATTTAAAAAATTCCTAAATAAAAAATTCCTAAATAAAAAATTCCTAAATTTTTAAAAATTACATATTACACATATTACATAAAACACACACATATAATGGACTAAAGCCTAAATTTTTATTTCATTAATTCTTTCAAAAATATTTTACTAGAACAATAATCGCATTCATTATAATATTTGTGAATAATTTTGCACTTATTTATTGTTGTATTTGTGCTTTTACAATTTTTACATAAAATGTATTCTTTAACATATTTTAGTAAAATGTTTGTAATTCTTTCAGATTGAAAACGACCTCTTAAAATTAATTTTTCATTTGAAACATGGCCCTGACAAAATAGCTCAAATAACAAATATTCAACCATGTGAGCCTTTCTTTTTTCGAAATCATCAAAAACCTTCTTTCTTTGTATGCTTTTTAAAACTGTAGTGAAATTTTCAATAGTTGTAATTTTATTTTTTCGCGTTAATATTGGTATAAGTCCTGTTTTATTACTACCGCTGCTTTCATCTGGTTTTTTATAACTCATAAAATTATAAAGGCGGTTCAAAAGAGATTCATATTCATATAACTTACCGTCTATTTGCTGTTGCTCTTGTTGTTCCAATGGTAATACGCTATCATTATTTGAGGCTGCGTTTTCTTGCAATGCAGATGCTGTAATTTTATCAGTATTATTATTGTGTTCGAATTGTTCAAGTAAAATATCCTTTTGTTTTTTTTTCTTTTTCTTTGGCAATTCTAATTGTGTTTTTAAATACATTTGTAATTCCATATCTTCTTTTGCTTTTGCTGACGCCGCGTCTGCGTCTACATCCGCTTTACCAATATCAGTTTGAAAGGATTGTTCTTCAGTTGTCATATTAATATTAATCTATAATTATTATTTATATGAGAACTTAAATCAATTTTTTTTATAATTAAATAAAATATTTATATTTATATTTATATTTATATTTATATTTATATTTATATTTATATTTATATTTATCCACATAATTCATCAATGCATTCAAAAGAACAACAATTTTCATCGCCACCCCTTGTAGAATAAATTTTCATAAATATAAATTTATTACAATTATCACAATAAATCGGATTTTTTATATCGTCAAAAACTAATTTCATTTTATTTTTATGATTTTCCATATCATTATCCATATTCATATTCACTAATGATTGCAAATCGTCGTTATAACTCATGGCTTTGTTATGTTAATTAATAATATTAATTTATAATATTATTAATTCAATTTTTATTTATTTTATTTTAATTAAAATTAACAATAATTTCTACTTTTTCTTTTTTAATACTTTTTGATGCTGAAACTGATAATTCCTCTCTCTTTTTTCTCGTTTTAGTATTCAATCCATCAACTAATGTTTCTTTTCGCTTGCTTGTGCTATTGCGATTGTTCATGTCTTTTTCAATAAATTCATAATTTTCCTCAATATATTGAATAACTTTATTTTCCAAGCTCCATTTAAAAAAATTTAGCTGCCCTATTGTTGTTTCTATAAAAGTCTCATCTTTATAAGGTATATTTATTCTTTCCCATCTGCAAAAAGGGTCAAATCTTTGCTTACTATAAGCTTTTAATTTCAATTTATAATCAACATACACCTTAAATCGTCTAACATTTCCATTATCATCTTCAATGTTATACAATGTAAAATTTTTTTTTGCATAGTTAGTCGCAAACCAATCCACAATACGAAGAGATATTTTTGATTCTCCAGTAATAATATTTAACATTTTGTTTAAATTATTATCCTTTTTGTAAAATTCCATTAAATTATTTAATAATAAATCATTTTGTGTTGTATATGTTGCATTAGACATGATATTAATAATAATTTCTTGTTTTTAAATTATTATTTTTATTTAAGTATTTTATTTGATAAAATATTAAAAATCAAAATAATACTGTTATAATGATTTTATCAAAAAGTTTTACGATATGTTGTTACACCAATGACAATCTATACCAATAAGGTTTTTCCCTCTTTTTTTTCCAAGAAGCAATTCTTTGTTTTTCTTCTGACATATAATAATTTCTATATGATTCAACAGCGTCGTTGGTTTTATACTGTTCAGGCATTGCAAGCGCAAACGGAGTTAAACCAGTAGTTTCAAATTTATCATCATTCGGTATATTCGCTTTAAGAATATTTGCCATCAAATACGCCTTGTGAAATTTTGTTTCAGGGTGTCCATAACGAAACCGCCATTCATTATGGAGCTCTTCAATTAAGTCAAGCGTCCAAACAAAATTTGCTTTTGTTTTGCGACACCAAATGGTTACAGGATGATTTTTATGAGCTAGCTTGTATATTTGGTCATTTACATTGTCATCAGGGTCTAAAATTCGTTTTGCAGAACAAAGCATTTGAACTGCTTCTAATAATATTTTACTTACATGTTTATCCATCATAAATTGTGCAATTTCCCTTTGAATAATGGATAGAATAAATAGATTCATTTTTAATGCTGGTCATAAGTTATTTAATAATAAGTATTTAATAAACATTAAATAAGTTTCAATTTTTTTATAAATTATTTTTTTTCCAAACTTCATAAAAATTATTATAACAAGGACCCCATCCCCCACTTTCTACATATGAAACATAGAAATTATTATCTCTTAATATTTCATCAACAATAATTATCTTTCTTTTTCTAAACTTGTGCTAATCGGCTTTAAATAATTTTCTTGATTCATTAAATCTTCAATATAACTTGCATTATTACCATTGCCATTGCCGTAAGAAAAAAATGGATTCATACCTATTTGACCAACCATTTCACGCTCTGCCATGCGATTGTATGTATCTTCTCTCTTATTCGGTTGCAATTGAAATTCATTTATTAATTGCGATTGTTTATTATCTAAAAAATCCTTAAAACCATTTGAATTTGGCTCGTCGGATGAATATAAACATTGATTTATTACTTGATTTTCTTCTTTTTGTTGCATTTGTTGCATTAATTGAAAATTTAATTCATGGTTTGTATCTGTATTTGACCCTATATTATCATTTATATCTATACTTGCATTTGAATTTGTATTATTTTTAAAATTTCTTGGTGTCTTTTCAGGTTTCTCTCCATTACTCCATTTCCATTCTACAAAATTAACTTTTTTATTTAAATTCATATTATAATTCATATTATAATTACTCATACTTTTATTCTTATTTTAACTAAATATAAATTATACACTGTTATTTTCCTCGCTTTTTACAATATTTAATTGTTTTGTAAATAAAAAAGCGTCTTTATTTTTACGGCGGCGATTCAAATTGCAATCCAAACAAGCCATTATTATATTATCATTATTATGACCTGTGTCATTATCAATTCTATCCACAGTCCATTGCTTCATTTCTCTCACAATCTCATAAAGTATTGCCATTTTTTCTTTACAATAATAACAATTTAAATTACATTCATATAAATTTTGAATTATTGTATTCAAATCTATAAATTTTTCAGGGTCAAATAATTTCCGCAACAAATCTTGCTGCTTATAACTGGCTATTTTTTTATTCAATTCTGCAATTATTATTTCTGACCTATTAATGGTATCAATATCTACATTTGTATTTTCTTGCGTTTTGAGTATTTTACTATTGTATAATTCAGTAATCATTATTTTTTGGTTTTCATCGGATAGCCATTCTTCTGATATAGTCCATTTTAATGTTGTCTTGCGTTTTTTTGGTTCTGATTTATTATTAACAAGTTTTTTTATTTGATACCTGTTATTTGTTCCACTTATTGATATTTTTTTTTCATTATTTATGGTTTCATCATTTATTGTGTCATTCATTAATTATTTATGCTGTTATTTTTAAACCTGTTAATTTATATTTATAAAAATATAGTATTTACGACTAAAAACATCTAAATAATATTATATAAAACTAAGTTAAACTAATTTTATTATATTATATATATGCAGTCAAAGAACAAACAAAATGAATGTGTTGAGCTCAAAAATATCAAATATAAAACAATGTTATTAAGTGGTAATATTGTAAATGAAATTAATTCATCAAACGATGATTTATGCAATTTAGAGAAATTTTTGGAAAATGATAAACAAAATAATCAAAATGAGCCTTGGAGCAAATTGGACAAAACAATAAAAACAAAAAAAGTAATTGTTTTTGCTGAAAAATACACAAAAGAAAATAATTTAAATGAAGAAGATGAAAAAAATCTTATTGCCTTTTTAAAAGACTGTTTAGATAGAAAAAAATTACAAAGGGTTAAAGATGTGGATTATGATAAAACAACCGGTGAAATTAAAGAAATACCTGCAATATTTTATAATAAAAATTCAAAACATTTTACTTTAAAGAATTTAGATAAACGCGTAAATACATTGAAAAGTTTAACACCTAAAAAAGCGATTTCTTCACGAGGAACTGTAAAAAATACAAAAATAAACGATAATTCAGATTCTGATTTAGATTCTAATTCTGATTTAGAATTAAATTTACAAAAAAATAAATAAAAATAAACTAGAATTTACAACGCTTATTAATGAATTATTTAGATATAAAAACATGTCATTATAATAACATAATAAAAGTATTATGTTATTTTCATATTTAAACGATTTAGATGATTTAAAAGACATAATTGATTCAATTGAACCAGACGAAGCTAGTGAAGAACCAATCTTTTTTAATGAAAATGAAGAATGTGAAATTATCGAAACTTGTATGCAATTAATGTATGATTATATTATTGAAAATCCTTGCGAAATATCAGAGCCTGATTTCCATGATTGTATGATTGAGAATGTTAAAGAATTATATTCACCAATGATAATTCCTGAGTGTTTTACCAGCAATAGCAATGATTATTTAACTTTTGACCGTCAACAAATGTTAGATGACCTAGATGAATTAATTGAAATCGCTGCAAATTTATTTTATATTCAAATTATACCACAACGGTCTTTTTCGAATACATTTCCAAAATCAACTCAAATAATTGAAAACATTAAACTTATTCAATTCAAATTGGATTATCTTAAAAATAAACCACAGCCACAACAAAGAACCGAAGAATGGTATATTTTTCGACATAATTTAATAACTGCAAGTAATGCATATAAAGCATTTGAAAATCAAAATACGCAAAATCAATTAATATATGAAAAATGTCAGCCTTTAAATAGTCAAACCGACAAATTCGCGTTTGTAAATGTTGAATCTACTTTTCATTGGGGACAAAAATATGAACCTGTTTCTGTTATGTATTATGAAACGGAATATGATACGTGTGTTGGTGATTTTGGATGTATTCAACATGATAAATATAAATTTTTAGGAGCATCGCCTGATGGAATTAATGCTGATCCATCTCGTCCCGCTCGTTTTGGGCGTATGTTAGAAATTAAAAATATTGTTAATCGTGAAATAGATGGAATACCTAAAAAAGAATATTGGATACAAATGCAATTACAAATGGAAACATGTGACCTAAATGAATGCGATTTTTTAGAAACTCGTTTTACAGAATATGAAACTGAAGACGATTTTTTAAATGATATCGATGGTTCGAAAAGCTTTTATACAACTGCAAAAGGGGAATGGAAGGGTGTAATTATGTATTTTACAACGAATGAAGGCAAACCATATTATTTATACAAACCATTGAAAATGGACCAAGATGAATTTGAAAAATGGTCTGAAACAAAAATGGATGAATTATGTGCTTCTAAAACAAATGATAATGGAACAAAAACATTTGGAATGTGCTGGATTAAAAATATTTTTTGGAAATTAGAAGAGGTAAGTTGCGTCCTTGTTTTACGCAATAAAAAATGGTTTTCGGATAATATAGGTCAAATTGAAAAAGTATGGTCTATTATTGAAAAAGAACGCATAAATGGGGAATATGTAAATCGCGCGCCGAATAAAAGGGTTAAAAAAACAGGACTACCTTTATCAAACAGCACAACTGCATTTGCTGTAAATAAAATAGAAAATTATTTTGATTTAGGTAATAATTTAAATAATAATTTAAATAATAATTTAAATAATAATATTAAAACCGTAAATACAACTTGTTTAATCCCATTATTACACAACAAAAATGAAAAAAACCGTAGCCGTGAAAATTCTTTGGATAATGATAATGAGAATAATTACAAACCTTTAGCAAATACAAATACTATAATAAAAATTAGAACTGAATCAATTGATGAAACAAAACAAAAAAATCTACTATAATAAATGCCGCTTTTAAAATGCGGGCAATTCCAATGTTGGACCTGGCTGGTCACTTAAAAATAAATTATCAGGTGTTCTATAATAATTTACTCGAATTCCTGGAGTATCCGGAACTGGTGGAAGTGGTTTTATTATATTGCTAGCAACTTGATTGTCTTTGTATAATGCACCACAAAATTCAGCTCTTCTACATTCGCCGTCATCGGGATTTCTTCTATATCTTAAATTATTCGTTATTTGAGCATAAGAACTTACTCCAAAAATGGGATAATACCACCAAATATCGGAATAACTATTGTTAGTTACAGTTTTTCTTCCAGTCGATGGAAACTCATCATTTACAAGACCATCATTATCTACTTTTAAAGGAAAAGCTCCAGCATCATTTAAATTAAAACTAGTATATCCTTCTTTAAATAGTGCAAAACCATAACTTCCTCCTAATATTGCTAAAAATAATATTACAAATAAAAATATGATTCCTGTATTCATTTATATATTTATTATATATATTTACTATTATTTTTGTATTTTATATTTGTATATTTTTGCAAATATAAAATAGTTATATTAATTTCCTTTACGTGTTGTTTATGTAAAAAATTGATTTAATTTTATTACTATTATAACAATATACATATTATTACAACTCATAAAAATGGGAACATGCTGCTCAAAACTCAAAATACCTAATTGTGTATCTAATTGTGTACCTAACTGGCGGCTACCGAATTGTCTATATAAATCAAAAAGAGAAACAAAACTATCATCTTCAGGTAGTGTAAGTATTATTCTTAAAATTCCTCATAGTAAAAATTGTTTTCAAGTTGATAATGATTCTCATTGTAATAATTGGAAATTCAACAAAAATATTAACACCGTTTTAAAAAATTTATATGACAAAAACACCAAATTTAAACAATGGATTGTATATAATGATGAATCGCCTGATGCAACTCATAGCAACGGTGGTCACGCAAAAGGAATTTTAGCTTGGAATAATGAAGAAATTACTTGGTTAATACATTCTGTTCCTAAATTTCCCAAAAAGTTTAATGGAACAAAACATTTATCAAAATCAATAATTGAAGATTCTGAATTACTATACGGTCAGTCGTTTGTATTTATAAAAATAAATATTTCTCACCTTGATAATATATTGAAACAACTTTTTGTAATGCAACCTCATATTTATATTAGCAATTTTGAGCATAAAATTTATAAAGATATACATAATACTTGCTTTGAGAATATTTACGAAATAAATAATACCTTATTTCATGTTGCTAAATCACCATCATGTGATAAAGATTTATATGAAAATATATTAATACATCGTTTTGGTGGTGTTTGTCATACAGAAACTTGGGTTAGGGGACATCATTGTGAAGATAATGACAAATGTAAAATGATTAGCAAAATTGATTGGGGTAACGGAGAATCATATGATTATAAACGAGACCACAGCAAATATTGTTTCTCAGATAATGGCTGGGTTATGGTAGGTGACCTAAATAGAATGACAACACAATTTAAAAGAGGTGGTGGAGGATTAGTAATTCATAATAAAAAAATAAATGCTTTATTTGGTAATTTTGCAATACAATGAAAATATGAAAATATAAAAATATGAAAAATTAATATTCAAAATTACAATTTAAAATTTTAACTACAATTATATTATTATGAATAGCACAAATTTGAAAAATAAAACAGATAATGAAATGCGTGTAACAAAACGAAACGGTCAACTTGAAAACATCTCATTTGATAAAATTTTAAATCGCATTAAAAAAATTGGTCAAGAAGTCGATATTTATATTAATTATTCTTCCCTTGCAATGAAAGTTATTGACCAATTATACGATACTATACCTACATCAAAAATCGACGAATTAACATCCGAACAATGTGCATCACTTTCTACTATTCATCCGGATTATGCCATTTTAGCTTCTCGAATTTTTGTAAGTAACCACCAAAAAAATACCTTGTCATCCTTTTATGAAACTATGCATAAATTATATTTTTTTACAGATATTCATGGACAACATTCACCGCTAATTTCCCATGAAACTTGGATATCTGTAGAAAAATATAGCGACATTTTAGATGCAATGATTGATTACAATCGGGATTATTTGCTAGAATATTTTGGACTAAAAACATTGGAACGAGCTTATTTATTTCGTGTTAATAATGTAATTGTTGAAAGACCACAACATATGTGGCTTCGTGTTGCAATTGGCATTCATGGCGATGACTTAAAATCTGTTAAAGAAACTTATGATTTAATGTCACAAAAATATTTTACTCATGCAACCCCCACATTATTTAATGCTGGCACTCCGCGTCCTCAATTATCATCTTGTTATTTAATTGCTATGGAAGAAGATAGTTTGGATGGTATTTACAATACATTAAAAGATTGTGCCAGTATTTCCAAGTGGGCAGGTGGCATTGGGCTTCATATTCACAATATTCGAGCTAAAAATACTCATATTCGAGGCACAAATGGAAAATCCAACGGAATTGTGCCTATGTTGAAAGTATTTAATGATACTGCGAGATATGTTGACCAGTGTGTTATTCCTGAAACATACATATATACTACAAATGGTCCCATTCAGATAAAAAATTGTGTTTCCAATGAAACATCGATTATAAATAGAAAAGGTGATGCGGAAGTAATACAAAATGTATTAGAGCATGAATATAGTGGTGAAATGTTGCAGATTAAAACTGAACATTCTATTGATGATTTGCAAATTACTCCTGAGCATCCATTATATGTTTTACGAAATGCAAATGCTTCAAAACAAGTAAATAACGACATTATTTTTAACAATTTGTCAAAAAATATATGTAAGCCTGAATGGATTGATGCAAAAGACCTAACTTATGACGATTTGATTATTTATTCTATACCAAGACATGAAAAAGATGTTCATGCAATTACAGAAGATGATTGTTACATGTATGGAATAATTTTAGGAGATAGTTATTTATGTCAAATTGAAGATACTGATTCTGATTATTTTGGATTGCGGGCTGAAACATTTAATAAAGGAATAAAAGATTTTGCGATACAATATTTGGAAAATAAATGTATAAATTATAAAATTGATGTAGAAGAAAACATAACATATATTAAGTGGAAAAAAAATAATGTTTTACCTTTTAGACAATCCGATATTTATGATGATAATAATATTAAAAGATTGCATCACAAATGGCTAAATTTGCCTATTCACAAATCTAAATATATTATAAAAGGATTAATAAAAGGATTAATAAAAGGATTAATAAATGAAAATAATGAAGTTATATTTGATTCCACTTCTAGAAATCTTATAGAGTCGGTTCGTTACATTTGTTTAAAAATGGAAATATTAACAAGCTGTTATATTTTAGATAAAGATTGTCAAATATCGTATTGTTTAAAAATCCCTAAAACAAGAGAAATTTGTAATCTTTTGAATATTGAATATGATAATAGTTCGTCATTTAATTTTTTTAGTTGTGAAAATTATTTATTTTCACCAGTTAAAAATATTTCAAAAACAAGCTATAACGGAATCTTATATGACTTACAAATGAGAAACGAACATAATTATTTGATTCATAACGGTTTAGTTCATAATGGAGGTGGCCGTCGTAACGGGTCTTTCGCTATTTATTTAGAGCCTTGGCATCCAGATATCGAAGATTTTCTTGAAATGAAAAAAAATCACGGCGATGAAGAAATGCGCGCTCGTGACCTTTTTTATGCCCTTTGGGTTCCTGACCTTTTTATGGAAAGAGTAAAAACAAACGCATCATGGTCTTATTTTTGCCCACATGAATGTCCTGGATTATCAGATGTTGTAGGAAATGACTTTAAAGACCTTTATGAAAAATATGAAGCTGATGGTAAGGCTAGGCGTGTTGTAAATGCTCGTGATTTATGGTTTAAAGTTTTGGATTCACAAATGGAAACTGGGACACCTTATTTGCTCTATAAAGATGCAGCTAATTTAAAATCCAACCAAAAAAATATTGGGACCATAAAGAGTTCCAATTTATGTGTTGCACCGGAAACACAAATATTAACTGATAAAGGTTATTATCAAATAAAATCTTTAGTTGATAAAAAAGTAAATGTTTGGAATGGTGAAGAATTCAGTGAAGTTACAGTATGTAAAACAGGTGAAAATCAAGAATTATTAAAGGTAGAAACTAGTGACGGTTGTAGTTTAGAATGCACGCCATATCATAAATTTTATATTCAGAAAAAATACAACAGTAGTAAAGATAGTAAAGATAATACAAATAAAAATATTTCAATTGTTGAAGCTAAGAATTTAAAAGAGGGAGATAAAATTATAAAATGTGAATATCCAATTATTGAAGGTAATGATGATTTTAAATATGCTTATGCACATGGTTTTTTCTGCGGAGATGGTACATATAACATAAATGAAGATGCTACAAGAATAACTTTACCTTTAGATATTAATGAAAAATATGATGTACCTATAAATGGTTCTTTAAAAAATAAATTAGAGTGGTTAGCTGGCTTGTGTGATGCAGATGGTACCATTTCTAATAACGGTGATAATCAACAACTTCAAATTACTTCTATTAATAATGATTTTTTAATGAAAATTAAATTTATGTTAAATACATGCGGAATCCAATGTAAAATAAATAAATCTAATAAACAAGGTATTCGTAAATCGACAGATTCTAATCGCATATTAATAACATCATATGATTTACAAAAATTAAAAGAGCACGGGTTTTCTCCAAAAAAGCTAGTAATTAATAATTCTATACCAAATAGAAATGCTTGTCAATTTATTAAAATAAGTAAGGTTATAAATACAGGGAGAATAGACGATACATATTGTTTCAATGAACCAAAGAAACACGCAGGAATTTTCAATGGAATTATCACTTCGCAATGCACAGAAATTATAGAATTTTCCAATGAAGAAGAAACCGCTGTTTGCAATTTGGCATCCATTGCGCTTCCTGCTTTTGTTGATGAAAAAACCAAAACATTTGATTATGATAAACTTCATGAAGTTACAAAAGTAGTAACTGCCAATTTGAACAAAATTATTGATGTTAATTTTTACCCTACTGACAAAACCCGGCGCAGTAACTTGCTTCATCGTCCTATTGGTATTGGTGTTCAAGGATTAGCAGATGCGTTTATTATGTTAGACATTGCTTTTCATGGCGATGAAGCGCTAAAAATAAATAAATTAATATTTGAAACCATTTATCATGCTGCTCTTGAGAGAAGTAATGAATTAGCGATAAAACGCAATGAAAATATGAAAAAGGTTCAACAAATTCTTAAAAATAAAAATCAATATAATAAAAAAGAAAAGGACTATTTATTTACTTTTGAGCTGCCTTCTGAATTACAATATTTAAAGCCTATTTTTCAAGAATTGCAATTGAATGAAAATTTTGCAGGTGCGTATAGTTCGTTTCAAGGCTCGCCTGCATCTCTTGGTATTTTACAATTTGATATGTGGAATGTTGAACCAAGCGGGCGATATAATTGGAGCTCTTTAAAAGAATCTATAGTACAAAATGGAATTCGAAATTCTTTATTATTAGCTCCAATGCCAACTGCTAGCACTTCTCAAATTTTAGGTTACAATGAATGTTTTGAACCTTTAACAAGTAATATTTATAGCAGAAGAACATTAGCGGGTGAGTTTGTATTAGCAAATAAATATTTGATGAAAGAGTTAATTGAGTTGGGTTTATGGAACGATAAAATAAAAAATAATATTATTGCTAACAAAGGTAGTATTCAACAATTAACCATATTATCCGAGCATATGCGAAATAAATATAAAATTGTATGGGAAATGCCAATGAAACATTTAATTGATATGTCAGCTGACAGAGGTGCGTTTATATGTCAAAGTCAAAGTTTAAATTTGTGGTTAGAAGACCCTAATTATAATACATTGACATCAATGCATTTTTATTCATGGAAAAAAGGTTTAAAAACTGGTATTTATTATTTAAGGCGCAAAGGAAAACATCAAGCACAGCAATTTACTATAGAACCTGAAAAAGATGAAATTAATAATTCAGAAGATAATCATGATATTTGTGAAATGTGTTCTGCTTAAAAGAATTTTATTTTTTTTTATATTTTTATATTTTTATATTTTTATATTTTGTTTATATTTTTGCATAATTAATTTTTATTATCGCCAACGCGGTCAATGCACCATGAAAACACTTCATCCGAGTCAGCACCATCTTCTGCACCAGCTTCTGAAATATCTTCTGCACCAGCTTCTGAAATATCTTCTGCATAATCATATTTTGGGTTTATGTCTTTATTTTGGCTACACATTAGCGCGCTATCCATAAAATCCTTGTCTCCTATATCATCCAAATTTATATCTTTCAAATAAGTATCAAACGCACTAGCATAGCTTTTTATTAATTCTTCATCGTCAAATACTTTACCATCATACTCTTTGCCTTCAATAAACCCTCGTCCCCTCTCTCCATTGTATTCATAAAATGAGCAATTTAAACAATATCCTATAAACACACCATTCCAACAACCAAGTAGAGCACAGTTTCCACATTCTTTTGGACCAGTGTCAGGCAAATGATTTTTTGCCCATTCAATAGGAAATGTTCTTGTGTATAATTCACCGTCGTAACAATAATATTGTTCTCTATCGCCGCCAATAATAATGTCTTTAGGATTAAATTGTGCCATTGTTGACTTATTGTTATTCTAAAATTACAATACTTATTTAGTGTAATTTTAGAATCAATTTTTTTATTATTGTTTATTTATGCTTTTTATTTGTTTTATTTTTGCTTTTTTATTTTTATATTTGCTTTTTATTTGTTTTATTTATTTTTATTGTGGCAATATTAAATTTACATACCCACTTATTAATGGGTCCAAATCAGAAATACTGCATAAATCTAAATTATAACGAATTTTATAAAAACTTCGCATACAAACAATAACATCTACTAACGCATCATGCAATTTCGCTTCATCCGGTTCATAACCAAATAAATGACTATATAAGACTTTCAATTTGGGCATTTTATAGTATTCCTTTCCTAATTTATTTACAGCTTTGATTTGACACACATCTGCACCAAAATTTGCAGTGCAAAATTCTTTTTTATTATTATATAATGCTTCAATGTACTCGTTAAAAATCTCAAATTCTGGCTCACTTCTTTTTCTTAAGCGGTCCATTTCCGCCAATAGCATATTTCTATCAAATCGCAAGTTATGTGCAACTATAATATCTGCTTTTTCAAAGTCGCCCATAAATTCCCGCAGCACTTCGTGGATTTCAGGATTAAATGTCATTGTTTCTTCTCCTGTATAAGGATTTACTATTTTTTTTGTTTTTCCCCTTGATTTTTCGAGAGATATTTTGTGTATTTCTTCACTTTGAGCTGACATTTTCTCACCATCTGGCAACCGTAAAATCTCATTTACAACTTTTACATTATTGGTAACATTATCATATAAAACATAACAAAATTGAACCGAATGTGGCCATTTTGAAGAATCAGAAGCCGGCATCATTTGCGGGTTACCAGTGTTTTTGTCTATTACTGGGTTTCCATCTTTATATTTTCTTATAGTAGCACTTGGCTCAAAATCATCCCACTCTACAGATACATCCGGCAATCGGTTGGTTTCGAAATCAAATATTAAAACATATCTTTCCTTATTAAAGACCTCAATAGGGTCTTTACTGTATTTTACAGAGCGTGCACCTTTCACCGTAAATGGAATACACTTTTGTGACATATTAATTGTTGGTATATATTATTGCAGTCAATACTTTAGGTTGTTTATAAAAAAAATAAATCAATTTTTATTTCAATTACTAATTTTTACACAATTATAAATATTTACATATAATCTTTACATATACCAAATGTTCTTCTGTGCCAAATGGTAATACCATGCTCTTTTATGCCTTCTATATGTTTTTTTGACCCATAACCCTTGTTAGAATCTATGCTGTATTTGTCTATCAAATCAGGATGTTCTTCACATAATTTTTCTATATAAAGGTCTCTTTCCACTTTAGCAAGAATAGAAGCTGCTGCAATAGCGGAATATTTATTATCACCACCCTCAATACATACATATTCCAAATGCTCGATTTTTTTTGATGCGGTTATTATTGTATATGGATTGAAATAATTTCCATCTATTAGCAATTTAACAGGGATTTTCTCTTGCGATTGTTCACCTATTATTTTTTCCTTAAGAATATCTCGAATACTTTTATGCATTGCGCTTTGTGATGCTTGTAATATATTAATTTCATCTATTGTTTTTTCGTCTTCATATTGAACTGACCATGCAATTGCATTTTCCTTGATATAATTTGCGACTTCTTGAATTTTTTTCTTAGAATGAAATTTTTTGCTATCTTTCATTTTTGAATGGTCAAAACTATTATCTTTAGGTAAAATTACCGCTGCCGCATAAACTCTTCCAAAAAGCGGTCCTCGTCCAACTTCATCCACACCAATTTCATATGTTTTTGATGCATTTTCGTCATAACAAATTTTTAATGACGCTTTTGCTTTAATGGTTTTAGGGTTAACTGTATTTACATCGGTTATTTGTTGGTCTTCCATTTTTGATATTTTATATTGCTTTTTATTTTTGTTTTTGTTTTCAATTTTAAATTTAAATTTTTTTATTTGTAAATTAAACTTTTTTCACTATATAAATTATACAATAAATATGAATTCATTATTACTTCTTTTTATTATATTATTATTAGGTCTTATATTATGTTCCGTTTTAGGAGGTAAAAACTGCTTAAATGAAGGTTTTGACAATCATATTACTACTTCATCCGGTGTTTCTGGTGACACTTCATCTATCGCAATTGGACCTCAAGGAAATCTTTACACTGTTTCAAATTCCCACAAATCAAAAAAAATGTCACTTGATGACATGCATAAATATTCATTTAATGGCAAAAATGGAGGAAGAGCAAAAATAATAAAAAAGAACGGCAGTTATCAAATTGAAGTAAGGGATTCTAATGGAAATACCAGCTATTATACATATAATTCTCCTACTGCGACAAATTCATCAAATGATTCTATACAATCAATGACATTTTATGGACCATATAGTGGAAAAGCTCAAGTTGTTATGGATATGAATGGTAAATACATTATTCGTATTTCTTATCCAAATGGTAATTCTGAAGAGTATACTACAAATAAACAAAAAAATAATAGTCATAATAGTTATAATACACATTCTGTTGATTCAACAATGAATCAAGGAGGTATGCACCCTAGAAAATCTTATTATTCTGATTATCATTCTAGCAACAGTAATATGGGTTCTATGATGGGTGGGAATATGAGTTCTAATTATAATTATTCTAATTCTTTACCTTCTGGCGTTCCACGCAGAATGATACCACCTGGAAACGAGGATTTATATATTTTAAAATCTGAGGTTGTACCACCCGTGTGCCCTGCATGCCCTCAAAGTGCGTCTTGTCCTAGAGAAGAAAAATGTCCTCCTTGTCCAGCATGTGCTAGATGCCCCGAACCGTCATTTGAGTGCAAGAAAGTGCCTAATTATAATGCTATTAATAACGAATACTTACCACAACCAATAGTAAATGATTTTAGTAGATTTTAAATGGCATAGGTGTAAAATAGTATGTAAATATAAATATAAAAATTGATTTAAATAATACATTCAGTATTATAATATATTTATAATATTGAAGCAATGGATTTAACCAAATTATCAAAACCTGAACTCTTATCAAAATGTGAGGAGCTTGGAATTAAAAATTACAAATCAAAAAATAAAGACAAATTAATTGAATTGATTAATGTTACAGGCATTAAAAAAACGGAAGCAAAAACGATTATTGAACAGGAAAAGGAAGAAAAAGAAGAAGAAATTAATAATAACATAATTATATTAAATAATGATTGCATGATTGAACTGAATAAATTAAAAGATAATAGTATTGATTGTGTAATAACAGACCCTCCTTATTTTATAGATAAACTTGATAATAAATGGTCTTCAAATGATGTGAATAATGATGTTAAAAATAGTCATATCAAGCACTTACCAAAAGGCATGAAATTTGATAAATCACAAGTAAAAAATTTATATGATTATTATTTAGAGTTAGCAAAATTGTTATTTCGAAAAATGAAACCAGGAGCATATTTCCTGTCATTTTCATCACCGAGATTATATCATGCAATAGCAATGAGCTGTGAAATTGCTGGTTTCGAAATAAGGGATATGATTAACTGGACTTATACACAAAGCATGCCTAAGGGTATGTCCGTTACGCACATTATAGAAAAAATGAATTTGACAGAAGAAGAAAAGCTAAAATTAATAGAAGAATATAAACATTATAAAACGCCGCAAATTAGGTCTTGTTTTGAGCCCATTTGCGTAGCAATGAAACCATTAGGTAAATTTACATTTATACAAAATGAGTTGAATTTTAAAACTGGGTTATTAGATTTTTCACAAAAAGTTGGCATTGATAGTGATAGAGGACCTGCTAATATAATTACAACTGAAGAATATAATGAAAGTTATGATAAAAATTTCATGATATCAAAACCTTCGAAAAGTGAAAAAGGAGAGAATAATACTCATATAACAGTAAAACCTATAGCATTGATGGAGCATTTAATTAAATTGTTCAGTAAAAAAGATGCTTTAGTAGTAGACCCATTTTTAGGAAGCGGAACAACTGCATTAGCATGTAAAAACACGGGTAGAAAATGTATAGGAATAGAATTAAATGCAGAATATTACAAAATTTGCTTAGATAGGTGTAATAAAAAATAAAGACACTTGTTTACTTTATTATATAGCACGCTTTAATAATCGCACACACGCTACTAGAACTAAGAACTAGAACTAGAACTAGAACTAAGAACTAGAACTAGAACTAGAACTAGAACTGGCGATGCTAGAAATAGAATTGATAACACTAGAAATGGAATTTACGACGCTAGAACTAGAACTTATGACGCTAGAAACAGAATTGTCATCACTAGAACTGTCATCACTAGAACTAGAACTGTCGCTAAAATAACTGGACGAGGATGAATCAAATAATGACTCTATATCGCTTATTAATTCTTCTCCTCCGCTTTCTATATCGCTTATTAATCCTTCTCCTCCGCTTTCGCTTCCTCCTCCTCCACTTTGAATTGGATTCACGTTAACAGTTACTACATTATCATTGCCTTTAATTTTTGTAATTGTTTTAGGATTTACAGTTTGCATATTACTTCCACCGCTGCCGCCGCCACCGCCACCGCCACCACCTAAAAGTTGAGGTAAAGAAGTTGACATTGAAGTAAGACCTGATAAACCGTTTATTGCGTCTAATAATTCTGACATATATATATACACAACTGAATATTTATTTATTTTCTAAATATTTATTTATTTATTTTCTAAATAAATATTTAGAAAATAAATAAATAAATATTTAGCTATATATATAATTAATGCCGAAAGAAAAAAAACATGTCGTTCATAATAAAAAAGAAAGTACGTCAGTTGGTCGTTTTTTTTGCGATTTAATTGCTCTATTAAATATCACTAATAATGGCAATTTAAGATTTAAACGTGCCCCATATCATTTGCAAATATCTGATGTACTTGAAGCTGAAATTCCACTTATAAAGTTTTTTTCAACCCCTCAAATGACTCATGGAGTATCATATAAAATTACAAGTATAAAAGTAAGAGCGGAGCCGGCAGTAAAATATCAAACTATTAATGGAATTACTCCAACGGTCGTTAACAATTACATTTCAACTGCGCTTGTTAATAACATGATGAGTGCTACGCCAGCTCCACTTATAGCTCCATTCATGTCAACATCTCAAATTAGCGTAAATGGAGCTTCAACGCCAGTTACTTTTAGTGGACTTGTAGACACTATCAGTTCCAGTGATCCAATGGCTGCCAATACTAATGGTGCATTGAAATATTACAAAATAGTTATTAAAGCAACTCCTGTTGCACAGTAATTTTTTTGCGACTACAACGACATGCGCAATAAATTTGCAAATATTTTTTTTAAATATTTTAAATTTAATATTTAAAAATTATTTTAATTACTTATTTATGGGAAACACGCAATCAGCAAATAAAATCAACTTTGAAGATGTAAATAATAAAATACTGAATGAATTTTAGTATTTTATTTAATTTTGTTAAATTTTGTGTAAAAAAACATTATTTATTTCGAATAGTTTTTTTGTGCTTTTTGGTTTTGGGGTTTTTGTGTTTATTTTTCGAATTTTTGTTTTTATTTTTTTTATTTTGTTTATTTTTATTTAAACTGCGTTTGGGTTTTCTTGTTTTGTTATTTTTTTTGTTCTTGACTGTTTTTGTTTTTGGTTTTGGTTTTCGTTGTTTTAAGTGACCACCAACTTCTGCTTCCATTGATAATTGTACTTTTTGATAAAAAGGTGTTGACCTTACTTGTGTTGATAAATCTACTTCTGATACTGGTTGACCGCCAAGTTGTTTATTAGCTATAGCTTTTCCACCGTTAGTTGGTCGCATTGTACCATTTTCCCAATGCGTTATCGGAAAAGCTAATCCTGATTTTTTATCACACCAATATGCAAATTTATTTCCTTGAATATTCATAATAATCCAATCCGACACTACTCCTTCATTACCATTATATTCAAATTCAAAACTACTATCTGAATCATAACCAGGAGATTCCCATACATTATTATCTATTTGTCCATTTATATTATAAGTAGTAGCTTTAACCGACTTATAATTTGTTGAGTCATTCGAAACACTAAATATCCACCCTGATTGAGGTATTAACCACGCATCTTTATCTTCACTGCTTTTTACTTTTATTGGGTTTGTATTTTGACTTATTGGAGCATAAATTTTACTTCCGTCATCTTGTATAACTACCCATTTTGTATTATCACCATTTTTTTTTTCCGCTTTTATTGAATTTGTATCAACAGGTATAGTTATTATTGTTTTTTTACCTTTATTTACATAATATATTACATAACAATAACCACCTATTCCAAGAACTGTAACCGTTCCAAATACATATCCTGCACCCACTATAGGATTTGCAATAACCCAACCATAAAAATCATTATAAAATTTTGTCGGGTCTATTGTAGAAATTGTAGTAGTGACACTCGACAATCCCCCTGATAATGTTTCATAAATTTTTGTTAAACCTGTAATAATATTTGTTGTGTCAATATTATTTATTATTTTACCTATTCCAGTATCCTTCAATATTTTATAAGCATAAGCACCGGCGACTCCTGCGAATAAAATATAACCTAACCCTTTTAACATTTCATACATAAATGAAGGCATAATTTTAAAAGCTCCTTTTAAAAAGAAAAATAAAAAAAGACTCGTAGCTATTGCTCCTTCCGTAGATAAACTATTTGCCTTTATTATTGCTTCAAAGTTACCAAATAATGGTTGCATGAAAGCTTCCCATTCGGCATTTAATACTTCTTGTGAGGCATCTGTTTTAACAGTCAAGCTCTTTGCTTTTTCATTTAATTTTAAAACTTCTAATTTTGTAACTTCTCTTAAATTTTTAGCATATTGATTTGCGGCAATTTCTTGATTTTTTAATTGAGCTGACTCTAAATTTTCTTTATTTTCATTGAGATACGCATTAAGCGCATCGGTGGTTCTCAAAGCTACCGCATAACTTTTAAGCTCAGCTATTCTTTCCTGCATAATTGCAGCTTGCTCTACAGGTGATAAATAACTAAAACAATCAAGCCCTACATCTAAAACTGATGTTATTCTAGCCGAAGCTTTTATTAAAAATGTATTTCTAGAAAGAAATTCTTTAAACTGTTTATATTTTATAACATGTGAACTAGCAAGTGGGTTATCAATTATTTTTGGAAAATTATTTGATTCTTCAATACGAAAATCAGCTTCATATTCACCTTCTTCACTTTCTCCAAATAATGAACCTATAATTTGATTTTTTGTTTCTTTTATTTTTTTTTCAACAGATTTAGATATTAATCCAGATAAAGATTTTAATATTTCGTTATTTTTAAGATTTTTAAATTTAAATACAACAATAATTTGCCCATCACTTCCTAATGTTGCTGGACTTATTTCTAAAAATGGTCTTGAAAATGCCAATAATTTGTCACTAATCTCTATTCTTTTTGTTGCAATTTCAGATTTAATTTGCGCTTCATCTAATTTATTTCCTTCTTTATCAGTAATTACGACATTACTCACACCTTGTTCTATTTCTCCTTTAACTGATTTAATATCAGAAGGATTAATAAATTGTTGCATTTGTCCTGGTCTTTCTTCAGAAACCATTAAACCACTTGATTCTCCAAAAACTTCTGGTTGACCTTCAAGCAAATCTTGTTTTGAACTTGACCCTTCTATTAATCCTGGTATTTGTCCTTCGAGCATTTCATATGGTTTTGATTCAACTTTTAATTCTGTTAATAGATTTACCGCTTCTTGGGCAGCACTTTTTTGTTTTGTTTTGATTAATTCAGGTGATTTACCAGTAATCCAATCAAAAGTTGTTTGCTGTTTAATTACATCTGATGTATCAAATGTGTGACTAATGTCTAAATCTAAAATATGTCTTCCAAAAGTATCTATAGATTTTCCTAATGAATTAAAATCAGTTTCCATTTCTTTTAAAGATTCATTCAGTTTTTCTAACATAGAATTTGTATATATTTCATAATAATTATCCAAGTATTGATTGATACTTGATTTATAATTTTCTTCTTCGTCAATGCTTAATGAGGTTTTAAAAATAAGGTCTGGTTCATTTAAAGAATTATCTTTTTTTTTTAATAAATATTCTTTAGCATACTTTTCTATAGAACCTAGAGTAATTATTTTTCTTTCATACAAGTCTTTTATAATTGATTTTTGCTCATTTTCGGTTCCATCTTCATTATTTATATTTTTAATTGCATTCACTATAATTGTTTCTATAACTGAATCTAATAAATATGAATAGTTAATGGAAACATTTGCATTTTGTCCAAATTGATTTTGATATGTTGCAATAAGTGCGCTTGTTAATTCTTCATGATTCATTAATCTAGAAGTATATGTTACTGGTTCAACTTTATCTACAGCAATTGATGTATCAACCAATTGATTTCCTATTTCTCTTTCACCTTCACCATCATCTTTTACAACTTTTCCTTCTTCTTCTTCTTCTTCTTCTTCTTCTGATGCCCAACCTTCTTCTTCATCAATATCACCTGCCAACTTAAATTCTTTACCTTCAGGTTCCTTTAAAAAATCTAAAACAATATTTTTATTTGTTTCATCTTTTATGCACAATGCTTCAGGCGGAATAGTGGAAACAAACCGCCTTTCATAATCATCATTAAATATAACATACTTACCTTTAGAATCTAGAAAACCCCACTCATTTGATTTTGGAATCATAATCATATTACATGCGGATGATAAAGCAGCAGCTGTAGCAGCAATTGCACCAAATACACCTGTTTTCATTCCGCCCTCTTTTTTTGCCAGGTTGGAATCAGATAAAATATTAAGAATTTCAAGATATGCATTTAATCGCTCTAATTCATTCGGTATTTCTTCTATTGCTAACAAATGACCTGCTATTTTGTTTTTATCTTCATTTACATCATAATTATCATTACTGGTATTGTTTATTTGCATTAATGCATCATCGTAAGCTTCTTTTGCTTTACTTATTAATCCTATTTCAAATAGTAAATCAGTCATTCTTTTAGCATCGAATGTTACACTATCTGGAATTGGAATTTCCATTGCACTTTCCTCATTTTGTCCATTATTAAAAAATTTACCTCCTTCTAACAAAAGCATAAAGGATTTATCATTCATTTTATCAATTAATACATCTTTAAAAAGTGAAAGTAGGTTAGTATTAAATGAAGCACATATTGATAATTTATCTATACCACTAGTAAATATGGAACTTTTAGAAGTTAATGCTACTTCAAGCATTTGACATAACTTTTTTTTTAAAGAAATTATTTCTTTAAGGTTATTCGCAGAGGACATTTGAGATTCTAATAATTCTTTAATTATTTCAGGAGTAAATATGTCAGTATCAGTATTACTTTCATCTTCACTTAAATTTGTTAATGGAATATTAATATTTTTATTTTCAATCAAATCAACATCTTGTGATTGCATTACAATATAAATATAAAAATATTTAAATTTAATTTTTTTTATTTAAATATTTTACCGAGTTTTTATGCATTTTTCATCCATTTGAAATGTGTTTTCTTTCTCATCTTGTGGTATAATTTTTAATATACATTTAGATTTTTTACCATAAAGCGGTTCTGTGCAGCCTTTTTCCATAGGTTTTTCTATTTTCTTAAATTTAAATAATTTGGGCTTTTCATCCGTGCATCTTGCCCTAAAGTGTTCGTATCTTTCTCTCACTTCACAATATGTCAAGTTTGATTTTTTCTTCAACATTTTATTCACCAACTCATGCAAATTATATACATATCTTGAAAATGATTCTCTATTTTTCATTGATTCCATTGTAAGCGGAAGTTGTTTTAAATTAGTTTTCAAATTCATCCTGCAATACTTGCACGGCAATACATTTTGCAAGCTAATGACAAAATTGCGATAATTGTTTTTGTCTTCTTCAGTTGGCTCAACAGGATAATTAAAGCTCATAGTGTGTAAATAATGCCACATTGGAGGCCCCCATACTGTGGTAAGCATTCCATCACCGCTTTTATATTCGTCTTTAGTATAAATTTGTATTTGTTTTTGTTTTTGTTTTTGTTTTGCGGTTTTAGTTTTGCTATTTTTATTGGTTTTTTTGGTTTTACGCATTTGTATATAAAAAGATAAGAAAAAAGTATTCCAATAATATTTTAAGCTAATCAATATATATGGATTCACTAAATTCCTATTTTTCCACTTATTCAAACAATTCTAAAAATATTTGCATACTCACTGCTGTTGCTATTTCCATTATTTTTATTTTTATTGTTATTCCTTTAAATAATTATTATTTTGCTTCACTTTTTGGAAAGATTGCGGTTTTACTTATTTTAGCATATGCGCTATATGAAAATTTTATGAATTCTTATAATTTTTCAAAAAACACAAATACAACTATGATTGTTGGCTCTTGGAATGATATTAAAACTAATTTATTATGTAGCTACATTTTTTCATTTTTAATTTTATTGCTATTCTTTTCCGTAATAAAAAATATGATAATGTAAAATAATGGCTTTTTAAAAGCGATTTAATTATAATTTTTGTAAAATTCGTTCAATGCTTGGATTAATTATCATGTTTTTTTCATTATTTTCATTTTTTTCATTACTGTTTTTGTTTTTGTTTTCTATATTATCATTTACATTTAGCCTATATAAATCCATAATTTTTTGATAATAAATCTCATCATTTTTAAAATCGTAACGATTAATTTCAACTAATATTCCGTCTTTATTTCTAAATAACATTTGTCTAATTATAAAATATTTATATAAATATCTTTATTTCGTTTAGATAAAAATATAGTAATATATTCTAAATACATATATATAATGGCAAGTCGGGCAAAAAGTTTTGTTTCCAGTGCAGCATCATCAATAACAGGTGGCGGGCTTTTAGATAATTTTAAATCTAACTATGCAAAAATAGGTATTTTTGTTCTTGTAGCACTTGTAATTGGTGTCGTAATATATTACGGATACACTTATTTAAGTAAAAAATTTAAAGTTGGATATAAAGAAAATAATGAAAATATTTCATCAGGTGGCTCAAATGGTGAATGTGAGCTGTTATTTTTCAGTACATCTTGGTGTCCTTATTGCAAAACGGCTAAGCCAATATGGGAGGAGGTAAAAAATGAGTATAAAGATAGGACTGTGAATGGTAACACTATTATATTTACTGATGTAGATTGCACAAATGAATCTCCTGAAGTAGCAAAAATGATGGACCGTTATAAAATCGAAGGGTTCCCAACCATTAAATTAATTAAAGGAGGTCAAGTTATCGATTTCGACGCGAAGGTAACAAAGGAAAATTTAGAACAATTTATTAATACAGCTATTTAAAGATATAACTTAATAATTATATAATTTTATAAAATATTTATGAAAACAACTAAAGGTTATTATAAATGTATTCATAATAAAGAAAAATCAAGGTGTAATATTTGTAATCCTAATGCATTTTGTCAACATAATATGGAAAGACGATTCTGTATTCCTTGTGAAGGTTCTGCTATTTGTGAACACAAAAAAAGAAAATCTAGATGTGTTATCTGCAATGGTGGTTCAGTTTGTCAACACAATAAAAGAAAAGAACATTGTGTAAATTGCAATGGTTCTGCAATATGTATTCATAAAATAAGAAAACAAATTTGTAAAATATGTAAAGGTTCCCAGATATGTATTCATAATAAACATAAAAATTATTGCATAGAATGCGAAGGTAGCTATTTATGTAAAAGTTGTAAAATTACATTTGGAAACCGCAAATATAATGGATATTGTTTTAGATGTTGTATTTATTTATTTCCTGAAATGAATATTTCCAAAAATTATAAAACAAAAGAAAAAAATACAACAGATTATATTATTTCATTTTACCCAGAATTAAATTGGATATCTGATAAAAAAATTGAAAATGGGTGTTCAAAAAAAAGACCTGATTTATTATTAGATTTAGGTTATCAAGTAATTATAATAGAAATAGACGAAAATCAACACAATAAATATGATTGTTCATGCGAAAATAAAAGAATTATGGAATTGTCTCAAGATATTGGACATAGACCAATTATTTTTATTCGTTTTAATCCTGATAATTATGTAAATAACAAAAATGTTAAAATAAAATCTTGTTGGACTATTACTAAAATATCAGGATTAATCAAAATTGAAAATAAAAAACAATGGAATAAAAGATTGGAATGTTTAAAATCTCAAATAGATTATTGGTTATCGCCTGAAAATAAAATTGAAAAAACAATTGAAATTGTGCACCTTTTTTATGATGGTTTTAATGATGATTTTTAAAGAGCATTCTCTTTATCAACATCTTTCATCATTTCCAACTTAGATAGAAAATCTTTTGCACATTGAATACCATCATCTAATATTTTTTTTCGCAAGTCTGAAGAATATAATGCTTCTTTAAAATTGCTCAATGATATATTATCTGCGCTATAATGCATTTCATAAGGGAGAGCACCAGTATAAGAATAATTATTTGAATTTTTAACAATTTGATTAATTATAAAATGCATAACATAATCTAACATTGTGGATTCATTATTTACAATGTTATTTTCATTTTCATTATATATATTTTTTATACCAAAAATCTCATTTAAATTTTTCTCATTTTCAATGCAAAATTTGATAGGGTAATTAGATGCAACTCCTCCATCTACAAAACATTTATTATCAAAACAAACAGGTGTTATAATCATTGGAATGGCACAAGACATATGAACTGCTCTTATAACAGGGATATCCGGAAATGTTTTATAATTAATATCAACAACTTCAAAAGAATTAACTTCCAAAGAGAAAAAGTGCAATTCGATGTTTGTGTATTCATAAAATTCAACCATTGTCATCGTAAGCTGTAAATCTTTAGTATCAAAAAAAGGTTTAAAAAATGTATTAATAGAGTTTTCATCAAATAATCCTTTTTTTGAGTAAGCATCAAATATTTGGTTTATATTTACAGAATAAGTTTCATGCCATGGTCTTAAAAGAATATAATCATTTATTGATTCCCAGTCAAATTTTAAAGATAATAAAACAGAAATAATAGCGCCTGCAGAAGTAGCATAAATTGATTTGATATCATTTATATTCCAAAAACCTGTTATTTCTAAATGCTGCAAAGCCCCCAAAGCTTTAAATCCCATTGGGCCGCCTCCAGGAATAACTAAATGTTTTATTGTCATATTTTTATAAATGCATTGTTTTTTTTTATTTTTTAAACTTAATGTTGTATGTACGATTATTGAGACTCCTATTGAACATCATTATACAACTATTCAACAATAAAATATTTTTCACATTTGCAGACTAAATACAGAGGCATTTAAAAGTATAATTAATTATAATTAATTATAATTACATAATTAATTATATAATTATATTATATAATGTCATCTATCTATACAAATGTGCTTTCTAATGAAGAATTAGAATATATAAATAATCATCCTGAAGTTATTTTAGCGAAGGCTTCTTTGGATTCCAAATCATCTGGAATGACATATTTTTCAGTACCTATAAACAATTCAATTCGCGATACTTTACAAAAACAATTTGGGTTGCATCTTTCGGTAGATTATCAAATACCGATGAGATGGATTAAGGGTGATACCGCACCACACATTGATACAGGTTCATCAAACTTTAAAAATACATATTTACTGTACCTCAATGACTCACCTGGTGAATTTATTGTAGATTCACAATGCTATCCGATTCAATCAAATACAGGGTTTGTCTTCAATGAAGGGTTACCACACGAAACACTATATACAGAAAATGTTCCTCGTTTATTACTCGGTCCAATGAATGAATTTGCACAACCGGTCGGACTCGCAGTAACATATTATCATCGAAGTGAATATGACGCACTTAATAAAATCAATCATTTTACTGCATATGGTAGTTATGTTGTATCATCTGTATCAGGATATAATAGTTGGAGACTTGCTTCTAATAGTACTGGCACATCTCCACAAAATTTAGTGTATAACAATGGAGATACTTTAATAGGTGATGGTAATTATTATTTATATCCTTCTGCACCATGCTTTTTAGAGGGTTCTACAATCCTCTGCGAAGTAGATGGTGTTGAAAAATATGTTCCAGTTGAAAAACTCAAAAAAGGAACGCTTGTCAAAACCAGTTTGAATGGATATAAACCAGTTGTCTTAATTGGAAAAGGAACCATTGAAAATCCTGGAAATAATGAACGAACTGAAAATCGTCTCTATAAATGTTCTGCTTCCAAGTATCCTCAACTCAAGGATGATTTATATATTACTGGGTGTCACTCTATTCTAGAGTTTCCTATAACAGAAAAACAAAAGGAAGACACTATTAAACACATTGGTAAATTATTTGTCACGGATAATAAATATAGACTGATGGCATGTGTGGATTATCGTGCAGAGCCTTGGAATTCTAAAGGTACATATAAAATTTGGCATTTTGCTCTTGAAAATTCTGATGAAAAAATGAATTATGGAGTCTATGCCAATGGAGGATTATTAGTTGAAACCTGTAGCATTCGTTTTTTACAAAAAAACTCAAATATGGATTTAATTAAATTATGAAAACTTCATTAACTTTTATATTCTTAATTCAAAGACATAAATTATATAAATTATATAAATTATATAAATTATATAAATTATATAAATTATATAAAAATATTTTTTTTCGAAGTAATGATTAAATGAGTAGTATATTTACGATTGAAAATATCAATAATTTTTCAGAGAAAATCAATATTGACGATTTATATGAGAGAAAAAAGCAATATGATTTAAACAAGTTAGACCTTTATAACAAAATTTTAAATCGCATTCATGTGCGAATTAAAACAACTGCTAAACAAAAAATAGATGAACAATTTTGTTGGTATGTTGTTCCAGAAGTTATATTAGGCGTTCCAAAATACGACCAAGGTGCTTGCATTGCCTATATTATGGATAAATTAAAAGACAATGGATTTATTGTTCGATACATTCATCCAAACACATTGTTCATCTGTTGGAAGCATTGGGTGCCTTCTTATGTAAGAACCGAATTAAAGAAAAAAACAGGTATAGCAATTGATGAATATGGGAGAAAAGTAAATGTGAATGAAGAAAATAAAATAGAAAATACATATTCAAATCCAAGAAATCTGGATGAGGCCATGTTCAAAATCAGCAATCCTGCGTTAGCATCATCTTTGCAAAATTCCACAAAGAAAAAATATACTCCCATAAAATCTTATAAACCACAAGGCAATCTTGTTTATGGCGATGATATTTTAAGTTCATTAGAGGAAGTTATAGATAAATAAGTGCGAATTTTATTATTATACTATACTATAATATTATTTTGTTACCATATATGATAACAAAATAAACAGCATACATATCAAACTCAAAAACGCAGTGCAAGCCAACAAGGCATTCAGAAAGCCGCGAAAAAAAGCTGAAAAGTATTTTCCCTTTTCGTTTTTGGACATTTATTTTGTCCATTTTTGAAAAGAGGAAATACTTTTGGACATTTTTAAAAGCCGAAAATGAGCCGAGAGCATAATGGTGTGTTTTGCTTTTTGCTCCGAAAAAATGTGTGACGATACTTTTTTAATACTTAATTGCGAAAACTATTTAGGAGTTTTTTATGTTCTATATTTATAGAACATTTTGGAATGAATTTTACTCAAAAAAACTCATTGTATAATTGTGAAAAATGTCAGTTCAAAACTGGTAACAAAAATGATTTCGCTCGTCATTTATTGACAGCAAAACACCATCTTAGAACAAATTCGTGCATTTTAGAACACACACCATTACGCTGCAAAATATGTAATAAAGAATATAAATCGCGACATGGTTTATGGTATCATTTTAAGAAATGTGAAAAAACTCAAAAAAACCTAAAAAAAACTCATGACGATGAAATGAAAGAGATTAAAACAATGGAGAGCTTAATGATGAAGGCTTTTGAAAAAAACCTAGAATTAACCGAAAAAAACATGGAACTAACACAAAAAATGTTGGACAATGCATGCGGTGCAAAAATTAATAACACCATAATCAATAATAATAATCACAACAAGCAGTTTAATTTGAATGTTTTTTTAAACGAAAATTGCAAGAATGCCATGAATATGAAGGATTTTGTGAATTCTCTCAAAATAGAGACAGAGGAATTAGAAAATGTTGGAAAATTAGGATATGTAGAGGGAATTTCCAATATTTTTATTCGAGGTTTGAAAGAGTTGAATGAATCAGAAAGGCCAATGCATTGTATGGATAAAAAGAGGGAAACCTTGTATATAAAAGAAGATAATGAGTGGGACAAGGATGAAAAAAAGGATAAAGTTAAGCAGGTAATTGGACAAATTGCACATAAAAATTTTATGAAACTTATTGAGTGGAAAGAGGATAACCCGGCGTGGGAGAATTCGGAAACTAAAAAGCACGCACAATACATAGAGATGGTGAAGGAAGTATTTACTGGTATAACACCGGATGACGAGATTGGGATTAAAAAAATAATTAAAAAAGTGGCTAATGAAGTATATGTGGACAAAGGGGCATCTGCTCTTTAAGTAGGATTACAAATTATATATACATAACTTGAAATTCAAAATTCAAAAATATATTATATTTTTAAACTAAATATAATATATGAATCATACTAGAAAATTAAGAAAAATACATAATAAAACAAGAAGCAGAATAAAAGATAATAAAACTGAAAAAAAAGAAAAAATAATGCGACAGTGTAAAAATGCAAAAATTCAGGTTTTTTCTTCTTTCGAAAAAGAGTTAGAAAAAACAAAAGAATATAAAAATTTAAAGAATTTAAAAAGCGTCGATAGAGAATTAGTAAAAAGATTTAAACAGCAATATGCCCCTTCAAAAATAACACCAAGAAATGATTTTTATACTTATATAAATTATAGGTGGTTAAAGAATATTCGTAGCGAGTTGGATAATGAACAAGAAAAACAAAAAAAAACTTATTATGTTCAAATCGACGATTATAGAATAGTTCAAGATAAGGTGTATGAAGAATTAATTGATATAGTTAAAACTTACATAAGAGATAATGATTCAAAACAAGCGCAGTTAATTAAAAATGTATATGAATCATTAATAAATTTGAACCACTCATCTTTAAATAAACATGTTTTGTCAATGATAAAAGATTATGAGCATTGTGTTAAAACAAATAATATGTGGAAATTTTTGGCAATTATAAATTCTTGTGAAATTATAAATTGGGGTTGTCCTATTCAATGGACAGTTGTTGCAGATGAAAAAAATTCTAATATTTTTAGAAATTTTATTGATTTGCCACAGTTATCGTTATATGATTATATGCTTTATTTGGAAAATTCTAGTATAGATAGTAATGCAAATAATAGATATAAGTCGTCTGTTAAAAAAAAATATTTGGAATACATAAACCAATTATTTGATGCTTATTTGGGAAAGCAACATGGGTTAGATGCAAATGATGTATTTGATGTGGAATGTGATATTTTATTAGCAATGGAATGTAATTCAATAAAAAATGATTCTGATGACAATTATAATTTCGTAAAAAAAGAAGATGCATTAAAAATGTATGGTTTTGATTGGGACCAATTAACACATTATTTGGGTTATAAAGAAACACCAAATTTTTTTATTTGTGGTAATTTAAGTTATTTAAAATGTATTTGTGAATTATTAAATAAAAATTGGAATACTCAAAAATGGAGAGCCTATTGGTATTATATTCATTTAAGGCAATTTTGTCGTTTTGATAAAGAATATATGTATATACATTATGAATTTAATAACAAATTTTTGGAAGGACAGCCAGTAATTTTTCCAATAGAAAAATATCCTGTTTTTGGTTTATCATTAACATTTAATACATTTTTGACGAATGAATATGTTAGAAGAAACAAGAATGAATATAGAATACAATATGTAAGAAATATGGCAGCAGATTTAATAACCGTTTTTAAAAGAATAATTAAAAGAAATACATGGTTATCACCGAAAACAAAAAAATATGCGTTGTTAAAATTAGATTTTATTAAACTAGAAATAGCACAACCAAAAGACCTAAGATATGACCCGTTGATAAATTATACATCTGATGATGCTTGGGAAAATATGAAGAAAATATGTTTATGGAAAACAAATAAATATATAAATTTGGAAGGAAAAGACATTATTGATATACCTTTATTTGATTGGAAAGACTTTAAATTAATAGGAAAACAAGCTTATATTGTAAATGCTTTTTATACGCCATCAGAAAATAGTATTTATATTCCATTAGCATATTTGCAAAAACCATTTATTGATTTGGAGGAAAGAGGTATAGAATATAATTTGGCAAACATTGGTTACACTTTATGTCATGAAATGTCTCATGCTTTAGATGATTTAGGAAGCAAATATGACCATAATGGTAATTTACATGATTGGTGGACGAAAGAAGATAAATTAAAGTATAATTATATAATTAAAGACATTATAAAGCAATACGAAGTTCTTGCATCTTATGATAATATTGTGTTTGATGCGGAAATTAGTGTAGGCGAAGATATGGCAGATATTTCAGGTTTAGCAATAGCTGTTGAATATTTAAGGGATTTTCAAATGTTCAACTCTATTATTGTTCCTATATGTTCTTTATCATTTCAATCATTTTTTGTATTTTTTGCGTTTCAACAAAGGCAACATGTTTATAAAAAAGCATTTAATGCTCAATTGAAAACAAACCCACATCCAATGGATAAATATAGAACAAATGTTCCATTATCTCGTTTAAAAATATTTAGAAGCTTATTTAATGTTAAAAAAGGAGACAATATGTGGTGGCATTCAACAAATACTATATGGTAGATATTAAATGCATTTTTATTTTATTTTATTATACTTTTGCAAATTGAAACCAACTTACTATAATCAGGTCCAGATAAGGATGAAGATGTATTTTGAGAAGTGATGCTTGGAAAAATGCTAGAACTAGGACTAGGAGCATCAGGTGGTGGCTGAGCCGTTCCTAAATAAATTTGATAAGATAATGGCTGAGGCGATTTTAGTTTTTCTTTTGGTTCTATATAATTTGCGTATAATTCTCTATTACTAACCCTTTTTGATAAATAATCAGCATTTGTTTCATTTTGTTTTTTGTAAGCATTTATTGATTTAAGTATGTTTTCCGGAATTGCATTATCTGTATTATTATTCAAATAATTTTTTACATAGTCATCAATAGGATAATTATCATTTTTAACAAAATAATTTACTTCTTCTTCTGTCATTACTGAATAGAAACCTTTCATAGTAAAATCATCTGGAGGATAAGGTCGCCCTAATTTTTGATATAATGCTTTCCAAGTCGCATCCGACCATTTTTGATTTGCAGGCGGTGGCTTTAAATATTCATAATATCCTATTTTATTATTAGTAAGACCTTCTTTAACAGAAGGAAAAAATAATATGAATAATATAATTAACGCTAAAATAAATAGAAAAAAATATTTGTATTTTTCTAATAAAGATTTTATTTTATATAATTTCATAATAAAATAATATGATATTATATTTTTTTTGCAAAAGTATATGGATTGTATAATTTCACCATTTCTGTTTCAAGTGTTTTTATTTGTTTTTGCGATGTTTCCAAAATTTGAGATTCCACTATAGCTTCATATAGTTTAACTCCTTCATCAAAATCCGTTTCACAATTTATATATAGTTCGACTATTATGCCTCTGACTTCTTCAACTAATTCTTGTAATCTTTCTTCGGTTAATTCATGATTTATTTTTATTATGTGTTTTTCAGGATTATCTTCTTTTAAAGTCTCGTCATTATTATCATAAAGAAATATTTCATTTATAATTTTTAACAATTGAGATTGTTTTTCATTTACAGATGCCAACATTTTTTTCAAATTTTCTGCATATTTTTCAAATAATTTGTTTTTATAACTTTCAGTATATTCAGATTCAAACTTAGATACAGAATTCAAATTTTTTTGAGAACAATTTTTACTATATTCTTTTAATTTTATATCTGAAAAGGATTTAATATTTATTGGCATTACATCATTACCAGTAAATGCCTTGTAAAACCGCGCCAAATCAGCGTGAAAAATATCATGTGTTTCTTTTGTCATGCCATTAAATTCACCTGTTTCATAATCATAATCATCATCATAATATAATTGCATTAATTCGGGAATGCCATGAATATCATCTAAAGATTCAGCATCGGAATTTTGTTTTCTAGAATACATATCTGCAGAGCATAAATTCTGGCTTGCACTGTTTTTGCTTTTTTTATTTTCCGTATTTTCATTACCTTTTAATGCGCTAATTTTGTCATCACAAAAGCTAGAAGTTGTTTTTTCAATAGTTGCGTCAGTAGGAATGCTCAATTTTTCAGATAATTTTCGTTTTATTTTTTTACCGGTAGAGTCCATAAAAACATATTCAGGGTTTATAGTTGTTAAAATAGCAGCAAAAATATGAGCGATTTTAATGTAAAATGTTGCAATGTAATCGCACATAATTTCTTTATCATTGTAATCTAAAATATCAATATCTGTATTAATATCTGCATCTAAATCAGATAAATGATTTAAATCAGATTTTTTAAAAAATAAGATTTTTTCTTTAGATGAGCCGTGTCTTATTCTATTAACTAAACGAGTAATATCTATATCTGAAAAATATCTATCAATAATATCAGAAGTTAATATAACTAATTCATCACAATATTTTTTATTATACAATTTTTTAAAACTTTGAAAATCTAATGTTAAAATGTAATAAGTTGCAATATAATCCATTGCATTTTCTAATTGTGAATGATGTTCTGTACTATTATTACGATTTTCATTATTAAAGCCACCTTTAATTATTGTCGTATCTGTCATATTATTAAATTTAGGTAATGAGTTTCCCATATATTATCATTGTATAATAAATAATAACACATAAAATAACCTAAAAATAATTTTTTACAAAAAATCATATTTATTTAAAATAAAATTGAATTAAAAATTTCTTTTTATTAAGAAAAGACCAAAAGCAATGATTTCAATAATTAAAGAAAATAAAGAAAAAAGCAAAAAAAATAAGTCACAATTAATAAATAAATCAGAATTATGGAATATATTTGATAGTGAAGTAAATAGTTCTAGTTCTACATCCGAGAAAGAACCTTTAGAGTGCATTTATAGAGCTTCAGGTGACCGTGAAAAATGTGAATTATGCGATTTTAATTTAGCATTTTCAGATGAAGGATTTTTAACATGCACAAACTCAAAATGCGGGATTATTTATAAGGATTTTCTAGACCATAGTGCTGAGTGGCGATATTATGGTGCGGACGACAATCAAAATTCAGACCCAACACGATGTGGAATGCCTATAAATCCCCTTCTTCAAGAATCGTCATTTGGTTGTAAAGTTTTGTGTTCAGGTTCAACAAGTTACGAAATGCGCAAAATAAGAAGATATACCGAATGGCAATCGATGCCATATAAAGAAAAGTCACAATATGATGAATTTCAAAGAATAACTATAATGTCGCAAAATGCAGGTATTCCAAAATCTATCATTGATGATGCAATGCGTTATCATAAAAAAATTTCGGAATACGAATTAACTTTTCGTGGAGATAATCGTGATGGTATTTTAGCAGCATCCATATATATTTCGTGCAGGATTAATCAATTTCCAAGAACTGCGAAAGAAATTGCATCTATATTTCATTTAGATGTTACAAGCGCAACAAAAGGATGTAAAAATGCGTTATCAATCATAAATAATTTAGAAAAAGACTTAGACAATAAAGAAAAAACGGCTTTCTCAAAAACAAAACCAGAAGCCTTTATAGAGCGGTATTGTAGCAAGTTAAACATTAATAATGAGCTTACAAAATTGTGCAAATTTATTTCAATGAAAATAGAAAAAATGGATTTAATGCCAGAAAATACACCGCATTCAATTGCAGCAGGGGTGGTCTTCTTCATTTCACAAATATGCAACTTAAATGTTAGCAAGAAAGATGTTAAAAATGTAAGCGAAATTAGCGAAGTTACCATAAACAAATGCTTTAAAAAGATAGAAAAAATGAAAGATAGTTTAGTTCCAGCTGTAATTTTAAATAAGTATAAATAAAAGAAAACAAAATATATAAAACAAAACAAAATATATAAAACAAAATTAAATATATAAAAACAAAAAATATAATATGTTATAATTTATGGTTGATTATTGTTTTGATAAAAGTAAAATAACTGAGGAAATAAACTTAAATTTATTTAATTCTTTTATTAATGAAAATGACAAAAATGAATTTTTTGGTGAATGTGGGCATTCACATTATCGATTTCTAGCTTATATTTCTACTTTTTTTTATAATTCGACAATATTTGATTTTTCTACTGATGCCGGTTTGTCAGCATTAGCGCTATCATATAATGAAACAAATGAAATATTGTCTTATGGAAATGGTGTAAATAGAGTTAAAAATATAAAAAATAACATGAAAATTGATACAACCTTATTAATAGATGATGCATTTTTAAAAACATATAAAAATGATATATTAAATAGTCCTGTTGTTTTTGTTGATTTACATCCACATGAAGGAAATATAGAATTTAAAATTTACGAGTTTTTAAAACTAAATGATTACAAAGGATTAATAATTTTTGATGATATTTGGTATTTTAAAACCATGAGAGATAATTTATGGTACAAAATAGAAGAGCATTGTCGAATGGATGTAACAGAATTTAGTCACTGGTCAGGATTAGGGTTAGTTTCATTTAATAAAAATATTCAAGAACAATTTAATCAGAATAAACCAAATGTGGATAATTGGACATTAATGACCGCTTATTTTAATTTAACAAATTGTTATGATGCGAGCACTGAAATAAAAGCTCGCGATAAAAAATATTATTTTAGTCATTCTTATTCTACTTTAGCGTTGCCATATAATCTAGTAATATATTGTGATGAGGAAAGTTATGATGAAATTATTAAAATAAGACCAGAATATCTTAAAAATAAAACGCAGTATAAAATATGTGATTTTGAAGAATTTTGTTTTGTAAAAAACGGAGTAAAGTGCAATGAAATTTTTTTTGATTATAGACAGCAAATTATTAAAAATAGAGAAGGAAATCCTTTTTATTTTGACAATAGAATGAACGCAAGTTACTACTTATTTTGTATGGCTCGTTATACAATGTTAAAAGAAGTTATTACAGAAAATTATTTTAATAGCACACATTTTGCTTGGATTAATTTTTGCATTGAAAGGATGGGATTTAGAAATTTAGTACATTTGGAAGAATGTTTAAGCGTTAATCGAAATAAATTTTCGACATGTTATATTGATTATATTCCCGAAAAACTAATTAAAAATTTACCGGAATATTTTAAATGGGGTCGTTGCAGTATGTGTAGTGGTTTTTTTACAGGAAATTCTGAATATATGTATAAAGTGTGTGATTTAATTGAAGATAAATTTTTACAGTTTTTAAAATTGGGGTATGGACATGCAGATGAGCAATTATTTAGTCCAGTTTATTTTGAGAATCCTCATTTATTTGAACATTATTATGGTGATTATCATCAAATGATTACCAATTATAAATATATTTATGATGCACCTGAGCCGCCAATTTATAATTTTATAAGAAATAGTTTTTTACATAAAAATTATGAAAAATGTTTAGAAGGATGTATATTTGTTATGAATTCATTAAAATTAAATAAATGTAGGCTAAATGAAGAATTTACTAGAGAACTGCAAAATTATTACACAAAAGCCATGCAAATTCTTAAAGACAGAAATGAAAATGTAATTCAAATATAATTTAAATATAATTTATACCCTTGAAGATTCAAAATAGTAAAATTATTATTTTAATGCAATAAAATAATGCAATAAAATAATGCAATAAAATAATGCAATAAAATAATGCAATAAAATAATAAAAATTAAATAATGTTAGTAATATAATGGATGAAGATACGAAAGAAACTGTAGATAATGTAGAAAATACAACAAAAAAAATTCCAAAAAGAATATTTATTGTTCCTTATAGAAATCGATTAGAGCAGAAATTTTTTTTCAGTAAACAGATGAGCTTTATTTTAGAAAATGATGATGATTATGAGATTTATTTTTCACATCAATGTGATAATAAGCATTTTAATAGGGGTGCAACAAAAAACATAGGATTTTTAGTAATGAAAGACAAATATCCTGAAGATTATAAAAATATTACATTTATATTTAATGATGTAGATACATTACCTTTTCACAAAATTTTTGATTATCAAACAACAGAAGGTGTTATTAAGCATTATTACGGGTTTGAGTATGCTTTAGGAGGAATTGTAGTAATTAAAGGCGCGGATTTTGAAAAAATAAATGGATATCCAAACTTTTGGGGATGGGGAAATGAAGATAGGGTTTTGCAAATAAGAAGTGAAAAAAATGATTTGCATATCGATAGAAGTCAATTTTTCAAGATAGGAAGTCCGGAAATTCTTCAATTATTTGATGGTGTTTCTAGATTAGTTTCACCAAGAGATTACTATTTAGGCAATAATGATAGTGGCGCAGATGGGCTATCTACTTTAAATAAAATTACTTTTTCCATTGATGAAGAGTCTTTAAATCCAAAAGATAATAAATATATTGTTGAAAATAAAAAAATATTTGTAATAAATGTTTTATCTTTTAAAACACCTGCGGGTTATGAGCAAAATGAATATTATGAATATGATTTAAGGGACCCTACTAATAAAATAGTGAGGCCAAACAGGGAACCTACAAGCAAGCAAGTTATTACGACAGAAGACTGGAAAAATGTAAATTATTCTGGTCAAAAGGCAAAATATGTAAATCAACAGCAACAGAATTGGCAACAACAACATCAATTGCAAAATCAATTACAACAACAACAAATGCAAGGCAGAAACATTAGGCCACCGCCACCACCAAATGTCAACATTTTTTCCGCTGAATATGCTCGTTATATTGGTGCAAAACCAAAGGCGACCACTAGCGCGAATATTCGACTAGGTGGTGTTCGTCGTTAAACTGCAATTTTTTCTCTTTAAACAATATATTAACCATTTATATGTATTTTTTCTCTGAATACAAAGACAATGAAAAAATAGATATTTCAAAACAGCTTAAAGAAAACACTGAAGAAACCGCCGCAAAAGATTTTGAAAAATTGAGAAAAGCTGTGGAAAAAGACCTAGATGCAATAAAGCCTCTCTCGCCAGTGGGTCTAAATTTTATTGAATATTTTGTGCATGTTGAACTTCTTAGCACAAAATCAAAGTATGGCATATCTTTTTTTGATTTTTGGTATAATCGGTCTTTTTACATGTCGAGAGATGCATCCACTTTAAAATTAATTGATTCCATCAAAAAAAACAGGCCTAATATAACAGATATTAAAATAGGAAAACAGGTTTTCAACTTATATTATGGAGGTATAAGTATTTTTAGACCAACAACTGCTGCTAAATTATATGATTATTTGAAACCCAAATGCATACTTGATTTTACAATGGGTTGGGGTGGTCGATTGGTAGGCGCGGCTATTTTGAATGTTCCAAAATATATCGGTATTGATTACAATGAAAACTTGAAGGAGCCTTATGAAAAAATGTGTGGATTTTTGAAGAATGATAAAACATTAAAAACAACATCAACTGTAACTACTACCGAAATTGAATTATATTTTCAAGACGCTCTCTCGATAGACTATTCAAAACTTGAATATGATATGGTATTTACTAGTCCTCCTTACTATAATAAAGAAATATACGGCGATAAAAAAACATACGAAACAAAGGATGAATGGAATACGAAATTTTATAAACCTGTTTTTAAAAAGGTATGGGAAGGGTTAAAACCAGGCGGTCATTTTTGTTTAAATATTCCTCAATGCATTTATGATGATATTTGTGTTCCATTAATTGGAGAAGCAAAAGAATTAATAGAACTTAAAAAATATGCTCGTTGTTTGCCAAAACGAGAGACGAAGCAATTTAATGTTGGGCAAAAATATAAAGAATATATTTATATTTGGAAAAAAGAGGGAGGGCTGTAAATAAAAAGTCGTATTTTATTTGAGATTTTTTTTTCCTAAAAGAATTAAACGCAATTTAACAAAATATACATAAATATAATCGAAAAATAAATATATTATAAAAATATGTAATAAAAGCAATAATATTTTATTACATATAAACATAATAAATATGCAAAATATAGAACATGCATTTTATATAAATTTAGAATCACGGTTGGATAGAAAAATCCATGTAGAATACCAACTTCAAAATCTAGGAATTAAAGCTCAGCGATTTAATGCAATTAAAATGAGTAACGGTGCGATAGGTTGCAGTATGAGCCATTTAAAATGCTTACAAATTGCTAAAGAAAATAATTGGGACCATTTACTTATTGTAGAAGACGACATTGAATTTACCGATTTAGAGCTGTTTAAGAAACAATTAAATACATTCCTAAACAATCAAAAAGATTGGGATGTTGTTTTATTGGCAGGCAATAACATGCCACCTTATACCGAAGTAGCTGATTATTGTGTAAAAGTAACACGATGTCAAACAACAACTGGTTATATGGTAAAGGCTCATTATTTTGATACATTAATTGAAAATATCAAAACAGGAATACAAAAACTAATATTTAATCCTGAAAACCATGCGTCTTATGCTATAGATAAATATTGGTTTAAATTACAAGAGCAAGATAAGTGGTTTTTAATTGTGCCATTAACGGTAACTCAGATGCAAAATTACAGTGATATTGAAAATAGAATAACCGATTATTCCAGTGTAATGCTGGATTTAAATAAAAAAAAGTTTTTTATGAAGCAGCTGGAACAAATAAAAATGGCAAAACAACAAATGGTTTTCCTGCCAAATAATATTATTAAAAATCAACAAATTGAAGATTTGAAAAAAATGGAGGAGCAATTAAAAGACCAAATGAAATTTTACGATTGCATAAAATGAAACAAAACCTTTTTAGTTATATTATGTTTTTTAAACCTTTTTATTTTTCAAACGCTGAAATATTCTTATATATTTTTATAATACTCTGGAAATTCTTTCATTAAATCTCTACACCCAGATATAGCACCTTGTTGAATTAGATTTTCTTTTCTTTTTTTTGTAAATGATTTTAACCAAGGTTTTTTATTATTTTTACAAGTTTTTTGGCAATAAATATCGTTACAACTCTTCAAAAACAAAGTTTCAAGAGTATTTGCGAATGTTTTTCTATTTGTTTCACGGAGAACTTTAATTGGTTGGTATTTTTTACTAAATTTTATTTCAACTCTTTCTTTTTCTGGTAGAAAAACTTCTTTGCAAAACCTTTTACATGTTTTATTTTTTGATTTAATTGTTTTACTTCCAAATTTTGTATTATTTTTATATTTAATCTTTTTATTTTTCATTTATTTATTATATTATATAAATTTATTATTTTTGTCATCAACTATTTTATGATAATCATTTGTAAAAAATGGTTTCGAAATGTAAAAAGGTCTAAAACATATCTTTTAAAAATAGGTCGCTTTGTATATGCAATACATTTTCTTTATAAAAATTAGGAAGTGTTAGCCCTATAGCATAATCCTCCAAATATTCCCTCGCTATTTCTGTTTTTTTGTTAATTAAAATAATAATAGCCTCTTTAGATAAAAAATAAAAACGCCCATTGCAATATTTAATTGGTAAAATAGGCAAATTTTCAGGTAATTCAGGATGTATTTTATGGTATTTTGAGAGATAAGCTTGTTTTACATCAATAACATTTCCTCCATAATGCACTTGAGGGGTTAATTTTTCAATCATTCCTTTTACCATATCAAAAAAGCGAATATTTTCCAGTTTTTGGTCATCATCTGTTTTAAATATATATTTATAATCAAAAGTTTTATGAACCGCGTCATAAGCAGCAATCACTTTTTTGGGTAGCGAATTATAATCATCATCGGTTTTTACATATAATATTCTCTCTGTTTCATCAAACAAATAACCACAATTTGTAGAATCCAAATTAGGATTTCCTATAACATGGTAATAACATAAATAAGATGGTAATAGTTTTAACCAAGTGTTTTTTTGAGCAATTGCTTTAGGTCTATATTTTTCACAATTCATGATTAACAAAATATAATCTTGTTTTCCTTTTATATTTGTCATTTATAGTTTTATTTTTGTATTCGTTTTAAATATAAATTTTTATAAAGAATTTATATTTTTGCTATTTGTTGTTTTTGTTGTTTTTGTTGTTTTTGATTTTTTCATCACTTTATTTGTATTTTTACCCAATTATTTGGAAATAAATCTATCGTATTATGATTTTTTAATTTGGGACCAAACCATAATTCCGGATAACAAACGATTTTTTCAATATTTGTATTAAAATGTGCTCCCCACCAACTGAATGTGCTATTTGCAATAATATTGTGGCTGCAAACACTCATTAATAACATTTGTTTCCAGTCATCAATATCATCGGATTGCTTGCAAAAAATGAAATTAGGAAATTCCTTTTCTAATTTTTGAATCATACTTGAAACAATTTTATTGTCTTCTTTTTCACAAAAATACAAAACTTTAATTTTAACTTGAAGTTTAAATGTTTCAATTTCTAATTTATTTTGCATATAGCGCAACGCATTTTTATAATATTCATATGGTATAACCGGATGTAAATCTTGTAAATTTTTATAATCTCCCAACCTAAAATGCATACTAATTAAAATGGTTGTTTCATTATTGCCAAACAAATCTGGATTTTCCAACAATAACTGTTTTTTTTGCTTCTCTAAGCCAATCATTTTGCATATAGAATCATAATAAGCATCAAAATATTTATGGCTTTGAAAATAACCCGACAACATTATATTTTCATACATGCACATTGGCAATTCATTATATTTAAATTCTTTTTCTCTCAAAACATCGGTTTCAGGAAAAGACAATATTGTAAATTTTTGTAAATTAATAAGAAAACTATCCCAATAGGTATGTCTATTAGCTTTACCTGGATTTATTTTTTCCGGAAAAATAAAACGATGTTTATTTTGAATGGCATAAGCTATAGTTGTAAAAATTTGAAACAATTGATTACCAAGACCTCCTACTAAATTGCAAACTATCATTATTTTATAGTGTGTATATTTAATTTATTAATTTTAAACTCTTTACACTATTGAAGATTTTAATTATCAAAAATAAAACAAAAACCAAAAAATAAAAAATAATAGTAAAAAATAAATATAAATGAGTCTTCCACAAATTTTATTGTTATCTGTAGTTGAAATAATTGGAGATTTTGGATTTAAAGAATTTGCAAATAATGGTGGTTTAATTCCATTTTTTATCGGGTCAACTGGATATGTAGGAGTTGTCATTTTATTAATAGTCGCTTTACAAAATTCGACAGTTATGATGGTAAATGGTGCATGGGATGGCATAAGTGGATTAATGGAAAGCGCAGCTGCATATATATTTTTAGGAGAACGGTTCGAACACAAATTTCAATATGTCGGTTTGATTATGATTGCGTTAGGATTATATTTATTGAAAATACCGCTTAAAAAAGCTAAAAGTTTCGAAATACCTAGCTCTTTTTGGAGAAAACTGTTTTAAAAATCTTCTTTTAATTCAAAAATATCTTCATCAATTGTTTTATTTGCAAGAGCATAGTCGCTGACACGGCTTTCAAAGAAATTTGTTTTTTGCTCAACCGAAATTAGTTCCATCCAACTAAAAGGGCATTGCACATTATATATTTTTTCATATCCTAATTGCACCGACAAACGGTCAGCAACAAATTGAATATATTGTGTCATTAATTCTGAATTCATACCAATAAGACGACAAGGAAGTGCATCGCAAATGAATTCTGTTTCGATTTCAACCGCTTCCTTGATAATTTCATATACCCTGTTTTTATTCACTTTTTTAAGAAGCTTTTTATAAAGTAGAATGGCAAATTCAGTGTGCAATGCTTCATCACGAGAGATAAGCTCATTTGAAAAAGTAAGACCAGGCATAAGCCCTCGTTTTTTCAACCAATAAATGGAACAAAATGCGCCCGAGAACATGATTCCCTCTACACAAGCGAATGCTATTAGTCGTGAAGCAAAATTGCTTCTCTTATCACCAATCCATTTTTGAGCCCAATCTGCCTTTTTTTTGATGCAAGGAAAACTCTCAATACCATTAAAGAGCTTGTTTTTCTCTTCGGGATTTTTAATATAACTATCAATAAGAAGACTGTAAGTCTGTGAATGGATATTTTCCATAGCAATTTGAAAACCGTAAAAGGCACGAGCCTCAGCCAATTGAACTTCATTCATAAATCTTGCACCCAAGTTTTCCAAAACAATTCCGTCGCTCGCAGCAAAAAACGCCAAAATCATTGAAATAAAATATTTTTCATCCTGTGAAAGCTTTTCCCAATCATTCGAATCTTTTGATAAATCGATTTCCTCTGCTCGCCAAAAACAATCAACTTGTTTTTTATACATTTCCCATATATCTTGGTGTTGAATTGGAAACATTACAAAGCGTTTATCGTCAGGTGTGAGTAAAGGTTCTTGAAAAGTTTTTGACATCCTAAATAATATATAGCAAAGATTTTATATTCTAATTTTTTAATAATAATAATTATTATAGTCATTATTATTAATTTAATAGAGTAAAATTTTGTGTTGTTACGATATACGGTAACATCTTGCATATAAAAACCAAATTATTTGAAAAATGGCAAATAAAACAATAAATACGCTGCATAATATATCATTACTGTGTTTACTACCCAACACCACATGGAGCCAACTGATTTATCTTTATAATAATTGTAAACAATAATCATTAAAGTTATGAAACCAAACATAAAACCGAACTGATTGCCTGCATATAGAAGTGGAAATAAAAAGAAAAATCCCCAAATTAAAGATACCATCTTTTCGCTGTCATATAACAACATATTCCAATGCAGATGGTTTAACGGTGTTACAACTGAACTAAATTTTTTTGTATTATAACGGTACATAAAAATTGGAATTGCTATTATTAAATATGGAACTATAAAATACATGCGTGTTTGATATGGCAATAACATAGAACTTGCAACAGGTTGCAACAATAACAAACATTGTGCCATAAAAGTAAATAAAGAATTTAATGGAGGGTTAGAAATATTTTTCCAAATAAAAAACTCTATTAGTTGTATAAAAATAAAAGAAAACATAAAAACATACACCCATAGATTATTTACCCCTTTTATAAATTGTATTTTATATTGCGTATAGTTATTATTATAAATAATCAACAGCATAACAAAAGAGCTAAATAAAAATGTATTTAATGACACTTCAGCATTCCAGCACATAATATTTATATAATTAGTTTATATATTTTTTATAATAGTTATTATAATAGTTATTATAATAGTTATTATAATAGTTTTTTACTTGTTTTATGTAAAAAATATTAAAATATTAATATTTGAATACAAAATCAATATGAAAAGACCTATAGGTAAAAATAGTGGTTCATAATAGTTTAGATATGCCCATATCATGACAAAAAAAACGGGAAATATATGATTAGGAGGTATCATATTATAGCATTGCTGCGTTCTAAAATATATCCATAATCCCGAGCAAATTACGGATATTATGACTTTATTTTTGAATGAAATGTATTTATCCAAAATCATATAATATATATATTTATATATAAATATATATAAAAGTATATTATGCTTACAGAATTGTATTTGCAAACTACAAATCCAAGATTACCCTTTAGCTCATTGTTTAGTATGAAAACATTTACTGGTATTATTGTTTCAGTAATACTTCACACAATTATTTACGCATTTTTTTTCAATTTGGCTAGTTTTATATTTTTAGGTAAATTATTGTCAAAGAGTATAAATATTCGCTTGATAATTTCTCTCTTAATTATTATGTTTTTTGGGTTTTTTGCTAGATTTTTTCATGTGAAAGAAATATACAAAGCATATAATTATGATATGGAAAAAACTAGAAAGCACTTGGATAAACTTTATATCGGCTGGATTTTTTTATCTTAAAAATAAAGATAAAATGTTCAAGAGTGTAAATTAATAATATTATAATAAATTAATGATTAATATTAATCCTGAATTTATTGAAGAAATAAGAAAGGTTCAAAAACCGGAATATCAAATGGCGCTAGCAGAGCGCGATAAATTTTTAAAGCAAATAGAGCATCAAATACACGAGAAACGCAGACTGTTAGTAGAAAAAAGAAATTATTTGGAAAAATCTATAAAAGAGAACGCGTTTTTAGAAGGGGTTAAAAAAGATTACCAAAAATATAAAGATTATATAGTAAAAGAAAAACAGGACCAATTAAGGGCAATGAATATTTTGAAACAATATACAGAAGATTTGGCGGTAAGCACGAAATTGACAGAGGCGGATATTAAACAAACAAGGAAACAACAAAAAGAAATTTTGGGTGAAATGGACAAAATAAAGAGAGAATTAGATGAAATAATTGGACCAACAACTGCAAAAACAGAATAATAATCTGTGCATAATATAATTAAATAATGGCTGACCCGCAACCTAACGACCTACCTGATTATGTTAATGGCTTACCAATAGATGACCCTGAACAAGACCCAAATTTATTGAATTTCATGAATGGTAATAGATTACCTATTGTTAATTTAGGACAACCAGAACAAGCTGTTGTAACAGATTTTTGGCAAAGTTTAACTAATTTAGGAACACAAATAGTTGTCAATAAAAATACTATAAGAAGATATAAATATTTTGTTAAACAGGGATTAGAAAAATTAAGAGATAGAATTAACGATATTCGGGTATTAATACAAGAATTAACAGATTTAATTCAACAATATGCACAAAATAATGCGAACCAAGGACAAGAATTAGTGGAACAAAAAAATAAATTGATAGAAGTAATAACAGACGCGACTCAAAAAATAAATTTATGGACTGCAGAAATAACAGCTAGTAATGGAGAATTAAATACTGATTCATATCAGAGAAACATAAATAAATTGTTGGTTTCTTTAGAAGAAGCAATAAATAAAGGAAATGATGCTATAGCTGCATATCCAATTGTGGGACCACAACGCCCTCCTCAAGTAGCACAACAATTAGCTGCAGATGTCCCTGCTTTAGAAGGCGGTAAAAAATATAGAAAATCTAGAAAATCTAGAAAAACAAGATACAATAAAAAATCTAGAAAATCTAGAAAAACAAGAAGAAGAAAAATGCGAGGTGGTTACTTATATGGAAAAACAACGGCTTTTAGCGAAAGCAGAAGTGGTCGTAGGAAAAATAACAATAGTAATAAAAGAACAAATAGCATTTCCACTTCATTTTCTTCAAACACAAACCCATATTCTAAAAATTTAATTATTTTTTAAGAAGCATGCCTCGTAATCCAGGAAGATAAATACATTGTGAAGGCCATTTACCAGTTAGCTCACGATGGCGAAGTGAATTCGGATTTGTACGCATTAAATTTTTAGCTGTTCGTTCTTTATAAATGCGTTTCCAAGTGCGTTGCACAATTCTCAACCAAAATGTTTTTAAAATTCCTACATATTCACCACCTGATAAGTGAATGCACAATGCAATTTCAGGTTTAAGATAGTTTGTATTGGATATTATTTGCCGGTAATTTCTGATAAAAGGGTGTTTGCAAATAGTGTTATTAGGTAAAATAATATGTTGAATATGATTTCTAAGAGATGCTATATCATCATATATGCATGGATTTTCTTCATACCAATCTTCTTCCCAATAATCATTATCATTATCATCACCTTCTAAAACATTGTAAGAGTAATGAACCAAATAATGACCTGCTATTTTAGGGTCAGAATTATTATCTATTCCATGAATATTTGGATTATGTATTTCACATAAAACAATTTTAAACCTTTTATTTATTGGTATTGACATTTGCATTTGTATATGTATTATTAATATATTTAACCAATAATAATATTTTTCAATTTTTTAAAAATTATTAAATATTTAAAAATATTTATTTTTTATTTAAAGCTTTATATATATAAATGAAACTTCCAAATTCAGTATTTAAAGTAATTACAAATAAATATGTTTTGTATTTTGTTTTATTTTTAGCAATAGCAAATGTTTTGGGATATTTGGTTATGGGTCAAATTACCGCAGCAATATTTTTCATTTTATTAGCTTTTCTATTATACAATTTTAGTAAAAATATGATTATTGTGTTAGGAATTGCTCTCATTTTAACAAATGTTTTAATGGTTGGAAATACACCTCAAATATTTGGAAATATTTTTAAAGAGGGAATGGAAGATATGAAAGATATGGAAGATAAAGATAATGAAGATTCTAAAAAAATGACAAAAACCAATAACAACAATATAATGACACCGGAAGATAATGATATAACAATGCAAACATCCGGAGTTTCTACTAGCAGTTATTCAGAAAATGGACAAAATAATGGCGAAGAAGAAGAAAGTCCTGTAAATTCCAAAGATGCATTTAGTGGTGTTAATAAAAAAAGAAGTCGTATAGATTATGCAACAACATTAGAGGATGCTTATGGGGATTTGAATAATATTTTAGGAAGTGATAGCATTAAAAACTTAACAGGTGATACTCAGCGTTTAATGCAACAACAATTACAATTAGCAGATGCGATGAAAAGCATGACTCCTTTATTAGAAAACGCAAAATCAATGTTACAGGGATTTGATTTAAAAAATATAGATGGTTTAGCTGATTTTGCAAAAAGTTTTGCTCCTTCAAAATAATTCGCAATACTGTAATATAAAGTATTTATAAAGGTATTGTCATATATAAAAATATATAAAATATATATGACAATAAATAAAAGATGCCCGCCAGGTGTATTTTGTATTGAAAATGTAACAATGATTTTTATTTTTTTAATTGTTATTATTGCATTATTTGTTATTATTTATTTAATGTATAATTTTTTAACAAAAACGCTATTTAATCAATTAAATAATAATATTAATAATAATAATAATAATAATAATAATAATACAGAAACTTATAATGATAACAATAAAAATAGTTTAATGGGTAATATATTTGGTTTATTTACACGACCAAATTATGGATACACAAATATTCCAGGAGATGTTTTGATGAACCCATATGCACCTCCATTGCGAGATGAAAGATATTTAATTCCTGAAATTCAAATGGGAATGGCTCCACCAGGTCGAGTGCCTATTAATATATCCACTAATATCGGTGCGGTTGATACTACATATCGTCAAGTGGGTATTTTAACACCGTTGAATAGTTTTAATCGTAAAGGTAATCATGGTAATAATGGCGATAGTAAAATTTTACCCTTAATGGGTCGCCCGCTTTTTACAAATAGAGATAAATGGCAATACTATACAATAAGTGACCAAAATAATAGTGTAAAATTGCCCATAAAATTTAAGGGAAGAAATGCGTCAAATGAATATGGTGTAGATAAAATATATAATGGGGATATTGTTTATGTAGAAGGTTATCAACAGGCATTTAAGGTAACAGAATATGAAAATGACACTATTAAATATTTACCATTTTTATAAAATATATTTTGTTTGTTAATTATTGCTCTTGTCCTTCATTATTTTCCTTTTCTTCTTCTTGTTCTTGTAAATCAATTTGATTTTTAATAATTCCCTCAAAATCATCAATTTGAGGTTGTTTTATATTTGTAGGTGCATCAGAATTTTTTGAAGCTAAAACAGCAGCTGCTATTTTTTCGTCCAAATATTTTTTAAACTTTTGTGTAATTTCATTAAAATCAGTGTCTTCAGTATTTTCTCTAACATAAGGAGTAGGTGGTGTTTGGTCATCATAATTATTATAATTTTGTCTTGAATTATTAGCTTCATAATCATCAGTTTTTGATTCATCAACATCACTTGGGTTTTGGGGTAAAGTATTTGGTACCGACGCTAGTTCCGGCGGCGATTGTTGTGATTCAATCGGTTCATTTGCGCTAGCGCTAGCGCTATCACTATCAATGCCGTCAACACTAGGTTCAACGATAGGTTCAACACTAAGTTCAACACTAGGTTCAACGATAGGTTCAACGCTAGGTTCATTTACATCTGGTAAAGAAGTTGGTGCGGGAGCAGATGCAGGATTTTGTTGTTGTAAGTTTGATTGATTTGCATTATTTTTTGCTTTTTCAATTGCAGCTTCAAAATCTTTTCGATTTTCATTAAAAGCTAATGAATCTATCCCTTTATAACTATTTTCAACATTAGTTATTATTTTTCTAATCATACCATTATTATTAATATTTAAACCATTTTTTTCTGCAAAATCAAAGGCTTCTTTTAATTTTTTATCCGCTTCAGCAGTGTTATTTGTTCGCAGGTCATTTGCTGCATCTTTGAATTTTTCTTCTATCTTTTTTAATAACGGATACTCCCTTATTATTTTTTCGCTTGCCGATTTAAATTCTGAATCATAACTATTTAAATAGTCATCCTTATTTAATCCTTTTTCAATTATTAAACTGACAGCATTTTCCATTGTAGTTTTAAAATTATTATACGCTTTTTTGTCACGACCATCATTCGATGAAATCCATAAAGCATTTGCTCTTTTTATTAATGTTTTAACATAATTATTAATATCACCACCTGATTGAGCCTCCATTTTGAAATGAAAAACAGGCATATTTTTTAATGTTTTACGATTTAAATCCAAATGATGCTTTTTTCTAAAGGTTCTTTTTTTACCTTTTGAATACTTGCTTTTTTTTTTGAAATTTTTCATGGACTGTCTTTTCTTATTGTATAATTTTGTTAATTTACCTTTAGTTAATTTCATTATTGACTTATATAAATAAAATAATATTTTTATTTATATTTTTTCTGTCGATAATGTAATGACAAATCCAATGAATATTTCAGCAAATAAAATAGATAATTATTGCAGTGAAAAATGTTCATATTCATTTAATTATCAAATTAGCAATGTTTGCACAGCAACCAATTACGGTTCTTATTTATATTTAAATTATATTGATTCAGGTAATGTGGCACCCGTGACATTTAATTCAAATACTTATAAGGTTTCAAATATAGAAATATATAGTCCTTCTCTGCATAATTTTAATAATAATAAAACAGACGGAGAAATTATAATAACGCATACACCTACTGGTATCGGTAAACCTTTAATTGTATGCATACCATTAACTGTATCAGGAAAATCTCCTACACCAGCAAGCCAAATTATGGCAAATATTATAAATTCCGCGGTTTCAAGACCATTAAAACAAGGAGAACCAGCAATGACTATTAAATTAGAAAATTATACATTAAATAATATTATACCAGCAACACCATTTTTTTTTTATAATGATACAAATGATTCCAATATTATTGTATATGGTTTAAATAATGCTATACCTTTAGATGCATCGGTAATAAAAGGGTTAAAGACTATTATTACAGGAACATCAGGAGTTAAATATGCAAGCGTGGAATATTTAGATTACAATAAAAGCGGGCCATCAACTGGTGGATACAATGGAGATGACCAAATATATATTGATTGCCAACCTACAGGAAATTCGTTAGAAACCGAAGAAGTCGAGTTTTCAAAACCGGCTACAAATAATGACCTTATATTTGTTTTAAATAGTCCGGTTATTATTTTTATTTTTGCAATGCTTATTTTTGTGGTGTTGATATTAATTATTCATAATTTATTGATATATTTATCTACTGGTAAATTGCCCAAGATGCCGAGTTTCGCCACAGGGAATAGGAATAGAGGCTGAACCTAATAGTAATTCTGATTATCTATAACGCTTATGGGTTTTGTTTTTTCTTGTGTTTCTTTTTTTACTTTTTTTGGGTCTTTTATTATGTTTTTTACTTTTGCTGTTTTTTTTAGTTTTATTTTTAAAATATTTTTTGCCTCCTCTTGGTGGTATTTGTGGTAATAATGGTGTTTGTCTTTTACACCTTTTCTCATTTAAAACGCCCATTATTTATCTTCAAATAATGATAAATAATATGACATCATTTCATTATAAACTATTAATATTTCCATTCTATCTTCATATGATAATTTATTTATATTTTTTAGGATATCTATACTAAATGTGTTTAAATTTCTAATATCGTGAATATATTTTTTCAATAACTGACTATCATTATGGTTTGAGAAATACTTATCTTCTTTATATTCCCCATCCCCATTTTTGCTTTCACTATGGTTTGTTTTTCTTCCACTATCCATTATATAATATTACCAGTATAATTATTTTGAAAAGATAATAATTATAAGTGGTTCTCATTTTAAATGGGAGTTTTAAATGAGAAAAGGTGTAATAAAAAAAAATCTCTTTATTTTTATCATTAAAAGCAAACATCAAAGGCGTGTCTCCATATGTACCTATATTTAAATTTACATCAGCTCCTTTATCTATAGCATTTTTAACGCCATCATAATTTTCTTCGCTAAGTGCTATTATTAAATCTCTATTTGCTGGACTTAAACCCGACATTATATATAAATTGATAAATTAATTTATATATAATATTAAATAACTCCAGTGTAATCAATTGGTGCAGCATCATATAAATCATCCAATACTGGAGTAAAAGAGTATGTGTTCATATTTGATGTGTCTGCCTGGTTAATTGGTGCCATTTTTTTAACAATTTCTTGTTCTAAAGTATACGGAAATTGATTATACATGGAAAGCGCAGTGTATTTTTTTTCTTCGGTAGGCATATAATTATTTAAAGCGTATGTTTCTGTAACTGTTTCAGAATTTGTCATTAAATTATAAGCAACAAAAAATCCCAAAACACCTAAAATAGGATTTGCATAAACAAAAAGCATTAGCATTATAATTACTACAATAACTTTTCCATAAGTTGTATCAATTATGCTTGCAAGTGCAGGAGGGGTTTTGTATCCCATTATTAAATAAATAATGAAAAGTATTGCCAATAGTAACTCACCCATATTTTTTTTCTTAAATAAATCTTGAGAAAATTCCATATAACATAATAACAGATTTTATTATACAAAATCATAAAAAATTGATAAACATTTGTAAAACTAGTTAAACAATATATACTAATTATAATTAGCATTCCGCAAATGATAAACGAAATAAACATAAACGAAACAAATAATTTACAATTCACAAAAACGCTAAACACTTATCTTGGTCAAAAAGGTTATAGTATTTTAAAAAAAGAATTAAATGTAGAACAACAACACATTTTACGAAAAGAGTTGGTTGCTAAACCTTTTACACAAGGTGCACCCGGTATGAACAATCAATCGGTTACTTTTCCGATTTACCGTGAATCCAATAATAAGTTTTATGTTCCTCGTTATTTTGGCGAAAAATATTTTGGAAAGGTAAAAGAGTATCGGATTTCGGATGGTGATGAAATTTCTCTCACTTTTGCAGGTGAACTAAGAGAAAATCAAAAACCAGTTGTAAAAACCTTTATGGAGCATCTTGAAAAAAATAATGGACACGGAGGTGGGTTACTTGAACTTCCATGCGCGTATGGTAAAACGGTTTTAGCGCTAAATATTATATCCCAAATAAAAAAGAAAACATTAATAATTGTTCATAAAGAATTTTTATTGAACCAGTGGATTGAGAGAATTGGACAATTTTTGCCTAGTGCAAAAATAGGTAAAATTCAAGGTCAAATAATGGATATTGAAAATAAGGATATTGTGTTAGGAATGTTGCAATCTCTTTCCATGAAAGATTATCATCAAGATTCATTTGATAGTTTTGGTCTTACTATTATTGATGAAGTGCATCATATTTCGAGCGAAGTGTTTTCATGTGCGCTTTTTAAATTGGTTACGCGTTATACACTTGGATTGTCTGCCACCATGAACCGTAAAGATGGAACCACAAAAGTATTCAAAATGTTTTTAGGAGATGTAATTTATAAAGGCACGAGAGATGAAGAACACAAGGTGGTGGTAAGGGCAATAGAATATAAAAACAATGATGAGGAATTTAATGAAGTAAAATTGGATTTTCGTGGTAATGTGCAATACAGCACGATGATATCTAAATTATGCATATATAATCATCGCACTGAATTTATTTTAAGAATAATAAAAGATATGTTTGAAGAAAATCCGCTGCAACAAATAATGCTTCTAGCTCACAATAAAAATGTATTGAAATATTTGTTTGATGCAATCAAGCAGAGAGAAATAGCGGATGGAAGCGTCGGATATTATATTGGAGGTATGAAAGAAGCCGCTCTAAAAGAGACGGAAGGAAAACGAGTGGTTATAGCAACTTATTCAATGGCAGCAGAAGCATTGGATATAAAAACATTGACAACATTAATAATGGTAACACCTAAAACAGATATAGAACAAGCAGTTGGTAGAATATTGAGGGAAAGGCATGGAAGTCCAACAGTAGTGGATATAATAGATACACATGCGCCTTTTCAAAACCAATGGACGAAACGCAAACAATTTTATAAAAAACAAAATTATAAAATTATACAAACATCTATTGATAAATATGACCCTGATACTAAAAATGATAAAAAATGGAAAGTTGTCTTTGAACCGGGAGTAAAAATTGTAAATTCTTGTTTAAGCTCAGCAAATGGTGCGAACGAAGGAAAATGTCTTATAAAAATTTCTAAAAAACCGGTTTAATCATTTTAATTACTAAATTTGAAATCCGCTATTTGTATTATAATTGTAATTATCTACACAATTTGTGCAATTAGGTAATACTTGATATGGGGCTGGATTGGCTAAACCAAGTTCGGATGCGCTCAAAATGCCGCCGCGTGAATAAGTTTGAGTCATTGGTATATTACTTTGATATTGATTATATCCGCCTCTTTGCATTTTGCTACGGCTTTTACTTCTATTTCTTCTTCTTCCACCTAACATTCTTGACATTGGCATTGTTACATCATTTATACTGTAAGGATTGACAACACTATCCACAGGATATTGTGAATAATTAGAATTATAAACATCTGTGCCATTTTCCAATTTCATATTTTGTGAAGATACAATAGGACCGTATAAAACGGTGTTACCTGCGTTACCTCCTTTTAAATTGTATTTTCGCGATTTACAATTAAGTTGTTTTCTTTTATAAAGAGATAATAATCGTCTTTTTGTATGTTTTCTCATTTTTTTAGAAGACATTCTATACTTATTAACAATATTTTTTATTTTTTTTCGGAGGTAATGTTTATTTTTACGGCTTCTACCTCCACCCATCATTGAAATTCTTGAAGCATTTGCAGCAGCAGCTTTATCGCTAAAATTGTCAGGTAATGCAAATTGCCTGGATGTTTCTGTAGACCCGAATCTTCCCGCCCAATTTGATCCATCTACATTAACAAAATCCCCATTTACATTATTTAATGGGGTTACCGGATGTTTGAATAAATAATTAGACATATATAATTACTTGTTATTTTTTTCTAAACGAATAACTTCATCTATTGAGTTTACTTTTTCATTTTGTTTTGCTAAACGCACGGGATACCATTTTTTAAACTTGTAATTATATTGGCAAACCATATTAAATGTGTTGTCTAAATAAACAAATTTATCTTCTTTTAAATTTTCAAATTCTTCTTCATCATCGCTTTCTTCTAACGCATCCAAATTTTTATTTTCTTTAATTTTTCTAAATAAATTGTTCATCATGACACTTGTTTTATAATCAGGAATGCAAGCAACATTATAATAATTGTATTCTGGTTTATTGTTATAAGTAAATAAATGATAAATATCATTTTGAATATCAGGTTTGATTTGAAATACAATTTGCTTATTTTCCTTTAAATTATTACTAAATTTATTTTGAGTTTGATTTTGATTTGGAATTTGATTTGCACTTTGATTTGGAGTTTGATAATTAGACAAAATATCCGGCTTATATTCTAAATTAAAACAATAATTGCCTTGTGTCTTATTTTTACAACGAAACTGTAAATATTTGATTTTATATGGAAGTAAAGGAATTTCTTTTATTAAATTATTTATTGTGTTGCTTATTGCGTTGCTTATTAGTGGTAATCCAAATATTATAGATTGAGTTGTGAAAGCTTCTTGTTTAATTTCAGTTGAAAATATGGATATCAATGAATTTAATTTCCATTCAAAAGATTTTTCAAAACATTCACTACCTTTGTAATATAACAAATTTTCTACAGAAAAAAAAGAAAAATTGTTATATTTGAATACTGTACCATAAAAAATAGTTCCAAAAGCTATTTTATCATGAAAACAACAATGAACTATTTTTAAAAATTTTATTTTCTTATTTGAATTTATTTCCATTAAAACACAAACATTTTGTTTTTTAAAATTTGTAAACCATGCAAAATAATTAATACCTTCAGGAATAACTAAAATATAATCAGCATTTTGAACTTTGTTATGCACAATAGTTTCATAAGAAAGTTCAACATTAGGGAAACCCTTTAATAATAAATTTTGTTCATCTTCAGAAAGCATATTCTTTTTATTTAATTATATTTTTTTCTTTATATTATTTGCAAAATTATAAAATTTATTATATTATTTATATTGTAAAAAAATATAAATATATAAAAATATAATATATATAATATGGATTTAAGTATTTTACTTCCTGAGGATGAAGAATTGCATAGCCTCGAAACATTACAAGATAAACCTGAACTTTTAGACCAGGTTGTTAATGAATCTGCTGCGAAAGAAGAATGTTCTGATGCGAAAGAAAATACGGTTGCAGACATGGCTGACCATGAGGCGTTAAAATTAGAATATCCTATTGATAATGATACCTTAGAAGAATCCCAGTTTGAACATGGATATGTAGCTGAAGAAGATGTTGAAGAAGAAGAATCCCAGTTTGAACATGGATATGTAGCTGAAGAAGAAGAGGAAGAAGTTAAAGAAGAAGACCTAGAATTTGAAGAAGCAGAAGAAGAAGAGGAAGAAGTTAAAGAAGAAGACCTAGAATTTGAAGAAGCAGAAGAAGAGGAAGAAGTTAAAGAAGAAGACCTAGAATTTGAAGAAGCAGAAGAAGAAGCAGAAGAAGTTAAAGAAGAAGACCTAGAATTTGAAGAAGCAGAAGCAGAAGCAGAAGGAGAAGCAGAAAAAGAAGCAGAAGAAGAAGAAGAAGCAGAAGCAGAAGAAGAAGAAGGAGAAGAAGAAAAAAATAATAATGATTTATTGAAAGAGACACATATTAAAGAAATACCAAAAAGTTATACGGAAAATAATGATAATGATAATGCTAAAAATGAATGGAATCATAGACGACCTAGAAAAACAACAATATTTGTAATAGAGAAAATTATAGATATGTTGTCTTATTTTTTCAGTAAAAATTAGATTTCTGAATATTGTAATGAGTTTGCACTTCCATAATCTAATGAAGATATAGATGTTGTATTATCATTATCATTATCATCAGTATCAGCATTATTAAGTTTGTTTTTTAAAAATTGTTTCAATTCGTTTTTCATTGATTTTTTATCATAATCAGACGGTGCATTTTCAGATGTATCATTTGATAAATTAGTTTTGGATGAAGAATTAATGGTATTATAAATGTTTTCATATTTATGAACAGGACCATCTACTAAATCTTTTATTTTAGGGACAGTTAATGTAGATTTAAAAAACCCAAATAAATTATGCACTAAAAATATGAGAATGATTGAAATAACGGTAATTTGCAATGTCCAAAATAGCATATAATATTCTTATATTAGTTTAATAACGATAAAAACCCATTAAGTTCTTTTTTAATTAAATAATTATCTATTTCTTCATTTTCTAAAAAATATATATTTTCCGGAATAAAATTGCTATATTTTTCTTTTACATTTAATTCTTTTTTTTGCAAATCTAAATTATTAAATGATTCTTTATAATGTCCTTCAATAACTAAATATAAATTAGATTTTTCTCCATAACAATAATGAAATGATGTTATATTTTTTTCATGATAAACCATAGGAATTTGAGATATTATGGTTTCTTCTTCAAAAAAACTTTTATCTATAATTAGTTTTTGTCCATTAAAAATTTTATTTTCTATAGGTTTATCTTTTGGAGTTATTTTAAAAATTTTGTTATTTTTAATATTATAAATACCAGATGAACTAAATAATTGAGCATGTGTTTTTGTAAATTTTAAATGTTTATCTAATTTTTCTAATAATTGTTTTGTAATATTTATTGGATTATAATTATTTATATAAATTCTAGAATTTTCAATATTTTTTGCATTTAAGATGCTTTTACTTTTGTCGTTTTTTCTATTTTTTATCATTATATAAAATATATATTTATAAACTATTTAAACAGTTTTATAAAATTATAAATATATAAATGGCACAAATCTTAGGAGTTATAATTGTTGAAAAATTAGGTTCATTAAAATATTTGGTTATTAAAGATTATAAGGAAGATGAGTTGTATAAGAAATGCAGCTTTAAAAAAAATGACGGTTTTGAAAAAAACATTGAATGGAAAATTAAAATAGAAGGAAAAAAATACAATGTTTCGGTTTATGGTAAGACAGAAGGTAAGGCAAATACCGAAAATAAATATGATTTTCCTCCACCAATAGATAATACATTATTTTTTGGTAATTGTGTTTTAGTATGTTCGCTAGTAAAAGATGATGGAAGAAAAGAGCTAGTTTCACTATCATTAGATTTGTGGGAAAAAATGTATGAAAAATTATTTGGTGGGTTTGAAGATTTAGCAGTTACTGCTATAAATGATGATATAGAAGAAGATGAATTGGAAAATATTCCTGCACATAAAAAAACGAAACATGGTTATTTAAAAGATGGTTTTGTAGTAGATAGTGATAATAGTGATGATAAAGACGAAGATTCAGATACAGATGATGATGACAATGATGATGACAATGATGACAATGACAATGATGATGATAACAATCACTATAATATTAAAAATAAAAGTAAAAAAAATGATAATAATGCGGTAATAGAAGAATTAGAATTAAATGATATTGGTTCTGAATTAAGTGAAGAAGAATATAGTGATGAAGAATAAAAACCAATATAATAAAATAAAATATAATAAAATTGATTTAGATTTAAATATAAAAAATACAATTAAATCTAATACAACAATGCGTAAAGTTGAAAACCCCGAAACATTCAGAAAAAATATTTGCATTAAATTAAATGAATTTATCAATAATGAAAAAAAAAGTCGAAATATGGAAAGAGGTATATATAACTATTCATTGAAAGAAGCTGCCAATAGAAAAGTAGTTAAAAAATGGGATAATTCATATTTTGTTCAAATTTATATCGATAAATTACGAAGTGTATATATTAATTTGAAGAATTCAAAATTGTTAAACCTAATAGAAAATGGAAGCGTTAAATCACATAATGTGGCTTTTATGACACATCAAGAAATAAAACCTGAAAAATGGGAAATTATGATTCAAGAAAAAATAAAGAGAGATAAAAATAAGTATGAAACAACAATTGAAGCGGCAACCGATACATTTAAATGCAGAAAATGTCATTCGAATAAATGTACTTATTACCAAATGCAAACAAGGTCCGCAGATGAACCGATGACCACATTTGTTACTTGTATAGAATGTGGAAATAGATGGAAATGCTAATTTATTTATGATTTATGGTTTATTGCTTATTTGTTGCTAATAATGATTGAACATAATTATAAAATATATTTGCAGAAAAAAAAATAACGAAAGGAAAAAATAATAATTTGAAATAAGATTGCATTAAATATAAATATTTTAAAAATAGAAATTTTTTATGTAACCAAAAAATTTTATTTTTTCTTTTTGTAATTAAGGGTGTATCATTATCTTCCTTTGTTATATATTCTTGCAGCACTGAATTTGGAAAACTTTTATCCACTTTTCTAAGAAAAATAGTATTTTTATTTTTTTTAAGAAAATCATCTATAAATGATTTATCTTTTAAAGAGCCATCTTTAAATAAATATGGACTAGTAGAATTCATCATGCGTGACCAATCAGTTGCAGTAGTATCTTCATTTTTTACCATTTTTAAACTATTTTTAGCATATAACATAATAGAAAATATGCTTTCATTAGCGACATCTCCTTGACAAATTAAATTGTAAATATTTTTATTAATTTGAGAATAATGAATGCATCTGTGAGCATCTTGGCGATTTAAAATAAACCAAGGAGTATTAGCTAAATGAAATTGTTGTTGTAAATAATGTAAATTTGCTCTTTTTACTAATGTTGTGTTCCACCATGCTTTTTTCCAACTCATAAATGAGTATTGATAATTTTCAAAAAAAAGTTCTCTAAATTTAAGTGGTGAAATAATTGGAACACATGTTTCTGTCAAAAAACAAAACCATTGATTATTTGCATCATTTGTAATACCATAAAGCATAAGAGTTAAATAAGCCGGAACAATATGTAAATAATCTGTTTTGACTAAATATTTTTTAGGTAATGCATTTTTTTTAATCCATTCTGATTTTATAGAATCATAATCTTTGTAGTGAAAATAAACATTAATAATGTCTTTATTTGGTTCAACCCAATCTTTCCATATTTGTTCCTTATTTAAGGTATGCTCATAACTTATAATAAAACATAATGCTGCCTTCATTAATATAACCATGTAAGAATTATATGTGTAAAAAACGAAATTAAAGATAAAGCAATAGGTAAATAAAAAAATGAAAGTGAATTTATTTACTCCATTGTTTTCATTGATTGTAAAAAGATATTGTCACCATCATTCTAGCACTAAAAAGTATTTTGAAAATAAAAAATTATTAGAGAAAAAGAGAAACACATCGATTGTAAATTATAAAAATATATTTTCAATAAAAAAATATAATTTTATGGATTATATGGATTATAAAAATTATTTAGATTATATGGATTATAAAAATTATAAGAATTTAAAGAATTATAAAAATATTTTTATTTATGGAATTACAATTAGTGAAAATAAAAAGTAAAATATTTAAAATTGAATTAATTCCAAATCTTTTAAATTCCAATACTCGCAACCACCACCTGGAGTAGGACGGCGAATAATAAATGGGATTCTTTTTTGTGCTAATTCCAATTCAGCAACTAAATATCCATCTATAATATTATCAGGAACTTTTACAAAAACTTTTGCTCCTGAATTGATTTGTTTTGCTCGTTGACCTAACACCCTCGCCTTTTCATATTTTGTTAAATAAGGCAATGTTTTATGTAAATCGTCAATGATATTATTATCGGTATCTCTTATTATTTTTGTTAAACCGATAATTTCATCATAATTATTTATTACGCATTCTGGGTGAAAATCTGTTATGTAATTTTTGTTAATGCTTGCATCAAATTTTTGCAAATAAGATTCGTCCATTTCATCTTCGTCGTCGTCATCATCGTCATCTGAACCCAAAATAGGTGCCGAAGGATTTATTATATTAGATAAATGGTTTTCTAGTTTTTTATTTGATTCTTCAATTTCATCATTATCAATTTCATCTTCGTCATTTTCCTGTTTTTCTATTTTTTCATCAACTAAATCAATGTCTTCGTTATCAAAAGGGTCGTCTTTACTACCTCCTTCAATATCTACAAATTCCTCTTCTTCTTCTGTTTCTGTGCTAGAATCAGAAGCGGTATCATCAGTATCATAATCTTCATCACCTCCATTTTGAAATTCTTCAGGATTTTCCATGTTTTATTAATATTACTAAAGATACTTTTAATATTATTTATCAATTTTTATTATAAATAATATTATTTTTGTTCATCTGTTTTCCAAACAGTATCACATGTGCTACACAAATAAACATAATTCATATTTACATCATCATAACGAATATAAATTATTTCTCTTTCTGCTCCTTCCGACTTATTTGTCTCACAATCACCATTGGGACATTTAATTTTGTTTATACGAGGCAATGTTGGGTCTAATTTTGTATATTTATTGATAATGTGTGCAAATTTTTGATTACTTCTAGTAATTTGAGTTTTCGAAACAGACACATTTTCTACCGTTAATGTATCATCTTCATTCCCACAATTTCTACAATAATAGACTAGCTTGTTTGGATTTTCAGAATCTAATCTGATATAATACATATTTTGGCATACAGTGCAGAAGTGCATTTTGATTTATAATATATACATTTACATTATTTATTTAATTCAATTTTAAATAAAATTATTAATATCATTATTTGAAACAATATTTGAAACAATCTCATTTGAAACAATATCTTTTGATATTTCTACATATTTTTTGTATAATTTTTTATAATTAATTTCAACATTCATCGCATACATACTAGTATTTACTATAATAGGCGCTTTTTCATTATTAGACTTTTCCAGTAAATATTTCAAAACCGTGCTATGGTTTTTAATAAAATTTTCCTTTAAATATGAGTAAAAAATATTAAATTTTTCATTAAAAGAACTTGGATTTTTCGTTATCATTCTCAAAATTGCAATTTCTATATTTTTATATTCTACAATACTGGTATACTTATTAAAATCAGAATGAGTTTTAGTTACACCAGGTTCATTTAATAATGGGTCTTTACATAAAAGTGTACATAAATTAAGCAATACAGATGAAATATTTTGGCATGATGTCCATTGTTCTCCCCTCCAGGTATTTAATAAAGAAATACAGACTTTTCCATTTGTATATAAATTGGGGTTAAAACGAATATTGTCTCCATTTGTCATATATTTTACGGTTGGTGGACTGTGCGGATAATCGTATGGAAAATGAAATTCAAAAAAATAAAAACCACCAAAATATGGTGTTTCGGATGGTCCTACAATCATTGCATATCCCTTTAATAAATCTTCATCATCATGAACATAATAAATGCCGTTGTCAATTAATGGATTTTTAATTATATTTTTAACATCTCTCAATAAGCGAGTAATAGATTCTTTTGAAATAATAACATTTTTTTGTTCAGTCATCCTTATTTTGGCTAGTAGTTATATTAGATAATTTATATTTATGTTTATTTTCATAATAATATAAAAAATATAATCATATAAAAAATATAATCATATAAAAAATATAAACATATAAAAAATATAATCATATAAAAAATATAAACATATAAAAAATATAATCATATAAAAAAATGATAAACGCAATTTGTTTATTAACAATAAATCCAAATGAAATATGGATGAAATTTTTGTCAAAATTTACAAGTCAAAAGTATGATATTTATGTTGTATTAGATAATATTGATTTTGATACACAAATATATGAAGAGAAATATTCGAATATAAATTTCATCAAAGTAAAAAACGATGATTGTATAAATAGTGGTTATATTCATTCCAGTTACATGCCAACATCTTCATTGAAATTCAATGAAATTATTGCTTGGGATAGAGCATTGTATTATTTTACGAATATAGATGTAAGTTATGAAAATATATGGTTTTTTGAGGATGATTGTTTTTTTTATGATGAAAATACCATTTTAAATATTGATACAAAATATCCTGATTCTGATATTTTATGTAAAGAGAAAAATCCAGAACCGAAAGAGGATGAATGGAAATGGTTTTGGCCAGCAATACATATTCACTTTTCGCCTCCTTATTTTCACACACCAATTTGTGCGGTTCGATTATCCAACAAATTATTATTTCATTTGAATCAATATGTTATAACAAATAAAAAACTTTTTTTTATAGAGGCAATGTTTCCATCCATTGCACATTACAATAATTTGATATACGAGACTTGTGAAGAAATGGGTCAACTTTTTTGGAGAAGAGAATGGATACCCGCGGATTTCAATAAAAATCAAATATTTCATCCTGTGAAAAATATGAATCAGCAGGATAAAAATAGGAATGGATTGTATCATAACAAATGCATATAAAAATATTATCACCAATATAAATATTTAATGAATATTTATTAAATATTTAAAAAAACTGAAATAGAAAAATGTTGCCTTATAATATTAACAAAAAGACAATGAGCTACACATCAAAATTTAAAGATTTAAATGAATTTCTTGCTAAGCACAGCAATAAACATGATAATACAGATTCGAAACAATCGGTTACTCCGACACACACAAAAATCGGAAGTAAGGAATTAAATATTTATGGAGGCGCTTATATTATACCTCGAGAAATGCAAAGAGAATTTATGAATTTATATTTTCAACATGTTTTTGTGAATAAAAAGCTTGAATATTTGACAGAAAAGCAGTTAAATGAAGGTGCAATTACTATTGATTTAGATTTAAAATACAAGTATGATATTGATAAGCGGCAACATTCTAAAGAGCATATTCTTGACCTGATAAATTTACTTTATTTGGAAGAACTTAAGGAATTTTTCGTTTTTGAACCAAATAAAATATTTCCTGTTTATGTTTTTGAAAAACCTGATGTAAATAGGTTAGCCGATGGTAGTTTGACAAAAGATGGTGTTCATATAATTATAGGTATTCAAATGGACCATGTTTTGCAGACGATATTGCGTGATAGAATTATTTCTAAAATTGGAGATATTTGGGAACTACCATTAATAAACGATTGGGAAACTGTTTTTGACGAGGGAATTAGTAAAGGGACTACAAATTGGCAAATGTATGGTTCTAGAAAACCCGGTCATCAAGCATATGAATTAACGCAGTATTATTTGGTTTCATATGATTCGCGAGACGGTGAATTTATGTTGGAAGAAAGAAAAGTATTGGAAATTGACTTATCAAAAGATTTGTATAAATTATCAGTTCAATATGATGAGCATGTTAAATTTGAATTAAATACAAAAATAAGAGAAGAATATGATGCGCGGTTAAAGGACGGAACAAAAAAAATAAAAAAACCGAATAGTAAAAGCAAAATAAAATTATTATGCAATAATGATGATTCAGACAATAATATTCAATTGGAAGAAATAGTGGATTCTGATAAACTTAAGAAAGCTGTTGATAAAATAATGAATGAGCTTACATTTAATGAATATCATATAAAAGAAGCTCATGAATATACGCAAATTTTACCTGGAAAATATTATGAACCTGGTTCACATTTACTCAATCGGTCAGTAGCTTTTGCGTTAAAACAAACAGATGAAAGATTATTCTTATCATGGGTCATGTTAAGAAGTAAGGCATCCGATTTTGATTATAGCACAATTCCTAATTTATACTTTCAATGGACACGATATTTTAAAGATAAGCCGAATGGTGTAACAATGAGGTCGATTATGTATTGGGCAAAGCAAGACGCGTTTGAAGATTATGAAAGAATAAAAAAAACTACGCGCGATTATTATATAGAGGAAACATTATCGTGTCCAACAGAATTTGATTTCGCTATTGTTTTGCATCAAATGTGCAAGGATAAATATATATGCAGTAGTTTAGTGAATAAAACCTGGTATGTATTTAAAGACCACAGATGGGAAATTGATAGAGGGGAATCATTGAGAATGTTTATTTCCGTTGAAATGTATAACGCATATCAATTTAAAGTAAATTCATGGATGAATGAGATGCAACATTATGACTCAACGGATGAGAGATATGTAAGCATGAGTAAAAGAGTTAAAAATGGTTCAGAAATTTCCTCAAAATTAAAGAGAACAAATGATAAAAACAATATTATGCGTGAGGCTGCAGCCTTATTTTATGACAAAGATTTTGACAAAAATATGGACTCAAATAAATGGTTGATGTGCTTTAAAAATGGAGTGGTAGATATTAAAAACCGTATTTTCAGAGATGGTATGCCATTGGATTATATTACAAAATCGACAAATATTAATTATGAACCTTTTGATTTAGAGAAGCATGGAAAAATGAGCGAAGAAATACTTAAATTTATGGAAGAGCTCTTTCCTATTAAATCATTGAATACCTATATGTGGGAGCATTTAGCATCTGTATTGATTGGTGAAAATATTAATCAAACATTTAATATTTACAGGGGTAGTGGAAGTAATGGAAAATCAATGTGCACAGATTTGATGAGTTATGCTCTTGGAGACTATTATGGCACTGTTCCAGTTACATTAGTTACTGAAAAAAGACCGGGTATAGGTGGAACATCATCAGAAATTATTCAGTTAAAAGGTGTGCGTTATGCGGTTATGCAAGAGCCGTCAAAAGATGCTAGAATTAATGAAGGTATGATGAAACAACTTACAGGTGATTCTACATTATCAGGCAGAGCACTTTATCATGAACAGGAAACATTTCCAATTCAATTTCATTTGGTATTGTGTACAAATACATTGTTTGAGGTGATGAGCAATGATGATGGAACATGGAGGCGCATTCGTATTTGTGATTTCTTATCCAAGTTTGTAAATCCTGGTGAATCTTTTCAATTATCAGATAATCCTTATCAATTTCCAAAAGACTTAAATTTGAAGGATAAATTAAAAGTTTGGGCTGAAGTATTCATTAGTATGCTAATTAAAATGGCATTTGATAAGCAAGGGGTTGTTTCAGAGTGTGATGTTGTAAAAGCGTCTTCCAATAAATACAGACAAGGACAAGACCATATTTCAGCATTTGTTGCAGACATGGTTGGTATTCGGGCGGATAAAACAGTTAAAAAAGGAGAACTTTTTGAACAATTTAAATTGTGGTTTCAAGAACAACAAGGAAATCGAAAAATGCCGAAGGGTGTTGAGCTTTATGAGTATATGGATAATAAGTTCGGTAAAGCTAAAAAAGATGGATGGCACGGAGTGGAAATATTATATGATAAAGATGATGAAACAAATGATTTATTCGATTTATAAAAAATAAATTGTAAAAAATTATAAAAAATTATAAAAAATTATAAAAAATTATAAAAAAATATAAAAAATTATAAAAAATTATAAAAATAAATTTTTATTTATATTGTAGTATAAACATTTTTTGGTAAAAATGATTGTAATTGTAATAACCATTTTAATAAATATAAAACAATATAATCAATAACAAAAGGATATAGTATGAATAATAATAATGATATAAATTTATACCGAAATGAATATTGACTTTTTGTTAAAAAAATTCCTAATGCAAGTGTTATTACTAATATAAAATAAATCCACCACCAGATTTTATACCAGTATTTTAATATATCATAATTTTGAACTTCATAAAATGTTTTTCTATCGTTTGTAGTAGTATTTATTTCATATTTTTTTATTTTTTCTTCTAAAACTTCATTTTTTTTTAAGTAAGTTAAATATAATTCTAAAACATTTTTGTAATTTGTTTTTAAAGTAGCTAAAGCATTGTTTGATGTCATTGAATCATTTATGCTTTTATTTACAGTTTTTAATATTTCATTTACATTATTATCAACATTATTTATAATTTTTTCATTTTGACTATATGGTTTTGTTATTACATCATTATTTTGTTGTTGGGTTTGTGCGGATTTACTTAATACATTATTAACTTTTGATATTAAACTATTTATATTATTTAAATTGTCCATTTTATTATATATTATTATTTGTTATTATTTATTTTTATTTTGACATGCATAATTTACTATGTACCGGTTACAAGACATTTATTTGCTAATTTATTATAAGTATATCCATCATCACAACATTCTTGGCCAGTGCATGTCAATGTAGAAGAGGCTGGTGATGCCCATGGATTTTTAATATCCATTTTTGTTGTATCTACTGAAGGCGCGTTTTCAGGTTTAAAATTCCAGTCATATTCTTGATAATTCATGTTATCACGATTAATAGCTGAAATGAGATATTTCCACAAATAAACAACACCTATAAATACAACAATAATCATAAAAATCGCATATAAATTTTTAGATATAATTCCACGATTAAATAAAAATGTTAATATTAATACAGGAATACAAGTAAAAACAATAATTTTCATAATAATAGAATGCTGATTATACTGTTCTCCATAATAACTATTAATTTCAACTAATCTTAACTTATTATTTTTTTCTTGTTCTAATTCTTTCAATCTTTTCTTTGCTTGGTTTAATTCATTTTCAACAATTACGATTGTTTCACTTTGTTTACCGATTGTATTTTTATTTATTGACACATTGTTATAGTAAAATGAATACATATTATTTAAATTTTTGTATAGATTAATACGCATTTGTGATATTTCATTTATTTTGTTAACAATTTTTTGTTTATCAGATTCAGAAATTGTGTTATTTGCCAAACCAGTAGATAATTGTGAAAAATAGCTTTTTTCAATTTCTTGAAGTTGCTGAATATTTTCTAATGTTTGGTCATCTAAGTCTTCATTATTATTACGATTATTTAAACCTTCTATTATTTTGTTTTGAAATGGCGCCATATTTGGTGTATTCATGTATATTATATATTAATAGATTAAAATTAATAATATATAATACTTATTTTTCTATTTATCTTTTATTTTTTTATTGTATTTATTGTTATTACAACTATAGCAACAGCTAAAATACTCCAAAATAAATAATCATAATTTTCTTGCAAAACAACTATATTAGTATCTTTTAATATTCCGGATATATTTGCATTTTCACTATTATCATAATTATTGAATTTATCATTATATCTTTGATATGTTTCTAATTCACGCTTTAATGTGTTTTTATCCATTCCCATTTGATTTACTAAATCCACATTCAACGATTTTAAATAAATAATTTTATCAACTATTTTTTTTGCAATAATAGCTAAATATTTTTTTAATTCTTCTCGTGTATTTTGGTCATACTTGCGGGTATCTTTTAATACACAAATAGTACTTGGTGTCATTGGAACATTTGTTTTACTAATTTTACCCCATTGTAAAGTATCAATATTAATTGAATTTTTTGGACAACTTGTGCTATTACTTATAACTGGCAATTTTGTAGTAGGATTAATAGAAAACATTGAAGCAGGATATTCGGATACTTTTAAATCTTTATCTACATAACCTAGTTTTCCATAATTGCTCATAATGCCTACTTTATCCAATTCATATATAGCATTGGAAAAACCACCACCATAAATATTACCATCTGTAGATTTTGTACAACTTGTTGATGGATTTGATGTATACAAAACCAAATTACCATCTGTTTGCATTATTAATTTAATATTACCAGTGACCGAACCAATCCATTCCCCTTTTGCTAAAACTTGTCCTGAAAGTAAATAAGATAATCCATATTTACCATGCGATGCAGAATAATTAGGGTTTGAAATTCTCTGTCTTCCATTTGTTCCTGATGCCCATACAGCAGTTGTAGAAGTTAGTGGATAAACACACATATTTCCATCATCTTGTAAAATCAGTTTAAAATTACAAAAATTTCTAATAGATTGAACTGGGTATTTTGCATATGTGTCTCTATTATTACTGGGTTTTAAACGATTTACATTTGTTTTTATCCAGCATGCATGATTAGAACCGGTATCCATTGCAAACCCTGTGCAATTATAATTTTCATCACATTTATTTTTACAATATTGAACATCAACTATGCCACCTGAAAAAAACCCAATATCATTTCCCCATGCGTCTGCTTTTCTAGTTACACCATAACCTGTCGTACAATATGGAACTGATGGTGTTTGAAAAATAACATTACCGGTTGTATCTTTCACTATCAAACTACCACTAGTAAGTAATTCTGCTGTATTACCTCCTTTTCCGTTTGTTCCTGATGCCCATAAAGGAATTGCGTTATCATTTGTGGCAACGCCATATTTTTCAGAATCAGCTAAATTGTTACTTAAAAAACATTGCCCCAATCCACTTGCATTTTTATTTTGTAAAGCAAAATATTTAAATCCAGTATTAACTGCGTGCTGCTTACAATCATCATATTTAACATATCTAGTTTCATCATACGGTGGCACGGTTGTCATTGCTCTAGGCATTGGATTTGTTGGATTGTCAAATCCACCATCTTTCCAACATCCTACATATTTGCTTTTTGCATTATTCACCATTTGATTTACATATACATTTGTGTTTGCAATATCATTTGATAAATTAATTGACTCTTTATTTATGTTATTTAAATATATTTCATTTGAATTTTCATATTTATCTAAAATGGTATTAAATTGTTGTTGTAATTTTTGTAATTCAGCAATTTGATAGGTAACATTTTTATTTGTTTTATTTATTAAATTATCAGTATTTTGTAAATCTAAATTTAAACCAAGATTTAAACTTGTTACAGGACCATCATATAAGTTTCCTTCTAATCCCCGAAAACCTTCAAATAATAAGTTTTTTTTTTCTGTTTTTTTTTCAATTTTTTTTTGATACTTCTTAAATTTAATTCCTTGGTCTGATATTGTTTTTTCTAATTTTGATTCATCATTATTATTTATCGATGAATAATTTGAATTATCATTGTCTGCCATTATATTAAACATACAAAAAATAAAATTATATTTACAAAATTACTAATAAAAGCAAAAGTAAATTAAGGCGAAGGTAAAATTTTCAATTGTATAAAACAAACTATTGTTATTATTGTACCCCATAGTAAAAAACCAGGTGCAGAATTTAAATGAGTAGTTACAACAAAAAATAAAACTGCGATTACAAACCAAAATGTAAAGCGAATAAAATTATGTTCAACATTTGGAAAAAATTGTAATTTTATTATATAATATATTATTAGTATTGCAAATATAACCCACAAAATAAAGGTAGAATATTTTTGTTCTACATATATATTATTGTCGTTATACTCTTGCGTTAACTTTTTATATTCATTCATTGTATCATTTATTTTAATTTTTTCTTTCACTAATATTCTATATTTATCATTTAATAATTTTGATTTATCGTTATTTTCTTGTATATTATTATTTGCATATGGTAAAAGGAAATTTGATAAAGATTGTATTTGAAGATTTAAATCTGTTAATTTATCGTTTAATTCACTTATTTTGTTGATTTTTTGCATATTAGCAGCAGAACTTAAAGAAGTAGATGTAATATTTTTTAAAGAAGAAATATAATCTGTATATGCTTGTTTATATTGTGTAAGTGTTAATTTGTATTCATTTTCTAACACTTGCAATTTTAATATTTGTGAAGATTCACTTTCTGTTCCCATTACTATATAAAAATAAAATATAAAAATAAATTATATAATTGTAAATCATATAATTTATTTTTTACAAATATTAATTAATTGTTTATAACCTGTAAAAATAAGAATAAATATAGGTAGCCAATAAATTCTTAATACATTATTATTATCAACAATATTAGATACATGCATTATTTCTGATGATTTTAATGATTTTTGCGTGTTTAATGATTCTAATGAGTCAAATGAATTTAACGATTGTAATATTTTATTAATTGATTCATTAACTTCTTTTTCAATAGTTATTTTTTTTTCCATTTCTTTATTTAAATATTTATTAGTTGAATCATTCATATATTTTTTTATTGATTCGTTCATATAAATTTTTATGGTATTATTATTTGAAAATCGATTTTTACACAATAAACTACTAAACATTATTTATATTTTGAAAACGATAATAAAAATATAAAAAAAACTAATTTATCTTTTTCACTCTCTTGAAAAATGTTATTTTTATTATTTTTATTTTTTTAAACTTTCAGTTTAGTTTATTACTATTTCGCTAATATTATTAAATTCAAATAATAAATTTATGATATTAACATTATTAGGATTCAATTTGGCTTATTATAAATTTAGGAGATGAAAGGGTTAAAGTTATATGTAAATTATATGTAATTATAATATACATATGGATAAAGATATATCAAATATTTCATGGAAGCTTATTGATAAATATTTTAAAGACAATCCCTATAATTTAGTAGCGCATCATTTAGATTCATACAACGATTTTTTTAATTATGGAATAAGCAATATTTTTAAAGAAAATAATCCAGTTCGTTTTATAGAAAGAGAAGATAAAACCTCACCAGAAAATGAAAACCAAAACGAGTGTTCTTTATATTTAGGAGGTAAAACTGGCAATAAGTTATATTTTGGAAAACCTATTATTTATGATGAGAACAATAGAGGCGCTCATTATATGTATCCAAATGATGCAAGATTAAGAAACATGACTTATGGCATTACAATACATTATGATGTTGAAGTGGAATTTATTTTTTATGAAGAAGAGATTAAAAAAACACATACAATATTACTTGAAAAAATATATTTAGGTCGTTTCCCAATTATGCTTCAATCTAATTTATGTATATTAAAAGGGTTGTCTCCGGAAGTTCGTTTTAATATGGGTGAGTGTAGAAATGATTATGGTGGCTATTTTATTATTGATGGAAAAGAAAAATCAATAATACCTCAAGAAAAATTTGCAGATAATATGTTATACATTAAAGTTAACAAGGATGATGACTTGTATAGTCACTCTGCTGAAATACGGTCTGTAAGCGAAGACGCATCAAAACCAATTAGAACAATGGCTGTAAAAATAGTTGCACCAACAACAATTCTTTCTAATAACCAAATTGTAGTAACTGTGCCAAATGTAAGAAAACCAGTTCCACTTTTTATTTTAATGCGCGCATTGGGGGTTATTTCAGATAAAAATATTATTGAATACTGCTTACTAGACCTTAAAAAAAATGAAACCTATATTGATTTATTTATTCCATCTGTTCATGATGCAAATCAAATATTTAATCAAGAAGTCGCACTCAGATATATTGCTAGTTTTACAAAAAGACGCACTATTACAGGTGTATTAGATATTTTAATGAACTATTTTTTACCTCATATTGGTGAAAAAAACTTTTTAGACAAGGCTTATTACATTGGTTTTATGGTAAATCGTTTATTGCGTGTTTTTACTAAAGATGATAAGCCAACAGACAGAGACAATTTTCGCTTTAAAAGAATTGAAATGTCAGGAACATTAATATATGATTTATTTCGTGAATATTTTTTAATTCAAAATAGAAGCATCGGACAAAAAATAGATAAACAATATTATTATCATTCTGGCAAATATAAACAAAATTTCATGGATTTAATTTTAGATAATTATCGTGATTATTTTAAGGACCGCATTGTAGAATCAGGTATTCGAAAAGCGTTCAAAGGAAATTGGGGTTCAGAATCTCATACAAAACGAATAGGAGTCGTCCAAGATTTAAATAGATTGTCTTGGAATACATTTATCTCTCAATTAAGAAAATTAAACTTACCTTTGGATGCAAGTGCAAAGGTTGTTGGTCCTCGTTTATTGAACTCATCTCAATGGGGATTTATTGACCCTGTTGACACGCCCGATGGTGGCAATATAGGTTTGCATAAACATCTAGCTATTAGCACATTAATAACAAGTGGATACTCCTGTTGGCCATTAATAAAATGGTTGAGAGCAAAAACAGCAATAAGAATTTTACAGGAATGTTCTTCTGAATACTTGGGAAGTTTAACAAAAATAATGATAAATGGGATTTGGATTGGAGGCATTGAAAAACCATTAGAATTAATTAGCTTAATAAAATTATACAGAAGAAATGGTATTATTCCAGTTTATACAAGTGTGTCTTTTGATTATGAAAACAATGAAATATATATTTATACGGATGGGGGTAGATTAATTAGACCAGTCTATTATTTAGATAAAAAACAAATAAATGATTTTGGAAAAGTGAGTATTGAGAGAAAAGAAATTTTAGATAAGATACTAAGCGGTGATTTTACTTGGGATGAAATCGTTTCTGGATTTAAAAAAAAGAATGAAGCAACTGATTTTAATTATAAAAATAATAAATTATATGATTTGGAAGAGTTATATCCCGATTTGAATACTATTGAAAAAATAGAAACAAACTTAGAAAAATATAAATCTGTCGTTGATTATTTGGATACTGCTGAAGAAGAAGGCTTATTAATCGCTTCAAATTATAACGAATTAAAAAAAAATAAATTTTACACTAATATGGAAATTGACCCGTCACTTATATTAGGCGTTATGGGAAATCAGATTATTTTTCCAGAAAATAATCCAGTTACTCGCAATTCATTTTCTTGTGGTCAAAGTAAGCAAGCAGTCTCAGTTTATCATTCTAATTATCAAATGCGCATTGATAAAATGGGTGTCATTTTAAATTATGGTCAAATTCCTTTAGTTAAATCGCGTTATATGGATTATATTAATAATGAGCAACAACCATATGGTGTTAATGCAATTGTTGCTATTATGTCTTATACTGGATATAATGTAGAAGATGCTATTTTAATAAATGAGGGTTCTGTAAAACGCGGTTTGTTTCTTACAACTTATTATTCAATGTATGAAGCTCGAGAAGAAAGCACAAAGGTTAATACTTCTACTAGTAATTCTTATTTTGCGGATGTATCAACAAAAAAAGTTATTGGAATTAAACCAGGTTATGATTATAGTCAATTAGACAAATACGGAATTATTCGAGAAAATGTTGCATTAGACGATAAAATGGTGGTAATTGGAAGGGTTTCTTCGAATACAGAAGATACAGAAGTTGTTATTGATTCTTCTGTATTTCCCAAAAAAGGTCAACTCGGTTTTGTAGATAAATCATTTATTACTGAAGGCGAAGAAGGGTTTCGCATTGCAAAGGTTCGCGTTCGCGAAGAGCGACTTCCTGCAATTGGTGATAAAATGGCTAGTCGCAGTGGTCAAAAAGGAACAATAGGACTTATTATTCCGGAAGAAGATATGCCATTTTGTGCAGATGGAACAAAACCAGATTTAATAATTAATCCACATGCTATACCATCTCGAATGACAATTGGACAATTAATAGAAACATTATTAGGAAAAGTATGTGTTACATATGGAGGATTTGGAGATTGCACTGCATTTCAAACAAAAGGCCCAAATACAGCAATTTATGGCAAGGCTTTAGTAAATGCTGGTTTTCATTCTAGCGGAAATCAAATATTATATAATGGAATGACAGGAGAACAGTTGTATTCAGAAATTTATATAGGTCCCACATATTATATGCGTTTGAAACATATGGTAAAAGATAAAATTAATTACAGAGCAAGAGGTCCAAACACTCAATTAACACGACAGCCAGTGCAAGGAAGAGCTAATGATGGAGGATTAAGAATAGGAGAAATGGAAAGAGATGGTGTAATGGCACATGGTGCATCAGGATTTTTAAATGATTCTTTTATGACAAGAGCGGATGAATATTTTATGGCGGTTTGTAATAAAACAGGTTGTATAGCGATTTATAATGAAGAATTAAACTTATTTTTGAGTCCTGCTGCGGATGGTCCTGTGAAATTTGACGGTCAGCTAGAGGGTTGCACAAATGCTAAAATGAGCATACAAAATGTTAGCCGTTTTGGTCGGTCTTTTAGTATAGTTAGAGTTCCTTATTCATTAAAATTATTAATTCAAGAATTACAAGTTATGAATGTTCAAATGCGTATTATTACAGATGAAAATATTGACCAATTAATGAATATGTCTTATTCTAATAATATTAATAAATTATTGCAAGATGAAAACATGGACTTGACAAAATTAATAGGTGATTATAAAAATAACTTATCAAAAAAAATACGCGAGCAAGATAATGACACATATACAAAAAATACTAAAAATAAAAAAATTGAAGAAAGATGGGTACAGGATGATTCTCCATTGCTTTTATATCCGGATGTTTCACCTGCATATGAACCTAATTCCGATGAATTACCCGAAATTGAAGCAACATCGCCTGCTTATGTGCCTAGTTTTGGTGAATTTAAAAATAATAATGATACATCGCCTGCTTATGATTATAATTATAATTATAGACCACCGAGTCCAGAAGGACCACCACCACCTCCTCCAAATTTAAGTTTGCAATATCCAAATTTTGAACAGCCTAATTATTATACAGCGAGAAGTCCAGAAGGACCACCGCTACGACAAAATTTTGGCCAACCAGGTAATTTTAGACCACCGAGTCCAGAAGGACCACCACCACCTGAAATAACAAATCAATTTCCAAAAATAACTAATCCAGAAACTCAAAGAAAATTCGATGCTTTACCTGAAAGAGATAAATTAGCGTTAATGAGAATGTTAAATAAAAAGAAAATAGAAAATCAAGAAACGGTGGTTATTGCAGATAATAAAAATATTGAAAATAATAACGCAAGTATATTAGAATTAGAAAAGGCTCAACCTAAAGAAGGAGAAGAGGGAGAAGAAACAAGTAATAATAGCGAATCAAAAAATTCAGAAATTAAAACTATTTCTCTTGGAGGCCAAAAAGAAAGTTAAACAATTGTATTTTGATTATTCTAATTAAAATATTTTAATTTAATTTAATTTTAAAATTGAATTAAAAAATAAACGATAATATATTGTATAATTATAATGGCAACCAAAAATACAAGTAGTTTAATTTCATCCGTTTATAAATCAAGAAAAATACTTCTTGAATTAATGAAAAAGCAGGGGTATAATATTGAAGAATATAATAATTTTAGTATAAATGAAATTAACGCTATGTTTCAAAATAAGCAATTGGATATGCTTTTAGAAAAGCCTAGCAACAAATCTAATCCAAATTCTGAAAAAAGAAAAATTTATATTAGTTATTATTTATCAAAAGCCCTAAGACCACAAAATATTCAAGAAATGATTGATGACTTGTTCAATTTGGAAGAAATATTAACAAAAGAAGATATACTAATGATTGTTGTGAAAGATGATATGAATGAAACAATTATGAATTTATTGAAACATATTTGGGAGCAAGATGGTATTTTAATAATTATTAATACACTCCAAAGATTACAATTTAATATTTTAGAGCACGCATTTGTTCCAGAGCACCGTGTTTTGTCTAATGATGAAGTAAATGTTGTTAAAAAAAAATTTAATATTTTGGAAGATACCCAATTTCCTGATATTTCACGGTTTGACCCAGTTGCACAAGCTATTGGAATACGGCCTGGAGAAGTTTGTGAAATTATTCGGCCAAGCAAAACAGCAATCAAAGGTTATTATTATAGAATTTGTGTATAATTTGTGTATAATTTGTGTATATGTATTATTTGTGAATAATAATTATTTATATAATAAATTTATTATATAAATAATATAAAATGGATGATTTGGATAATATATATCAAAATTACTTTGATTTAAAAAGTTATAGCGAACAATTAGTTCCTGCTTTAGATGACTATAAAAATGCATCAATTAATTATTATAGAAACACTGAAAATGCAGAATATTCAAATATATTCAATAATTATTCTGCGAATATAAATAAAATAAAAAAAGATGTTTTTGAAACACTAAATAAAATTTCATCAGATAATAGCATTTTAAATAGTAAAATTGAAATTTTAAATAAAAGTTTAGATAATGAAAAAATAAAAAATAAAAATTTACAATATTACTTGAACAATTTAGAAGGACAAGGTAATGGGTCAGCAATATTAATAAACAATTCTAAAGAAATTTATAATGAACAGTATATTTCAAATTGGGATATGTTTATTGGTATATTAATAATATCCGGTTTTTTAATTTCTGTTTTTAGAAAATCTAAAGCAATTATTCCTACTCCAACTTTACCAAAAGTCTAATATAATATACTATTGCTTAAACTTGTTATTGCACCTCATCTTCTAGAACGCGTCCGTCTTCTTCCACCGTTTAGAGTGTAATTTAGAGTATTTTGACCATGTGTTATAATACCTCCTCTTCTAGAACGCGACCGTCTTCTTCCACCGTTTAGAGTGTAATTTAGAGTATTTTGACCATGTGTTATAATACCTCCTCTTCTAGAACGCGACCGTCTTCTTCCACCATAAAGATATGCACCTTTTCCAGAATTATGGTCTCCATATCCACCCATTTTCATCATGCGATTACTTCTGCTTTTGCGACTCATTATATTATATTATAATATAATATTTTTATAAATAATTAAATAAATCAATTATAACCATGCTCTTCTGCTATGTGTATTTTTAATATTTCTTAAAGTTTTTATTATCATTTTGTGAAATTTTTTCTTTTTTATTTTTTTTCGAGTTGCTAATGATAGTGACCCTGCAACAGAAATATTTTTTTTACTCATTGATTTATTTTCATTTATTGTTTCCTTAATAGATTCTTTAATAGGCGCAGATGCAATTGCAGTTGCATGTTTTTCTGAAAAATCAGAAGTAGAAGTCATGTGATGTGTATCTTTATTTAAATAAACAAATAGTGAATTTAAATCATGCAATTTTTCTAAAACAAGAGTTACATTAATAGCATAATCACTTGAATAAATTAAAATTAACATTAATTCTTTTATACGATTTATTATGTTGTTTTTTGATGATAAATATTTTTTACTTATTTTTGAGTTTAAAATATTTTCAACAATAGGTATATAAGATAGAACTAATCCCCATACATCCACATTTTTCAAAAAAACCTCAGTAAAGTATGTTATTGTATCAAATTCACCATCTTTTGTAAATTTTTGAAGTATTTTTGTTATATATTCAAAAATAAAATAAAAGGTAAAATCATACTCAATAAGGTCTCCTTTAAATGAATCATCGATATTTTTAAATTCATTCCCAAATAAATTCTGACAAATAACATTCATTGTTTTTAAATGACCTGGTCCTCTTTCTTCAACCCACTTAAGAACATAATTTATTACAAATGTTCTAAGGGTATAATAATCAGGCGCAGGATTTTTTTCCAAAAAAGCTTTATACATTTTTGAAAATAAAGAATTAAAAAGTATATTGGAATACGGAATATTATATTGAAATGGCCTATTCAATAATACTTTAGGAATTTGACTACCGTCGCTAGTATATGAAGCAGATAATCCCCAATCAATTAGCCTAGCATATAATCTGTCGTTTTCTTCTCTCACCAATATATTTGATGATTTTAAATCAGAATGAAAAACACCTGCTTTATTCATCGGAATAATACCAAATTGGAGTAATTTTATTAATGCATTATTTAATTTAATCATTTCTTTGGGATTTTTCCAATTATCATCTATGAATTTGCCAGCATCTATTCCACCATAAGGCATGTTCAACGCAAGAAGTTTATCCATAAATTCTGGCTCATTTATATTATTTTCATTAATATCTATTTTTTTCAAAGCCTTGCATTTTTTATTGAAATCCGTTAAATCACTTTTACTCAATTTATCTGGTTCACATATAGAATAATCTTCAACAAGAAAATAATCAGCAAAATTAGGTATATCTTTAAGTAATTTGTAAAATTTCATTACTTCATTATATTCTTTGCGTGCGTATTTTTTTTTCATTAATTTGGTTATTAGTTCACCTGGTTGCGTCGTTTTTTTTATATTTTTACATTTAAGTGCGGGGCGGAATATACAACCGAACCCACCAGAATCAATTACGCTGCCTCCTTTTGATAATTTATTTAATTTAATTTTATTTTTTCTTGTTTTGGTCATATGGTTAATATATAAATATATAATTTATTATTATGATTTATAAAATATTTATAAAATATTAACTTATTTTATAAATATGAACAATCAAAGATGTTTAATATTATTTTTATTATTATGTTTATTTTATGTTTTTAATTATTTTCATTTAAAATATATTGACAATGTCGGTGAAAATTTTTATTTAAATTCAAATAAAAATAAATTATTAAAAATTTATGATATTTTACATTTAATAACACCACACATTTCAAAATATGAATATGCTTCTGATATTTTTATATTATTGATAATTTTATATTTATTGTTTGTAAATCAATACTTATTTTATAATTATATTGGTTATTTGCTTACCATTTTTATTATTCGTTCAATAACAATATTTGTAACAATACTCCCAAAAAATAGTATTTGTGATATAAAAAAAACAAGTTCATTTAGAGGTGGTTGCTATGATAAAGTATTCAGTGGTCATTTTTCTCTAGGACTTCTAGCATCCTTAATGTTATATAAAAATAATTATATTAATTATTTGTTTTTGATATTTTTCAATTTAATCAACGCATTATTTATTATTTTAGCTCGTAATCACTATACAATAGATATAATTGTTTCATTCTTTATTACATTATTTATTTATCAAAATAAAATTAATATATGTTTCATTTTAGATAAGTATTGTAAATAATTCCAGTAAAATTATTATTTATTATATAAATATGAAATAATGCCTATAAATAAAGCAATTATCACAAAATAAATGATTTTACTACGCGTTTTATAGTATTCCTTCATTTTTATATCTTTCGGTTTATATTCTTCATAATAGTTTATATAAAATTGATTTAAAGAAATTTTCGGCTTATCCAGATGCTCGTTAATTTTATTATGAATAAAATGCATCCAACGAATAAATGAATCACGGCTGTCTAAATACGGTGTTACAGGATATTCAACTAATAATTTACTAAAATAAGTGGATATCTGTTCAATTGGAATAAACAATGGAATGTTTTGAATAAGCTCATAATACTGCTTTTTTGTAACTGTGTTTGGACGGTGAGGATAACACATCGTAATTGTATGAAGAAAAAACCAATAGTGAGGCCCCCACACTTTAGGGTCTAATTTGTATTGCTGATTATTACTCATACTATTCATATTCATTATAATGTCAAAATTATAATGAATTTTTAACCCTTTTATAAAGATAAACTCCTAACAATTTATTCTATCAAATCCATATTGGCTATTTCTTTCAAGTATCGTTTGGAACAGGTTTCAACTAGAAGGCCATTTGCATACACCCCATAATTCATGTAGTAATCGTCATTTTCCAATGCAAAATG